TAGCAATAGTTGATTAGACTTAATTCCTATAATATTATTGATTTCTTTCTCTATTGCATCAAGATAATATTTTTCATTAATATCATATGATCCCCATTTTTTTACTTTAGTATCATTATAGATTGTTTGCATCCATCTACCTGATTCTAACTGTATTTCCCGGTTATCATTTTTATTAACTTTAATTATCTTAACACCATTATTTGAAATAAAATATCTATTTATTTTTTGGAGTTCATCTTCATGACCTTTGCCATCTTTTATATACCTAGCAACTTGTTTCCAGTTACCTTTAGATTTACCACCTATACAATAATCAAGTATATTATTATTATTTTTAAGTGTATCTTCTGGTAAAGTACCATCAACAAAGTAGGCGTATATAGCTTTTGGTATAATAAGTTTAGACTTATTCTTATGAAGGGCCAAGTTTTCAAATTCAAAACGTCCCTTACATTTTGCTTTACCATTATTATCAATTGCTATATAGTTGTTTACATCTGCTAATATTAATTTTTTATATTGATCATGTTCAAGAACAAGATTAGTTATTTCTTCCCATTTCTTACATACTTCCATATATAAATCAATTTTAGATCTAGGTATAATTGTCTCAACACCATCTGTATTTTGTAACAAAGGTGTTGCTTCAGGAATTGCTTCCATAATCATTTCATATAGCATCATCAAAGTAAGCTGTCCATTAACTGTAATGAACATAGTAAACTGAGGATCATATAAAAATGAGTTTTTATCATTAGAAAGACCATACGTACTATTAAGAATAATCTTATATACATAATTCATAGGATCACTTTTAGGAATCTTTTTTCTTTCTGTGAAAAACCATTCATATAGATGACAGAATGCTTTCTTATCTAAATGTGCAGGTGAAATTTTATTCATAATTGCTAAGTTAGGATAAAAACTGGCAACATCTGAAGACATTATAACGTTCTCATTATCAGACTCATACACTCCTGGCTGCATTGCTCCGTGAGCACCGCCTAATCCAAAGTGTGTTTTCACTCCTTTATACTTCACATTATATTTAAATCCACCTTTTGTTTGATTAGGATTAATTTCTACTGTTTTAAATTTTTCAAGTAAATTATTAAATTCAGGTGTCTCAAACTTAATATAATCAAGTATAAGATCTTTAATCTTAATAACATTTCTAAAAGTTCTTAATTTTTTAAGATCATATTTAGGTATACTTAGTTCTTTACTTAAGTAATAAGCAAATAACTCTTTACTAATCCTTGGTTCAGATGCATTATAAAGATTTATATTATATTGATTTGTTAAGTTTTTTCTTAAAGCTATTAATGGTTTTGATCTTTCAAAAATTTCTTTTGTTGACTCAACATCATTAATACAATATTTAATAATTAAATCTAACTGTTCTTGTTTATCTATTTTTGTAGTATGTTCTAGAGGCATATCAATAATATTTTCCCAATCCATACTATATTGTATCCACTTTAAACTAGATAACTTAGCCATATTATCCCAATGATTAAGTTTAAAAACATCTATTTGTTTAATAGTCATATGCCATTCAGCAAAAGTTTGAAATTCTTTATTGCTAGATCTTTTAATTGCTTCTTGAGCATAACTATATATTTCTTCTGCTGCACTTTCTCCGTCCATTAACATTAGATTCTCATGATCTTTTATTATATTATGAGTTATTTGAGCATCAAATGCTAATCCATTATAGGATATGTGCCATTCATTATTTTCAACATTTTGTTTTAGGAATTCTGAAAATTTTTCATAATCATTCTGTAATGAACATACAGAAAATATATGTGTCTCATCTGTTTTGTAATGTTTGAATACAGCTACAAAACAATTTGACAAAGTTTCATAATCCATTATCCAATGATTCATGTCATGTCAGTTTGATCCAAAAAAAAGGGAGCCAGAAGCTCCCTTTAATTTTAGAAGGGTTAATATTTATACTTTTTCTAAGATAGGTGGAGTATTTGTAGAACCTACTAATTCACTTTCCACTAAAAAGAATTCATCTAAATCAAATGCATCTGGATTAACAGCAAACATTTGAATCATTTCTCTTATTTCTTCTTCAGTAACTACATAGTGTTCTGAACAAGTGTCAACCAATCTTCTTTCTTCTCTAACGTCTTTACCGTTTGGTCTTGGTTTACCTTTAACAGGTAATGGGTCTCCATTATCATCTATTCTTTGTACCATATGATAACTTTGTTTCATAAATTTTCCTATAACAACCATCATTTTTTGTTCAGGTGAAAATAAACACTCAACATAAGGACAATCATTACTTATAGGTATTAATTTAAAACTTTTCATAGAGCCAAATGCACTTTTGATTAACATCATAGTCTTTGGGTTTTCCTCTACATGCTTTTTCATTTTTTTTGCCATATCAGTTTTATTTAATTAATTTACAAATATAAAAAATTATTTTAATTCTTTTACAATTGCTAAATCTTTTTTAAAATCTTCTTTTTCTAAATCAGGTAAACTACATAATTCTCCTACTGACATTAAATCTTTTTCATTTACATTTAATATTTCAGCATAATCTTCATAATAAAATTCAGGATATAAATAGCTTTCTATGTATTCTGATATTTTACCAGTTTCTCCAAAGAATGCCATTATTTGTTCCTTTGTTTTTTTTCTGAATTTTGAATATTTACCTTTTCTAAATTTTTTTAAATCTGTCTTATAAGGACTTATGTCAAATATATATAAGAAATTATTTTTTTCAATAGTATGCATTTCTTCAAAAAGAATATTTGTTTCTAGAAATAATTCTGAAAACAATTTAAATTCTTTTTTCCATTTAGGATCTACTGTATAAAAGCAAAGTAATTTGTCCTTATCCATTGGATATATATCATTCCATGATACATATGTTTGAACAGGGACAAATCTCACTCCTTTCTTTATTCCTAATAATGGATAAAGAAACACTTTACTTTTTTGAAAATATTCTCTATATATTTTTTCCACTATAAAATTACATTACCTTTTGCGAATTCATATGGTAAACTATAATCTCTTTCTTTCCAATGATAATTAACTTTATCTAGAATGTCTTTAAATCCTATAGACCATTTTGTTCTAGTTTCTTCTAATGTATCAAAGATATAAATTTGATCATAATTATCTATGGTGACAAATTTAAAATTAATTTTGTAATTTTCAACTTTTTCATCAACATTTTTCATAACAAGTATAATATATATACATGCCTGCATCCAATAATTATAATAATCTACAGTTTCTGCAAACTTTTCAATACCTTTAGATGTTGTTTTAAAATCTATGATAGTTATTTCTTTTGACTCATGATCAATTATATATCTATCTATATATCCTTTTAAACCAAATCTATAATCATTAAGTTTACATTCAAGATATTTTTCATTATATATTTCAACAGGATCCATTTCAAAATCTGTTACCTGCTCCTCCATTAAAGATGCTACATCTTTGTTTTGTTTTAATAACTCAACTCTTTCAGTAGCTTTAGCTAACATATCATTATCTATAATATCTTTACCACTTTCAAGTAAGAATTTGAAATATTCTTCATTTTCAGGTGTTTGAATTTTAGAAAGTCTCTTACTATCATCTTTAAAAGATTGATATAAATTATGATTTTTTAATGTAGTCATAATTTCTGGTTCAAGGTCTTCTAAATTTTCTTTACCATAGTTTTTAAGATCATTTAAGACTTTACGAACATTATCTGATGGTATCTTACTAGGTACGATACTAAATTCATCATGGAGCTTTTCAGGCTGTAATAACATTAAATGAAGTAATTTACCTTCAATTAAATGTTTATCAGTCTTGAGTTCCCTTTCTTTAAGAATATAATCTTTATAAAAAAGTTTTGGTGAAAAAAGCATCTTATTTATAGAGGAGTAACTAAAGCTAAACTCCTTGTTATAAAATTCTTCTTCTTTTATTGGGTCTTTTTTCATTTTTTTAATTTTAAAGTGTGAAGGAAGCACGGGCTTCCACAAGATATTTTAACCTTACCCGTACTTTCCACACACAAAGCTGGTTATTTACCTAAAAAGGTAAATCATCATTATGGCTTACTCCAGCTGTTATTAATTCACTTAATTTATCATCATGTTCTCCTACTAATTGTTCTTCAAATTCAGGTTTTAACTTTAGATCATTAACAGATATTGTAAATACTGTATCATTTTGTTTAATTCCAAAATTATTTTCCAATACATTTGTAAACATTCTAGTTGCAATATATCTAGATGACCATAATGTTAAACATTTGTCTTCAACCATACATTTTATTAAATTATCATATGCATGACCCCAATTTGATAAACTCATATTAATATATTTATTAAATAAAGTTCTAAGATATTTGAAATTAACATGATTCCAAACTTTTCTACCTTTCATATTATCTGAATTAAAAGCAAATAATAATGATAAATAAGTTTTAGATTCTTCTACATTACAATTAGCCATTAATGTAAGTCCTATATTAACATTCTCTTCATCTGTTGATCTAACTAAATCAGTTAATCTTTCAAATTCATCTTTAGATAAAACTACTGAATCCTCAACACAAAGTTTATTAAGTTCAGTATCTAAAATCATTTTATCAGTATTATCATATAACCATTTATATAATTCTATATTTTCATTTTTTACATAATAAGTATAATGATGATTTCTAGATCTATGATTAGATGATGAATCATATTCAAATAGATGTTCTAAAGTATTATTTATCTTTTTTGTATATGGATCAACACAATCATGGTTATACCAATAATTGTTTGAAAATCTATGAATTATTACATCTTCACCAAATTCATTTCTTATATTAAAAATAAGATTTTTAAGAACATCTATTTCATTTTGTCTTAACTTATGTTTATGAATTAAATTTTCTGCGTTCCTTTTAAGTTCATTAAGTGTTATAGGATTTCTATAAGTACTTTCAGTTAATTTTGTAATAGTTTTTTTACCAATTACACAAATATCAGCCTTATTTTTATCTCTAGTTACTTTAAAATTACATTCATCTTTAAAGTTTGCAACTTTATCTCTAGATAATGTAAGATTTGGTAATCTATATAAACTATTTACATTATTAGTAAAATAGTTTTTATCAAATTTATTATTTAATACTTTTTCAATTACATTGTCTGTTTCAATTTGTTGTGTATTCCAATCTCCGCTATATGCAAATATACCGGCTTTTTTAAAAGAAAAATAATCATCTGAAAGAGATGGATTTGTAATTTCATTGTCTAAATAATCATATTCTATACTAATCAGTGTTTTCATTTTTTAAATATTTTTTATATTCTGGTTTAACTTCTACTTTAAATACATAAAGATCTCTGTTTTCTATTCTTATTTCTTTTCTAACAGTAGGTTCTAAATACTTAAAAGCTTCTTTATCTAATTGATCACGTTGTTCTAAAAACTTGATCATATCTAATGCACTTTTATGATAATAGTCTTCTACTTTAGAAATTTTTTTCCAATAGTCCACATCTTTATTACGACTTATTCTATAAATATTAGATCCAATTTCTTGACCAAGTTTCCACATTAAATGTTTTTTCTTAGTATAATCAATTGTTGGTAATATTTTTCCTGCCATTTCAAGATTTTCATCATCATAAGTATTCATCATATTTGATAATTGTTCTATGAGTTCTTTTGTAATTTCAACCTTGTTTGCACTACTATGTAATACAGCATCAACATCCATTGTAGTTGCTTCACCTGTATCAATCCTATGTGCAATATTAACAGCCATACCGGTCATCATCCATCCTTCATAAGGCATTGCATGAAAATCTGTATTATATCTACTAACCCAACCTTCACATTTAGGATCATAGATAACTCTAGCTCTTTCACCGTTTCTCATATTGTCTTCACAATATTTATTTATAGAATTACAACCATCTTCTAAGGCCTCATAATTCCATAGCTGACATAATAAAAATCTAGTACTTATATTTTCACTATTTTCATTACGAGTAGATATAAAATCATGTGTTATATAAATTTCAGCTTTCATATAATCACCGGTTAATACAACTCCATGCTCTTTTAATGCAGATTTTACTCTGTCAGCAGAAACTCTACAATTAGGTAATAAATATGCCTTTTTATAAGAAGATAGATTTTTAGTTTTTGAGCTTTCAAGTATATCTTCAATTTTATTATATATACCGTCAGACTCATCTAAATATACTGTTTCTATTGTACCATTTGTAGCACTAGTCATGATCCCATAGGGATCACAACTAATACCAAAATGTGCAATAGCATCATCATTAAATTTTTGAAATATTGATTTGCTTGCCATTATTTAATTGTCATTTTAATGATGTCCGGATTCATCATCATTTTATTAAACTTTTGTTTGTTACCATTAAAGATTGTACGTACAACTAAATACTTAAGATCATTAGTAAAATAATCTTTAGTGCACAGTGCAATCAATCTATCAGTAATTTTTTGATTTACAGTATTCTCTTTTGAGTAGACCACGGCATAGTTTGCTAATCTTGTAGCTAATGTTGATGCAATGTCTGCTCTATAAGAATCACCTTCACCAATACAACCTTTAAGTTCCCCAAGGATATATTGCTCATTATCATGAGTTAATAAATCTTTTGGAGTAACCAGTTTGTCCAGTTTATTATTAATAAATGTAGTGAACATAGATGCAAATTCATCACCCACACTACCTTCACCAATCATTTGGATCATAGTTAAATTATCCTCAAAAGATTCAAAACTAGATATAGCATTAAAGAATGCTGTAATAGATCTTGCATTAGTCTCCTGTGTTACTAATTCCGGGTTTAATAATAAGAAGTTAATACATCTAGTGTCTATTCCTGCTTCCTCTGCCCAACGTGCCCAAACATTTACATCAAACTTTAGATTTGCTGTAATATATCTAGTTTTTTGTGCTGAGTCAATTGAATTAACCATATAATCACCATTATCTGGATTAGATGTTAAAATTATATGCCAATCTTTTGGAAGACTCCAAGAAATATATTGTTGTCTGTCCACTAATTCCATAACCGCTTGAATAAATCTCATATCTGCACGGTTCCAGTCATCAAGAAGTAGGATACCTCCATCTTTTTTATCTGAGATCCATTCTGGAGCACAATAAGACATTCTATTCTTACCGGTCATCTTCCAACCTTGCTTAAGATATTCCTCAACTGCAAGTTCATCAACCCATTGTCCCACTTTTTTAGTGGTAACATTGCTTAACTGCGCTGATGCTGCTGCTTTTTGTGCTGCTGTATAGTTTAAATCATCAATTTTCTTTTTGATTTTTTGTTCTCTATACATTTGAAATTGTCTCACAGGAAATCCAACTAAATCTCCTAATTCTTCTATCTGAGCTAAATTTAACTTAACAAAATTTAATTTGTTTTCTTTAGCTAAGTCAATTACTGCAGAAGTTTTACCAATACCTGATTCACCAACTATTTCTACTGCTACTGGATTTTTACCACCTTCTTGTAAAAATCTATTATTTTTGATAATGTGATTTGTAAAATCTTTTACTTCATCAATGTTTAAATTTACTTGTGCCATTTTTTTAATTTATTTGAATTTTTAGTCCTGGTAATTCTTCATTTATCTCACATCTTGTACTGTGTACCCAAAGAGTATTTTTTGGACAGTCTTCTGGAGTATATGCTTCACCATCTGTTAAGTATATAAGAGCTGTATAAACTCCTTTCTTTTTATTAAATAGATCTATAACCGGTTGAAAGTCTGTACCACCTCTACCTTTGATCTCCCAATCCTTTTTTGGATTGAATTCTTCTACAGAATTTATTTGAGTGTCACATTGGGCAACTGTAATTTTATGACCAGTTTTATGCATATGACATAACTCATTCATAAATTCTTTTAATTCACTGTTAGATACTGATCCACTTGTGTCAACACCAACAAGAATATTATTTTTAAACTTTATTTTAAGACCCGGGTTTCCTACATATCTTTTGTTATACTTACGTCTTAACTTTTTAGTATATGATACACTAGAATTCCCAACAAATCTTCTAAGATAACCTTTCCAATCAAATGATGGAGGTTCTATATTTCTAAGTCTATTAATAAGTTCTGCTAATTCCCCAGGAACATTACCTTGTCTTTTTTCAGTTTGTTCTGCAGTTTCTTTTAACTGATGCTCAACTTGCTTTTGAATAAGTTTTTTATCTGCTTCAGTTAATTTATCAAACTCTTCCCAAGTTTTATGACAATATTGACTATCACCATCCATTTGACTGAGTAAACTCTCCAAAGAAGGGCAATTACCATCTTTTTGAGCTTGTTCAAGTTTTTCATAATAATATATAGTACCTGCTTTTTTATTTAGATTTAAATCTTTAAACATTTCCATTGTTACACCACCTTCAGGAAGATAACTATCTGATATGTATTGATTAATTTCTAGATCAGCTGCTATATTAAATAATTTATGATTTGAAAACCTGTCTCTAAGAACTAAATGTCCAAATGATATATGAAGTAATTCATGTTTAAGTAATCCTATTCTATGTAACTCATTTAAATTATCAAAGAATTCAGGATTTACTGATAATTGTACTCCTATACCATTTTTACTTACACCTGCTGTAGGTATATCTTTTCTAAAGGTTTTATTTAACCCAATTAAAAAGAGCCCGTAGAAGGGCTCCTTTAATATTAATGTTTTACCTGCTTTTGCCAGGTTATCTGCTGTTACCATGCTAATTTTAAGTTTATTTTTTTAATAAATCCTTTTTTACCTTCAGTAATAGTATTAAAATAAAGATTAGATATTTCATATTCTATTATTTCTTTATCTATTTCAGTGGATTTCTTTTTAATATTCTTAAATAATTCCATCCAAGGCTTACAATCTTCTGATAATTTGTTTAATCTTGAAATCATTTCCTCTTGATTATCAAATTCATGTTCTGCTACTAAACGTAAAAACATAGATCTATTGCGTCCATTTAAAGATTTAGCTAATGCTATTATTCCTACATCAGTAATATCTGTATTCATTATATTGGAAACACCTATTGCTAAGTCCTCCTCTGATCCTGCTAATAATTTTTTATTATCTAAATAAAGTTTTAATGTTAATTTAATCATTTATTTTTGCTGTTTTAAGTGCCCACTTAGGCATTTTTTTACTAGACATTATATCTATCCATTCTTTAGCAGTAGGTATGTAATTATTACAATCCTCCTTTACATGTTGTTCACCAACATATCTTGTATAGACGGTTTTACCGTCTGAGTTAGTAAAGCTTTTACCAAATCTTTTTTCACATTCAAAAATACCTTCAGAGTGATGTCTAAACATTCTATGCATCATAGTTGCTAACCAACCTTTACTCTCATCAAACCATTCATGTATATGATTATAATCTTCAACTTTACCTCCCCATTTTCTAACTGATGATTTACTATGCAGTAATGGGTGAGCCATGATTTAAGTTTTTAGATAGATTTTTTAGTGCTTCATGATTTTCTTGATGATAGTGAAATTCTTCTATAACTCTTTGATTATGATGTATAGTTGCTTTTCCATTTTCTACATCAATTTCTAACATACCATAACCACCTTCATTATTTACCCAATCCCACTCAATAGTATCAGATAATAATTCATATATATAATCATCAAATGCATCAGAAAAAGATGTAAGATCTATGTCTTTATCATATTTTTCTTTTCCATAAACATCTACTGTCCATGCTTCATAAATATCTATACAACCATCATCACCACCACCACTATAAGATATTTCAACTTTAGATACGTTTTGATCTTTTAGTTTTCTTAGCTCTAGTCTGTGTTTTATTGTTAATTTGTCCATTTTTTAATATTTTAATTTCTACACCTGGTTTTTCCTTATTATATTCATAAGGTTCAAAATGTGGTATCATAAATGTCATGTTATCATCTTCAATCCATCCATGTTTTACCATATCATCTTGCACCGTTTGTGCAGGGTTTATATAATCAAACTTATGCCTACTCCCTCTGAAAAATTTAAAAGATATTATAACAGGTAAATCATGTTTAGCTAATTCTTTTTTAAAAGAAGCAGCAAGCTTCTTGTAGACTTTAGTAGTATCCTTACGATATTTCATTACAGTCTTACTTGAAATCAAATATTTACCTGTCCATCTTTTTCCATTTTTACTTGAGGGTACATTACCCGGTATCCACCATTTCATGATCTTAAAGTTTCAATTAATAATTGTTTTAATTTATGATGCACTTTATCAAAGCCATAATTACTTACAGCATCTGATATGTCTTTACTTAAAGTTAGACGACAACCATCAACATTAAACATTTGTTTATATTTAGATATTGCGTTGACCCCTGCTGCATCATTATCAAACAAAGTTATAACTTTTTTATATTTAGACTTAAGATTTTCAATAATATATGGTTTAATTACAGTATTTTCTGAGTCAGGAGCAATAACCTCAACATTATATCCAAATGATTTTAAACACATTGCATCTTTTAATGATGAACATATAATAAGATATGGTTGATTATATTGTAACTGATCAAATCCCTGTAAATGGGCTTTTACTTTGATGAATTTATATTTTTTTTGACTTGGTTGATATATTTTATAAATATTATCATCTTTATCAAAATATCCATATAATTTAGGTTGTGTAATCTTAATAGATTTAAGACCCTCATCATCTTCTTTAGACATTTTATAGTATTCTAAAGGTTTTATATTATACTTAGTAAGCAAAGTTTTGCCAATATTAAACTTTAACCAAAATACTTGATCAAGTTTATTCCATTCACGTGGATGGCAATAATCTACTTTATACTTAGCATGATTTTTAACTTCTATAGAATACTTACCCTCTTCTAAAGTAAACTTATTGTAATCATTTATTATTTTAAATATTGCTTTTGAGAAGTCTATATTATACAACTCTTTTACAAGATCTATTTTATTACCGTAGTTTCCAGTAGAAAAATCTTTATATTTATATTCTCTTGTTCCATTATCCACAAATATCCACATACTAGGTGTTCTCTCACCCGGATTAAAAATAGAATGTATTCTAACATTCTGTCCTGTTAATCTTTCTGGTAGATCTAAATAGTATTGGAATACCCAAGCACTAGGAACATTATTTTCATCAAGTTCTAGATTCTTTGTACTTATCATAATTAAAAATAAACAGAGGAAGGGGAAGTTTATGCAGGCCAATTAAACCTTTTCATCCTCCCCTTCATGTTTATATTATTACAGTTCAAAGTCAGAACCACTTCCATTTTGACCCTCAAATTGATTGTCAGCTTTTGGTGTTTCTTTCTTCACTAATTCTCTAACATGAGTAGCTCTATCAAAACTCATTAATCTAGAATTTTCTACATTCATTGTTTCAACAGGAACTCCATCTTTAGATACTCTAGGTAAGTAAAGGTCATCATTTGTATAACCTTCTTTACTTTCCCATTCTCTTGAACCTATACAAGCATTAAAGAAATCAGTATTTGAAAATACTTTTGATGCTTGATTCATAAAAGATTCTATTGTGTCAGCTTCAATTGAATCTAACTCATCTCTTTTATTTAATTGCTCAGATAAGAATATCATTGATTTAAGAACTTCTTGATCTCTATTTACTTCACGCCCGCTTGGCAATGTAGCATCTTTATAAGGATATGGACTCATTCTAACTCTTCCTACTTGACCTTCATATCTACCTTTAGATTGATCTTGCATATCTTTGTAGAAACCTTCAAATTCTCCTTTAACTGGTTCAGTTTCTACATGTAACATAATATTATATGCTTCTGAATCATAAGGAGTTTTATCAAATGTAACAGAATTTATTTTAATTACATGATTTCCTGGTCCTAATACTGGCTTTGGTCTGCCACTTCCTGCAGACATGTCTTTTGTGTTTAACATAACTTTACTTTTTAAATTTAATTCACTCATTTCTAAATAATTTTTGATTAATTTTCATAAGATTTAATACAGTCTTTTACGAGCTGTAGATCATTGTCTATAAAGGATTCTTCAAACATTCCCATTGGTGATTTACAAGTATTTTCACCATTGTTCTGTGTATCAAATCCATATTCTAAACTATCTTCCATTTTTTTAACTCTACCAAATAGAACTATAGAGAATAATCCCTCTAATGTTAAAGTATTATCTATCATTTTACCAATAGTTTTAGCTTTAACTTTTCTATGGCCATTTACATCTGTTGATTCTTCAGAGTGAGTTAAAAAGAATACAAATAAATCATCTCTCAAATCTTTAGGCATCTTAGCAACTTGCGCTAAGTTAGCTGCAATTTGAGTAAATTTATCATAACCTTTTTCACTTGCTCTATCAAAATATTCAAATGAACTCATATATTGCCAGTCATCTATAACTAAATTAGTTATATGAGGCATTTTATCATTTACATGTTTTATTGCTTTAATAATACCATTAGCGGAAGCTGCTGATGTCATATTTCCTTTAGGATTATCCTTTGAAATATTAGTATAGTTTTTCTTCCAACCTTTAAATGGTAAAGGTTTATTTGCAATATTTATTATAAATGTTTCTTTAGGATCTAAATTTCTCATTGAAGTTGATTTGCCGGATCCTGAATCAGCAATTACTAAAACACTTTGTGCCATAATTATTTATTTAATTTATTACTTATACTTAATAGTGCTCTCTCAATTCCTTTTAGCACATCTAACATGTCTCTTTCTGTTTCTGGATTAGGTAATTTAAAGAAATCTTTTTCTTCAGAAGTAAAATCATCTATTTTAATTTCTTTACTTCTATCTGTTACATCATTTATTACCTTTAATTCAGATACAGGAATAATATGTCTTTCAAATCCTGAGCTACTTGTAATTAATTCATATTCCTCTTTCCAATGCGGATTATGTTTAATTAAATACAAAGTTCTTTTAGGATCTTCTGATTCATATTTAATGCTTACAAACTCTGTGTAAATATCTTTACCTTTCTCTAATTCACTAGGAAAAAAAGAAACATGTAAATCATCCTTACCGGTTGGTCTATAAGCCATTTTTGGTATATATAGAGCATTAGTTTTTCCAACACTTTGGAAATATTCTTCATGCTCCTCTCTAAGTTCTTTTACTTTTGCTTTACGTTCAGCTGGAGTCATAACATTACATTTTATTTTAGTAGTTATCATAATTATCTTCTTTCTTGCTGAGGTGGTGTGTCCATCTCAATTATTTTCATCATTTCAAATTGAGCTTTAAAGAAACTCATTCTTGTATCACCATTTCTTGCTTTAAGAAAATGTAATACTAATGTTTTATCATCTTGTATTATATATCTATCAGGTCCATAGAATCTAATCTTTTGTTTAGCAGGCCGGTTAATACCAATTAAAGTATCAGCATGTTGTAACATTGCATCTGAACCAAATATATCTGATTCTAATACATAATTACCATACTTACCATCCACTGCTCTGTCAGGATTATCTATATTTCTATTTAATTGTGATAAACATATAAACATACAAGGATATTCACGTTTACATTGTGTAAAAAATTCACCTAATTCAAATAACATATCTAATCTGCTATTCTGATATGGTGCTCTTTTAACAAGTATACTATGATCAAGAGTTATAATAGTTTTTTGACCTTTATGTTCTTCCATATACATATCAATTTGCTCACGCATTTGATTGACAGTCATTGGAGTACTTATAATATCAACAGGATTTTTAACTCTATCTTTAGCATATAAATGACATTTATTAAATGTTTCTGTAGTTAATACAGTTCCTGCACTACACAGTTCTTTATATGTTTTACCTGTAATAGAACTAAATTCTCTTAATGCTGAGGTTCTTCCCACCATTTCAAATTGAAATTCTAAAACTCTATATTCTTCTGCAGGATTTAGTACAAAAGATTCTCTTATTATTTGATCTTTAATTAAAGTTTTACCTGATCCAGGTCTACCACCAATAACAGTAAGAGTATTCCACTCTAATCCATCTGTTACAGCATCATTAAATTTAGGCCAAGGAGTTTGTATTGATTTTTCTTTACCACTTTGCCTATCAAGCATATATTTAAGGGCTTCATTAAAGGATTGATATTGTCCATTCCACGCCTTACTCATACAACTTTTTCTTTAAAGTGGTTATCTTCTGGTTCAACACCATCTCTTATCATATCACAATAGTCTGCTAAGTCTGAGGATTTAACTTTATTTTTATCTTCTTTTGCTATAAAATATTGACTTGTTTTCATATACATGTATTCTTTATCTCTGTATTCATTAACATACATTTTTGTTGCATCAATAACTTCATCCCAACTGAAGTCATAATTTTCAAAGAACCATCTAAATGAGTTCTCTAATGTTTTAATATTTACTCTTGCAGGTTTACCACTTGGTATTTTACCTGCAGGAAATACTTCTCTATATTCATTTAATCTTTTAACAAAGTTTTTACCCATTAATTGGATATTTGTTCTTTTCTTTGCTTTGATAAAATAATTTTCAAATTTTACTATAACTCTTTTACCTTTAGTTGTTAATTTTCCATCTTCAAGCATTCCTATTTTTACAAGTTGTTCAACTTGTTTATTAACATTATCTAACGGTAATGATAGACTCTTTTTTATCCCGTAGAGCACTAAGAATTGATCTGGTGTCATCTTTTCCTTCAGGATTTGTTGAAATAATTCCCACATATTCTTTTATTGATTTTTTTACTGCATTATAAACTTCTTTTAATTCTTTATCACCTACAGATAATAAATTTTCAACAACCTTTATTCTATGTATAACTGTTGCATGATTTCTATTCATAGATCTAGCAACATATGATTTGCTATAACCTAATTTTACTGCTAAATATGAATAAACTGATGTCCATAGCAGAATTTTTCTTAATCTTGTTTTTATATTTTCAAAAGATTTTATATATGATAATTCAGGATTATTTTCATGCATTGTATCAATTACAATTTTTTCTAATATTTGTATTGTATTCTCATCAGGAATATTAAACTTATCATCATTATTTATTACAAATATTTGTAATTTTTTATCATATTTTTTTTCAAATGTGTCTATAAAAGACTGTATATCATCTATCATTTTATTGGTTTTTTAAAGGTTTACAAAGATAACAAATTGGTATATAAAATAAAAATATTTTCTTATTTTATTTGTATGAATATTTTTTATATATTTGCATTATGACAAGAATTAATTATACTTATCAATTTGCTGATATATATAAAATATTTGAAGAACCTTCAATAAAAAAATTAAAGGTGAGTATTTCACCTGAACTATTAAAATTTAAAAATCATGGCAAAAAAATTAACAAAAAAACAACAGAAAGAATTAGATAATTACAATAAGTATCAAGATGCTATTAAAGATAATAAAATAGTAAAAATTGATACAGATGCAATTATAAATCTACCTATACTTGGAGCTTTTAGAGAATATATTGGTGAAGCTTTAAATTATATATTTACTTTAAAGACAGATGAAGAAACTGTTCAAGTTATGCAACACATTCAATCTAATTTTAAAAATGTTAAAAAAGATGCACCATATGATGGTTATATGAATACAGTATGGTGCTTAATGACTTTAATGACAGAAATAAATAGACAAGCTGCTCAACAAGGTAAAATGATCATAACAGATGAACCACTTAATGATAAAATTTCAAAAATTGTTCAAGCTGCAGCAGATAAAACAGGTAAAAAACCTGAAGATTTTAAAGGAATTATAGATCCTACAGGAGGAGAAATAAAGTTAACAAAAACTAACGAAGATTAGATCCAAAGTTATCTCCTAACTCTAATATTTCTTGTATTACTGAACTTAATTCATCTTTACTACAATCACCAAAAGATTTACAGTATTCTGATCCATTATTATTAAAACAGAGTCCTGCTCTTCTTTTTATTTGTAGCTTCATTTCACCAAAAGTATATCCAATTTCATTTGCTAGTTGTCTGATCATAACATGAATCTTTGCAATTTGTGCAGAGGTTCCGTTATCACCAGATACACTAACAAATATTTCTACTTTTGTTCCTTCAGGTAAATCTTCTACAAATTTATTATATATAGTTTCTTGTGCTTTTATATTATACACAAGTTTACCTTCTTTTTTTGTAAGATTAGAGAATAAATTTTGTTTACTCATAATTTTGCCATTACTACATCATCATATCTATAACCACGTGTATTTACACTTTCTAAAAAATCTATTTTATATGTAAATCTTTTATTCATTGCATCACGTATTGTATATACACCATTTTTATGTCCCGCATTACTTACAACAACTCTATCTCCATAACGAAATGGTCCACCATTGAACCATAAAAGATCTTGACTCACTGCAATCCAATTTAAATGACTACAACTATCTACATCAGGTATTTTTGACTGATCAGCTGTTATATCTGGTGTAGCATCACACTGTCCAAGAACAGGATGATACATAGTTGCAGTAACAGTTATAGTATTAGATTCTAATTTTGAAATTACTCTTCTTAAAGAATCATTTATAATTAATAATGAATCTCTATTTATTGTTAAAGAATCTATACAATTTTGATATAATGAGTCTGTTTTAATTGCTTGCTTATAATAAAATTGAATAACTTTATTTTTTATAACTTTCTCTCTATGATTATCTTGAAATACATTTAATACTCCTAAGACAAATACTGTTGTAAATACTACTATAAGATTCTTTTTCATAATTATTTATTTAAGATATATCCATGCAATCATCATAGTCAAATACACATTCACCATGATTTGCTTTATTAAACTTTGTTTTAATTATCTGTAACTTCTTTTCTCCATCATTTTTATAAAAATATTCAGGTAATTTAATATCACAACCCATAGCTTCTAAAACTATATTTGCTTCTTTAATATCACTGAATTTTTTATAATGTCCCGTGTTTTTACTAGAATATAAATACATTCCATAAAACCATTGAGGTGCTTGTTCTATATAAGATACACTTATATAACGAGGTATATGCACATCTCTTTTAATTCTTTTTTCTATTTTCTTTTCCACTTGAGATGCTGCATACATACCTGTTGTTATTCCTACTATATAAACTATGACAAAACCTATAATATAATATACTTCCATTATTTTATAGATTTTCTTTCTGATTCATTACAAATATTATTATTAGAATCAGTATTGCTATTATTATTTTCATTTCTTTTATCAATTTTTTTGGATTCTTTATTGATCCACCATTTAAGATAATCTTCAGGAGTTCCTTTCCAATTATCTTCAAGCATTGCTTGTTGTAGTTGTTTCATTTTGCCCATTCTATCTTTAATCATTTTAATTATTTTTAATTTATCTTTCTAATGGATTATAATATTTAATCTTTTCTTGATCAAATGTAGATAATGCTGAGTTAACCCATTTAACATCTATTGTGTTTTTATAACATAATATATGACATGTTGCTTTCTCATTTGGTAATAATCTTAAAAGTCTTCCAATTCTTTGAGAAGTTTTTCTTTCATTACCATATGCATGCATAATTATACCTTGTTTAAGTCCTGGTATAGTAACACCTTCACTTAATTGAAGTACGCATGACATTTTATCTATTCTTCCATCACTAAATAGTTGTAAGTTATCTTCAGATTTTTTATTACCTGAGTGATAACTATGTGTACACATTCTATCAGCTTGCTTTTGTGTATTAGCAAATACTAAACATTTCTGATTAATATTTTTTAATAAACCTTTAGCATAAGCTTCTTTAGTACCATAATCCATCATAGCTTTCATTCTCATAATAGATGAGAATTGTTTTTGTTTTTGAGTTTGTGCATCTCCAACTCTTGCTGTGAAATAATCATAGTCTGCTTTCTCTGATGTATACCATTTGCCACCATCCTTATTTTTCTTTGGATGTGTTTTTAATTTTGATAGTTGTAATTCATGAACTACAATTTGATAATCATTTAATATATCACCATCTGTTGCTTCATCAACACTAAAATTATATACAATAGGACAATATTTATTGACCATTTTATATTTTTCAGTTCCTTTTCTAGGTGGAGTACCAGTTAAACCTAATATTTTACCTTTAAAACTTGATAAAAACTCTTCATGATTTTCCAATAAACTATGACATTCATCTAAATAAACAATATCATAATCATTAGGATTATGTTTATTAATAGATAAATATGTACTAAATGTAATATGTTCATCTAATTGCATAAACAATTCCATTTTAATTAACTCTTTTTCCCAAGATTCTTTTACAGTTAACTTTGGAACAACTACTAATACTTGTATAAAGGGATTGTAGTTTTTCATTAAGTGTTGTATTGCTATTCTAGTTTTACCAACACCCATTGATATACCTAACCCACATCTTTTATTATTTATGGCTAAATCTAATGCCTTTTCTTGAACTTCTTCTCTCATTAATTTCTTTTTATTGATAAACCTAATTCTATTGCTTGTTCAGGATGTGTTTCTATCCAATCATGACATGATCTACAAACAGATAACCATGTTGACATATCATTATGGTATTCACCACGCCCTTTTTTGTGATGTACTTCAGATGCCCTTAATGCACAGCCAGGTATGCTGGCCATGCAATTAGGTTTATCTGTAAGAAACACTTTTCTAAGTTTAGAATATTCTCTATTCTTCTTAGACATCTTTTTAGATTGATTATTCATTTTATTTCAAAATAATTACGAGGTAATAATCCCTCATCAATAAACTTTACTATAAGATGCTCATATTCTATACCACATTGTTTAAGACTCATTTTGTTCTTATAATCTGGCATATATTCAAATGGAACTTTTATTAAAGCCTGTGCATCTTTACTATTTTCAAATATAGCAAAAATTGCATTAGCTTTCTTATGATTTAACCATTGTTTCCATTTGTTGATAACATTTTGGGATCTTTTCCATACTTTAATTATCCTTCTCTTCTTGTCCCAATGCATTTTATCAATTTCTTCTTTTTTATATAACTTTAATCCATGTAACACTCTTTTAAATAAGAAATGTTGTTGAGGATTTAATTTGCTATAATCAATTTTAAAATCATAACTATTATATTGATCTAATATACCTAGTCTATGAAGTTGCACAGTATCCTGTGACTTTTTTAATTTTGTAAGTTGTTCATCAGTAAACATAATTTTAAGTTGTTATTAAGTTATTATTAAGTGAGTTAAAAAAAAAAGAGAGACCAATTAAGGCCTCTCTTTCAAAACAAGTATTGAAGATGGTTTAAAGTTCAAATGAACTATCTTCTACTTCAACTTCTTCAGTTGGAGTTTCTTCTAAGTCTTCAGTTTCTTCTTTTTTATTTCTTCTAGTTGATTTAGGTTTTTCTTCTTCATCATTAGAAGTCATTTCATCTAACTGATCTTTAGTAATAGTTACTTTCTTTGACTCATTACCATTAGCTGCTCTTATTGCATCACTATTAGTATGTGCTATTAAAGTATCTTGTTCATTAAGATCCATTGAATAAAATGTTTTTCTATATATAGGAGCATCTATTTCTCCTGTCTCAATGTTTGTTCCTATACATACAACACCAGTATCACCTGCTATTTTTAAATCTCTATCAGGATTATCATTACTAAATGCTTCAAATTGTTCTCTTATAACAATATGTCCAGGTAGTTCTGTTTTATCAGCAATACCTATTGATTGTAAATCTTCTACAGTACCATGTATTAATGTACTTCTTGTTTTTTTATTTACCCATCCTTGGGCTCCAAATGCTACTTTTTCTTGAGTTAGTCTAACGTGCCCAAATTCTGGGTTATTTTTAGATACTCTAATTACACTACCGTGCTCATCAGGCACAATAGTAACTTTACCATTTTCTGTCATGTCAAATTGGTTTTTAAATTAATTAATAAAATTGTTTTGATTATATATTAAATATCATCAGGATGAAAATATGTATCTTCTAATTTATCTATGTCAGGAATCTCTGATAGATCCGGTTCATGTTCTTTAGCAGGATATTGTTCATCAGCTGTGTATTGAATATTCTTAGGGCTTCTAGTTGTTCCTTTTGAAAGTTCTGATCTAAAGAAAGGATCATTTACTTCACTTGTAAATTCATTACCTAAACAGTTCAACTCTTGAATATCTTCATCTGTAAGATCAAGATATTGTTCAAGAGACATGTGTATTATTCTTCCGTTTGGTAATTGATAAATCATTCAACAAAAGTAAGAAAAATACATGTCCCTTTTACCTAATTTTACTCCCTCAATAAAATTAGTTGTGAGAAGTATAGCTATCCATAGTTATTTTCTATGAATATCTATTACTTCTTCACTAAATATTGCGTGTTTTCTTGCATAAATGCCACTTTTTTTCAACATATCATTAGCCCAACTATTGCAAGTATAGTTTAAACTATAGGATCCTTTTGCTTTATAAAATTTATCATGTTCACCATATCCATTTTGTACAAATTTTAATTTACCAACACTATCTAGATCAAATGATCTAAATATATTATCCCATAATTCATCAACTTGTTCTTCAGTAACAGGTATAGCTACCCAATCTTCAGATTTTATAAGATTTTCTTTTACATGCATTAATGTTTTATTATTTTTCTTTGTTGCATTGTAAACTGCTCTATATGTTAAATCATCCCAAGTTGGAACTTTTAAATAAAATGTTTCTGATCCCCATCCAAATCCTGCAAATCTTCCATTTCCTTCATCTAATATTATATCTACATGTCTTCCATTGTCATATAAATATACTGTATCTGTTAATTCTCTTGTGTCACCATATATTAGACACGTAGTAGGTTCATTAACTGTCATTGTTTCACAACCATACCATATTGTTATACTTAATGCTCCTAATATAAAGAAGCCAACTGATTTAATTATTTTTTTCATTTGATTAATTTTATTATTTTACCATCTCTTGTTATACACTTTGCTTGTTTTAATTCTTTTATTCCCCTTTTAATAGTACTATAACTAACATTAAGTAAATCAGCCATAGTACTATTTGAAGGAAAACAAGTACGTTCTTTGTTACAATGTACTGCTAATACAGTATAAATTGCTTTTGCATTTCTTGATAATTCTGGATCACTAATTACATCATACGATACTATACCAAACCTAAACTTTTTCATTATAAATATTCATTAATTTATTATATTTTATATTATTTGGATCAATTTTTATACAATCTAATGTTTTTACTTCATTATCTTTCATTATTATTTGATCTCCATCACATAAAAAAACACAAACTTTCATTTTATAATGAGTTGGATTAAAATCATCACCATATCCACTGTCACCTATTATTTCACCATACATAAATCCATCTTTAGACATAATACCTTTATCAATCATAATATCTTTATCATGATTTTCATAATCATACTTACCAGGTTTAAACTTTACAATATCACCAACTTCTAAAAGTTTATAATCAGTGTTAAACATAATATGTATTAACATATCTAAAGATGAATCACCTAACATTTTAACTAATGCATCAACAATTACTGTATCTTTATAATCTTTACTGAATATTTTCTTGATTAATAATTTAATTTTATTATCATCAAGTGTTATATTCCTACTCATGAGATTAATTGTAAAAATCCATACATTAATGCACTAAGTATTAAAATTCCAACTATAAATGTTACTGTTAATTCAATCCAGTTTTGTTTATATACTTTCCACATTTTACCTATTAAGGTTTTAGGACCACGATCTGTATAAGTACTCTTATATGGTGGTATTTTTTGTCCCTTTGCATTATATGCATACCACACTTCATTTATTTTCTTTGCCATTATTTCTTAATTTTATTAGATTTTAATATTTTATCTCTTTCAATCCATAAACTATCAGATGCGTATTCATAATCATTCCATAGTTCACTTAATTCCCTATCTATTTTTATTAGATCTCTTTGTTGTTGAATAGTTAATTGGCTCATTCCACATGATGTCATACATAACATAATTCCTGCTCCTAATAACACCAAATAGTAAGCACCTAACCATTTTAATAATTCTTTAAACATTTTTTTTATTTTTTTTAAGATGTTTCAAAGACTCTTTGGTAACCCAAATCCTTGGTTTAACCTCTGGTTTATATAACCAATTAGGTTTGGGTTGACCAACTGTCTTTAAAACTTCTGGTTTATATTTTTCTTTTAAGTCTTCCATATTTACATTTTATATAATCCTCCATCATCTAAGTCTAGATCCTTTTTAAGTTGTTGGTATTTATATGTTATAAATATTGAATACATTACTAATAATGAGAAGATAATTGGTCCAACAATTATAAATATTATCACATTTATCTCTTCATATGTAGTTCCTGTCATGTATGCTAACCATAATAATAGTTCAACACACCAATTAAATAATTCATTATATTGTAATTCTGCCATAGCCGTAATACTTGTTTTGGTTAATAAAATAGAAATAGGAAGTGATAACTTAATACCACTTCCTTATTTCCTCTCACTCAAACTTAATAATCATACTGACTACTAAATCTAATACAAGTATATCTAATAAAATATACTTGTGTTGTTATGTAGGTCACAATTGAGCCATTATTATTATAACTACAAGTGTTAATATTAATCCTACATATCCTACTGCTGCTCCTATCATTGCATTTCTGTATCTTCTTTTATCTATCATATGTTTAGATCATTTATTATTACACAATTTCTGTCATTATTTAATTTACCTATTTTATCAAATATATTATGGTGATTTTTCATTACATCTTTAATTCTCCTTATAAAAAATCTTAATTGTTTAAGTTCATTGATATTATCCCAATGATCTTTAAACTCTAATCCATCATATTTAACTTTTTTAGTAACTCTAATTGACCAATCATAAACATTTATAGTAACATCATCCAATTCAAATTTATAATAATCATGATTTAAATTATCCATAATTTTTCTTATATATTTTGGATGACTACCAGAATCTACACTATATTCAGTGTTAGTTACATTAGTTTTTGTACAATAGTTTTGTACAACTACATCCGTCCAGTAACAATTTACAAGTGATAATGAATTTCCTATTTTATGAATACCACCACCATGACCTCTAAATAATTTACCATTTTCAAATGTCATAATTCTTTTCATATTAATTCCTTCCTTTTCATCATCAACTTGTAATTTTAGATTTTCCATATTCCACGCTCCACTCTGATCTAGATTAGAAAGAGAAGGAAGATTAGTATCCTCCTTCTCATTATTAAATAACCTCTTAATAACCTCTATCATTTTCCACGTGTTTTATTATATTTATATCTTTCATACATCAATTTAAAATTGAATACATATAAAATTGTTGATATAAAATATACTATTGTAATCATTAGGTATATCATTCTTGCTGTATCAATATCTATATTGTATAGATATGTAACAGGAATTAATACCGTTACAGTTCCTAATCCCAGTAAAACTGAGACGATGACACTCATGAATATCTTCACAGGTGCCACCATTTCTTTTATTTTTTTCATATTAATTTACGTTTATAGTTATACAAATTACTAAAGTTTATTCCAATCATACAAAATGGTAGTATAATACCAACCATTTTATCAAATACTATTCCTAAACCAAATACTGGTAACCACTCAAAGTGGAGTTCCATTCTGTGATTTTTTGGATACGATGTGTAATTGAAATAGTTTATTGTTCCAAGTGCAACTACTAATGTACTAAACATACCTATCATATAATGATCAGTATGTAAATTACAAGTGTAACCTAATATTCCTAATACTACCATTGATACAGGTAATACGATGTGAATCATAATATCTCTTCCCAATACGTTAAGGATACTATATTTAATGAATTTTTTCATGTCAGTTTAATTTAATTGATTAATAATTTAAGTGAGTTGTTTTACTGTTTTATAGATGGATCTACATATCTTTGTAACTTTAATGTGTAATGTTTTATCTCATCTAGTTTTTCAGATGGTATAGTTAAAGATTCAAACTTTAGTATTTGTAATAAATCTATTAGTTTTAATATGTCTTCTATTGTATCTGAATGGAATCCAACAATATCAAAATCTGTTGGTCCTTGTGAATCATAAGATGTAAATTTTTTTTCTTTGTTCAATTTATTATACCAGTATTATCCACTGGATTTTATTAATGTTACGGTGATTAATACTCTCATCCTATAGAGAGATAACATAATAACTATACATAAGAGTATGTCAAGGAGATCATATTATAGGTAGACAATTGTATTTCTACTCATCCTATGTTCATTACTCTCATGATAGCTATATTATATATTACTGTCAATAACAGTTGTCAATGTGGTAATAAGTGGTGTTTTGTGGTATAATTGACCACACTCTCACAAATTAACACACATTTTAATTTTTTTAACCACATTCTTTTCATTTATCATGGTTGTGTAACCATAATGGTTGTGGATGTGGATGTAACCCACAGTATGAATACATATCTTATGGTGGATGAACTCATATCAGTCAAGATAGAGTTGATTCTTCACAGTCAGTATGTATTCATAGTTTGAGTGAGTTTATTATACAGGTAAGTATAATCAGTCTTTAAGGATTAGGAGAAGTCTTTAATAAGACTCCACCCAATACATTCCAGTTTCTTCATTAGTCTCTTGGTCAAGGACTGGAGACTCAGAGAAACGGAATCCTTTCATCTCTTGGTTTAATTTAAGACCAAGTGAAGAAGGGTCAAGGGAATTACCCTTGTCATCAAGGAGACACAATAGACCATAGGTCACCTGACCTTGTTCTCTTGTGAACACTTGTACACCATTGATTTCAGTCTTAGTGACTGACAATGGTTGACTCTTTACAACGATAGTATTGTTTACTATCTTGTGGAAAAAAACATTTTTCATAATAAAAATTTTTTAAGGTTAAAATTACCCCTGATATTACAGGGGGTGACAACACGTCAAGAGTAAACCGGGGAGCTGATAGTTAGAAGGTTTCAAGCACTTGACACATAAAACATTTTAATTACCCAAAAATTTTTTGTATATTGGGTATATAAATCCTTTACAAAAAGGAACCAAATTAAATAGTGCTCACCAAAAAATAATTAATTATGTCAGAAGAATATAATGAGGATGAATTTAATGGATTAACGTATGCACAGAGATTAGAACTAGAGGATCTAATAGTGGACACGGCATTCAGAAATTCATTCATGATAATAACAAAAGAAAAAAAGTTTCAAGATTTAATGGATGAGAAAACAGGAAATGGTATGAGTGCTCTCATGGCTCATAAACCGGAAGAAGAGCCGTCAATAGAAACGTTGGAAAATATGATGGGTTACTTCGTGGAACAAGAGGAGTATGAGAAATGTGCTAAGATCCGTGATATAATCAACAAGACGGAAATAGATAATGAATTAAAAGAGATAATACCAGATGTACGTTTATAAAGCAAAACTAGATAGAGTGGTTGATGGGGATACCTTAGATGCCATCATTGACCTGGGGTTTGATATTACAGTTCATAAGAGAATTAGATTAGCAGGGATCAATACACCGGAATCAAGAACACGGGATCTAGAAGAAAAGAAACGTGGTCTTGCTGCAAAGCAAGCGTTAATAGATCTACTGGAAAAAACAAATGAAGAGAAATATTTTGTAATAGAGAGTGAGAAGGTGGGTAAGTTTGGAAGAGTTCTTGGTAAACTACATATAGTTGTAGAAGAAAAAGAATGTTGCGTGAATGATAAATTAATAGAAATGGGTCATGCCGTGGAATACCACGGTGGAAAAAGATAGATTATGGCAAGAAAAAATAAAGGTGCAATGAAAGGCTGTTCTATCAAGAATGGTTGTAAAAGTAAAAAAGGTGGGCTTACAGCTAAGGGTCGTAGAATGATCAACAAAAAAACAGGCTCTAAACTTAAAGCACCACAGCCAGGAGGAGGTAAACGTAAGAAATCATATTGTGCTAGATCTAGAGGTCAAATGAAAATGCACAATATAAGCTGTAGTAAAACTCCAGATAAAAGAATTTGTAAAGCACGTAGACGTTGGAAATGTTAAAACAGTAATTATGGCAAAGAAAAAGAAGAAAGCAAAAAGAGACGCTTGCTATAGTAAAGTAAGATCAAGATATAGTGTATGGCCATCAGCTTATGCATCCGGGGCACTAGTAAGATGTAGAAAAGTGGGGGCTGCCAATTGGGGCAACAAGTCTAAAAAGAAAAAATAATGGCTAAAGAAAGCTTACATAAATGGTTTAGTAGAAACAAAGGTAAAGGTTGGATAGATTGCAAGACTGGTAAAGCTTGTGGAAGAAAGTCAGCAAAAGGCGGATCTAAAAGACCGTATCCTGCTTGTAGACCAACTAAAGCACAATGTACATCTGCAGCTAAAAAGAAAACTAGTTCAAAAAGAATTAGTTGGAAAAAACGTAAAAAGAAATAATTATGGCAAAAAAAATTAAACCTGCAACAAAAAAAGGGACTATGCCTAAGAGCTTATACAAAAAAGGAGGAGCAGTTAAAAACACACAAGTAAAAAGCCCTCAAGTGCAAGGATGTGGATGTCCTTACGGTATGGAAATGGGACCTAATAATGTACTTTAATTATGTGGAAATTGTTCAAAGATCAAAATGACATTAATGAGAAAGCTATTGTAGGCTTTGCATCTTTTGTTCTTATGGTATTATTTGCTATTACAGATTTAATAACCGGTCTTTGTGGTCAAGAGCTTATCATTAATAATACTATTTACAATTCTTTTGTGTTAGTAACACTGGGTTGTTTTGGTATTAGTACATTTGAAAAGGTTAAATCTAAATAATCATTTATGACAAATAAACAAAAGACTCCTCCTAAAGGGTCTGTAAGATTCTCTCTTAGCCTTTCTGAAGAACAGAAGAAAGCTAAGACAGAAATATTAAAACATCCTTTTAACTTTGTAGTTGGTAAAGCAGGATCAGGTAAAACATTATTAGCTGTTCAAATAGCCCTTGATCAATTCTTTAAACGCCAATTTAACAAGATAATAATTACAAGACCTACTGTATCAACTGAAGATAATGGTTTCTTACCAGGATCTGAACGTGAAAAAATGGAACCGTGGCTTGTACCTATACGTTCTAATATGCGTAAAATCTATAATAAACCTAATCTTCTTGAAAAAATGGAAAAAGAAGAAAGTATAGAACTTGTATCTTTAGCTCATTTCCGTGGAAGAACCTTTGATAATAGTGTGGTAATAGTAGATGAGTTTCAAAATCTAACAAGATCACAACTTGCTATGTGTATAGGTAGACTTGGTAAAGATTCAAAGATGATATTTTGTGGTGATTCATACCAAATAGATCTAAAAGATAAAAATTGGTCTGCATATCATGATATGGCTAAATTAACTAATTCAGATTATGTATTTAAAACTGTATTAGAAGATTCTCATAGACATAGTGCAATAGATAATCTTTTAGAACTTTTGAACGGGTATCATTAAAAAAAATAAAAAAAACCTTTAAACTTTTTTTATTTAAACTTTTTTTATATATTTGCCAAGAATTTAATTATTAATTTAAAATTTTAAAAGATGGCAAAATCTAAAAAATCAACATCTCCAGTTGAAGACTCAAGTGGAGAAAACATATCTAAAGAAGATTTAGATAACAGAAGAAAGGAAATTACTTCATATTATGAAGAAAATATTCCTCACCTTAAAGTTCAAAAAGAGTATGAAGAACTTTTAAGAGACATTGAGAAAACACGTGCTGAAAGATTACAAGCACAAATGTTTATTGCTCAAACAATGGCTACACCACCAGAAGATGGTGAAGAAGCACCTGCTAATCCTGCAACACAGGAACAAAAAATGTCATTTGATACAAGTAAAGTATCAGGTTCTGAAGCAGCAGAACAAATTAAAAGAACCCTTAAAAGACAAAGCAATGAAGTATAGTGTAGATCATATAAAGAGAGCACTAGAAACTAAGGGGTACAAGTTTTTTGAATCTGGTGACTATAACGTAAATATAGTTGGAGTGAGAAATTCTTTAACTAAGAATAAGGTTACAAACGCATTTGATGATTTAATGACTCTATCATATAAGATAAATGGTGAGTGGCAATATCATGAATTTGATTGCACCACTGATCCAGGAACTCATTATATGGATAGTCCTATTTTAAAAAGTAAAGGTACTGCAATTTTAAAACCTGGACAATATCCAAAATCTCATAAAATTAGAAAACATCAAGGTAGATATGAAGCATTAGGACAACAAAACAATGTAACAGTTTACCGTGATAATAATAGAGATGATATGTATAATCTTAATACAGAGAATACAGATACAGGATTATTTGGTATTAATATTCATAGAGCAACTAAATATGCTGGTAAAAAATCTAGTCAAGTAGATAAATGGTCAGCAGGTTGTCAAGTAATTGCAGCTAATGATGATTGGACTAAGTTTATGAAAATAATGAGAAAAGCAAGAGATACTTGGAGTAATAACTTTACATATACTTTGCTTGATAGTGATGATATTCCAACAACATGGCTTTAGTTAATAAAATAGATAAAAAGATTAAAGTAAGTAAGGATGAGGTTATACAATACCAAATCCTTACCTACTGCTTCTTTAATAATATTCAAATAAGCACATCTGATCTGAATTGTCTATACTCTTTAGCTTTAATGGAAGGAATTGAATTAACTTTATTTTGTGAAAAAATATCTGAATTAGGAATATTTAAAAGTCCTCAATCTTGTAGAAATGCTTTATCAAAAGCAGAAAAGAAAGGACTAATAGTAAAAAAAGGAAATAATAAAAAAACAATATCTCTTAATCCTGCTATGGATATACAGATTGAAGGTACATTGTTTTTAGATTTTAAAATTTTAGGAATTGAATCCCAAGAATTATAAATCCTTCTATGATGACATTGCTGAAGAAGCAAAGGTTCATAAAGATTTAGTATCTGATTTTATATTTTTTTTCTATGATAGAGTTAGAAAAAATTTATCAGATTTAAAACATCCCAAGATTAACATACCTAATCTTGGTACCTTTTCAATTAGAGTTGGTAAATTGAAAAACAATATTAAAAGAAATAAAGATATATTAGGTAATTTAGAAAAAATGACATTTGATGGATATGATAAATCTATACCAGTAAAACAAAAATTAAAAGCTATGGAAGATTTATTAGAGACAATTGAAAAAAATATTGAGAATAAAAAAAAGTTTAAAGATGAGAATAAGTAAACTATTAAGTGCATTAGGTAATTTAGATCAAATTGCTGAAGGTATAAAAAATAAAATTTTTAAAAATGATGATATAGAAGCTGTTGCTAAATTAAGATGGCAAGAATGTAAAATATGTCCTTTATTAGATAGAGAAGGAAAAAGTTGTGCAGTTCCTAAAACACAACCTTGCTGTTCAGATTGTGGTTGTAGTATTGGTCTTAAAATAAGAGCTATGTCTTCTGATTGTCCAAAAGGAAGATGGGATGCAATTATGACACCAGAAATGGAAGATAAATTAAAAAAACAAGTGTATCTAAGTCATGAAGCTAAAAAAGCTTATGATGCAAAAATAAATAAATTGAAGGAAGAACATTTTAAAAAATTAAAAGAACAACAAAAAAAGAGAGATGCCGGTAATATTTAAAGAAAAAGGACATATATATGAAAGCCTTAATGAAGATCTAGAAAAAGATCAAATTAAATGGACTAGTGTTACTAGTTTTGTAGGTATGTTTAAACCCAAATTTGATAGAGATGGTCAAGCTAAGAAATCATCTAAGAACAAAAGATCTAAATGGTATGGTATGACACCTAAAGAAATTACTGATGCCTGGGATACTGAAACACAGAGAGCAATTAAACTTGGTAATTGGTACCATGATCAGAGAGAAGAAAATTTATGTGAATGGGATACTATTGAAAGAGACGGAACTGAAGTTCCAATTGTAAGACCAATAACAGATGATAATGGTATAAAGATTGCACCTGAACAAAAATTAAAAGATGGTGTATACCCTGAACATTTTGTTTATTTAAAATCATTAGGTATATGTGGACAGGCTGATCTTGTTAGTATTGTTAATGGTAAAATAAATATTTTAGATTATAAAACTAATAAAGAAATTAAAGAAAAAGGATTTACAAATTGGGAGGGTATAACAGCTAAAATGTATAATCCTGTTAATAACCTTGATGATTGTAATTTAAAACATTATAATTTGCAATTAAGTTTATATGCATATATAATCAAAAAACATAATCCTAAATTAAAAATAGGTAAATTACAAATACAGCATGTATCATTTGAAAAAGAAGGTGAAAACAAGTTTGGTTATCCTATCACTAAGTATAATGATCAAGGAGAACCAATTATTAAAGAAATTAAAATGTATGAATTGCCATATTTAAAAGATGAAGTTAATAGTCTTGTTATGTGGCTTAAAGATAATCCACAATGTTAGTAAAATTATTTGATGTACAAAATGGTAAAGTGATTCCATCAGAACACTGTTACTCTATAAAAACACTTAAAGGTATTATGGATAAATATCCAGATACATATATGGAGGTATATTTATTTATATTTTATATGACTTGTCCAGATCCAGATATGAATCCTTTTTTTAATATGACAGAACATGAAAAAGAAGAATTAATAATAGATGAAGTAGGTTTAGAAGAATCTCCAGAAGATGAAACTATAAGAAATGCTATTAAACTTTGTGAAGAACTTTATCATACACCAACATATAGAGCATATAAAGGTATTAAGACAATGTTAGATAGATTAGCAAGATATATGGAAAAAACTCAAATAGAGCATGGGAGAGATGGTAATCTTACAGCATTAGTAAATACAGCTGCTAAGTTTGATAGTATAAGACAATCATTTAAAGGAGCGTATAATGATATGAAAGATGAACAAAAAAGTCAAGTACGTGGTGGACAAGGCTTGGCTTATGACCAAATGTAATAATTAAAACCAAATTAAAATGAGCAAAATTAGACCAGTGGGAGATAGACTCCTAATTAGACAACACAAAGCAAAAGAAACCTATGGTGATACAGGAATTTATATTCCAGAATCTAATCAAGAAAAAGAAGATAGAGGAACTGTAGTAGGTATAGGTGAAGATGTAAAAGGAATATATGAAGGTGAAATTGTATTGTTTAATCAATTTATACAACCAGTTAAAGTAACACATATGGATGAAGATCACATATTACTTAAACAACAAGATGTTTGGGCTATAGAAGATGTATAAAACAGTTCCAACATATAAAGATGGTAAATGGGATACTACTGAATTTGAAACAAGAGAAGAATTCACTAAGTATCTTATTGATCTTTTTAAAGAACCTGGACAATATGAATTTGATGATGCAGCTTTACTGTTTAATGAACAAGCAAAAAATTTTGATAAACAAGGATTTTATTGTGATAAACCATTTAGATCTAAAGATTATATAAAATATTGGGAAGATCAAAAAGATAAATGTAAAAATGGTGTGTTCTTTCATGGTAAAAAGAATGTATTTTATTTAACCAGAGATTATTATATGTGGTTAAACTTCTTACCAATTTTTGATAAAGAAGAAAAAAAATATGGTTTTGCAAAAGTAAGAGATGCTCAATATCATATGGCTTTATATGAAATACTAGCTGAATTACATTATAAACATGCAGCAATTCTAAAAAAAAGACAAATAGCTTCTTCATACTTTCATATGGGAAAAATCATAAATCAATTTTGGTTTGAAGAAGGATCAATATGTAAAATAGGAGCATCACTTAAAGATTATATAAATGATAAAGGATCCTGGAAATTCTTAGATGAATATAAAACATTTCTTAATGAACATACAGCATGGTATAGACCATGTACTCCAGAAAAAGTATTACTTTGGGAACAAAAGATAGAAGTAAGAATAAATAATAGAAAAACCAACAAAGGACTTATGTCTAAAATACAAGGTGCATCTTTTGAAAAAAATGCAACAACAGGTGTAGGTGGACCTTGTACTTTCTTTTTTCATGAAGAAGCTGGTATTGCTCCAAAGATGGATCAAACATATGAGTATATCAGACCAGCTATGACATCAGGTATGATGACAACAGGTATGTTTATTGCAGCAGGATCAGTAGGTGATCTTAATCAATGTAATCCATTAAAAGAATTTATTCTTAATCCACAATCAAATGATATATATGCTGTAGAAACTGATCTTATGGATGATAAAGGTGGTATAGGTGTTGCAGGATTATTTATTCCAGAACAATGGTCTATGCCTCCACATATTGATAAATATGGAAATTCATTAATTAAAGAATCTCTCAAAGCAATTGAAGATGAAAGAGCACAATGGCAAAAAGATTTAGCACCTGAGCAATATCAATTACGTATATCTCAGAAACCAGTTAATATAGCAGAAGCATTTGCTTATAGACAAGAAGCCGTTTTTCCTCAAAATCTAATTGCAAGACAAATGAAAAAAATTGAGGATAAAGAATATTCATATGAGTTTATAAAATTAGAAAGAGATGAAAAAGGAATAGTAGCAAGTAGAACAAAAAAATTACCTATATCTCATTTTCCTGTAAAGAAAAAAATGGAGGATAAAACAGGATCAATAGTTGTATGGGAAAGACCTGTTAAGAATCCAGACTTTGGAATGTATTATGCATCTATTGACCCTGTATCAGAAGGTAAGACAACTACATCAGATTCATTATGTAGTATATTTGTTTATAAAAATCCTGTAGAAATTACAAGAGAAACTCCAGATGGTAAGGAAACATTTATTGAGAAAGATAAAATTGTTGCAGCATGGTGTGGTAGATTTGATGATATAAACAAAACTCATGAAAGATTAGAAATGATCATAGAATGGTATAAAGCTTGGACTATTGTTGAAAATAATATATCTTTGTTTATACAACATATGATTGCAAGAAGAAAACAAAAATATCTTGTACCTAAACAACAAGTTTTATTTCTAAAAGACCTTGGTTCAAATAGAACAGTATATCAAGAATATGGTTGGAAAAATACAGGTACATTATTTAAAAATCATTTAATCTCTTATGCAATAGAATATATAAGAGAAGCAATAGACGAAGAGTTAGATGACAATGGTGAAGTAGTTAAACAAACTTTTGGAATAGAAAGAATTCCTGATCCAATGTTACTAACTGAAATGTCACAATATTATCCAGGATTAAACGTGGATAGACTAGTAGCATTTTCTTCATTAATAGCATTTGCAAGAGTTCAACAGTCAAATAGAGGCTATTTAAAACGTAAAGAGAGTGATAAGTCAGCAAATAACTTGGATAATTCACAAAATTTGTATAAATTATCTATGAACCCTTTTAAGAATTTAGGGAGAAATAGAAAATTGTCAAATAGTAAAAAATTTAAAAAGTCACCTTTTAAAAATATAAAATGAAAAATTATTGGACAACAACAACAACATGGGGAGATATTCCTGTAGTATATATACTAAAAAAATAAGATATGCAAATACTTAATGCTCTTCAACTGAAGAATGGTGCTAAAGCCAAACAATCTAAGTATCCAGCTACATCAAGCTTAACACAACCTATTCAATTCTTGTCATCAAAGAAAAAGAATTTAGATTGGGCTGCTTGGAATTTGGATTGGTTAGAAGAACAAGGTATAAACTTTCTTAGAAGAAATTCAAGAAAATTATTAAAAAACTATAAACTTGCAAAAGGTATTATTGATAAATCTGATTATATAATTGAAGAAGATAATCAATATAAAGAATTAATGGAAGTTCTAACTAAAGAGGATGAGTCTGCTTTAGAACTTAAATTCTATCCTATAATTCCAAATGTTATTAATGTTCTTTCAGGAGAATTTTCTAAAAGATTTTCAAGAGTTCAGTTTAGAGCAGTAGATGATCTTTCATATAATGAAATGATGGAAGATAAAAGAAAGTTAATAGAGGAAAATCTATTAAATGATGCACAAGCTAAAGTTACTCAACAAATGATTGAGATGGGAATGGATCCTAATGCAGCTGATGCACAAGAACAGTTAGCACCGGAAAGACTTAAGTCATTACCTGAAATAGAAGAATTTTTTACAAAAGATTATAGAAGTCTTGTAGAAGAATGGGCTTCCCATCAAATGAGAGTTGATGAAGAAAGATTTAAAATGCAGGAACTTGAAGAAAGAGCATTCCGTGATATGCTTATTTGTGATAGAGAGTTCTGGCACTTCCGTATGTTAGAAGATGACTATGATGTTGAATTATGGAATCCTGTTCTCACCTTTTATCAAAAGTCTCCAGATGTAAGATATATATCAGATTCTAATTATGGTGGTAAATGTGAAATGTTAACTATTTCAGATGTTATAGATACATATGGATATTTAATGACTAAAAAACAATTAGAGTCATTAGAGGCTATCCATCCAGCTAAATCAGCTATTTATATGAATTATCCAGTACAAAATGATGGTTCATTCTATGATGCTACTAAATCTCATAAGTGGAATACTAATGCACCTTCATTAGCATATAGACAATTTATGACAAACTGGGCAACTAATCCAGGAGGTGGAGGAGATGTAGTAAGTGAAATATTAAGTCAAGGAGAAGATATTAACGCATGGGGTACAACAGACATGTTAAGAGTTTCCACTATTTATTGGAAGACACAAAGAAAGGTGGGACATCTTACAAGAGTACATACAGATGGAGAAGTAGAACAATTAATAGTTGATGAAAATTTTAAAACAACACATAAACCTATTTATAATACAAACCTGTTTAAAAATAAAACAAAAGATAATCTTGCAGAAGGAGAACATGTAGATTGGATCTGGGTAAATGAAGTTTGGGGTGGAGTTAAAATAGGAAGAAATTTACCTAATTCTTGGAGAACAGAATCAGGAACAGACTTTAATCCAATATACTTAGGCATAAATAAAGCAACTCCAGGTAGAGTACAATTCCAATTTAAAGGAGATAACAACTTATATGGAGTTAAACTTCCAATTGAAGGAAGAGTATTTTCAGATAGAAATACAAGATCAACATCACTTGTTGATTTAATGAAACCTTATCAAGTAGGTTATAATATGGTTAATAATCAAATAGCAGATATTCTAGTAGATGAGTTGGGAACTGTTATTATGTTTGATCAAAATGCATTACCACGTCATTCAATGGGTGAAGACTGGGGTAAAAATAATATGGCTAAAGCTTATGTAGCAATGAAGGATTTTGGTATGTTACCATTAGATACTTCAATTACTAATACAGAAAATGCTACAAACTTTAATCATTATCAAACTTTAAATCTTGAACAGTCAGGAAGATTAATGTCAAGAATTCAATTAGCAAATCATTTCAAGAATCAAGCATTTGAAGCAATTGGTGTTAATCCACAAAGAATGGGGCAAGAAGTTGCAAGACAAACTGCAACAGGTGTACAACAAGCTATACAAGCTTCTTATGCACAAACAGAGATGTACTTTATTCAACATTCAGATAATCTTATGCCAAGGGTACATCAAATGAGAACTGATCTTTCACAATACTATCATAGTAAAATGCCAAGTGTAAGATTAAACTATATATCCAGTGAAGCAGAAAAAGTAAACTTTACTATTAATGGGACAGAATTATTAATGAGAGATTTTAATATATTCTGTACAACTAAAACAAATCATAGAGCTATTCTAGATCAATTAAAACAAATGGCACTTACTAATAATACTACAGGAGCAAGTATTTATGATCTTGGAGGTGTTATTAAAGCTGAATCAATTGCTGAGGTTTCAAACATTCTTAAATCTGCAGAAGAGAAAACACAAGCAGAAAAACAAGCTCAAATGCAACAACAGCAAGAAATGCAACAACAACAACTTGAAGCACAAGCTAAAGAAAAACAAGCTGAACGTGACTTCCAAGCTCAACAAAATGCTGAAGAACGTAAAAATGATCTTATGGTTGCTGAAATTAGAGCTGCAGGTTATGGTGCACAAACAGATATTGATCAAAATCAACAAAGTGATTTCCGTGATGCAATGAAAGATATGGAGCAAAGAGATCAATATAGAGATCAAATGGATTTTAAAAGAGAAGAGTCAGCAAGAAAATCTTCACTTGATCAATCTAAGATAGATGTTGATAGACAAAAATTAGCTACTCAACGTGAAATTGCTAATACAAATCTTGAGATTGCACGTGAAAATAAAAACAAATATGATGTTCCAAAAAAGGAAAGTGAAACTAAAAAGAAGAAGAAAAAATAAGGATAGCTATATACTACCAAAAAACTTAATATTATATAAAATTTCTAAGGTTTATTAAAAAAAACTTTATTATATTGTATATGTAAACAACAAATATTAAAACCAATAAAACCAAAAATATTATGTCAGAAGAATCAAAAACAATTGAAACTAAAGTAGAAAAGGTAGAGGTTAACCTTGATGAAATCTTTAACGGTGCTCCTGGAGCAGATTCAATTACGTTACCAGAAGATGAATCAAAAAAACCAAATGTATTTAGTAGAAAAAAAGATATTGATATGTCTTTTATTGATAAACCAGCAGAAGAGAAAGTTGAAGAAAAAACTGAAGAAGTTGAACCAACTGTTGCTGAAACTGCTAAAAAAGAAGAAGAAGTAAAAGCAAAAGATACTGAAACTAAAGTTTCTGAAGAACAACTTAATGAAATCCTAGGAGATAATGAAGTTGAAGAAAATGAAGAAGAAAAAACAGAAACTAAAAAAAGAGGAAGAAAAGCTATAACAGGAGTTTCTGATGTTTTTAGAAAACTCATAGATGAGGAAAAAATATTAGCTTTTGATGATGGAAAAGATTTAGAGGAGTATAGTGCAAAAGATTGGCAAGAACTTATTCAGGCTAATTTAGATGAAAAAGCAAATTCAGTAAGGAGAGAAACTCCAAAACAGTTCTTTGAAAGTTTACCACAAGAACTTCAGATTGCAGCAAGATATGTTGCAGATGGAGGAACTGATCTAAAAGGAATATTTAAAGCATTATCTGTAGTTGAAGAAACTAGAGATTTAGATGTTAAAAATGAAAAAGATCAGGAACATATAATTAGAGAATATTTAGGAGCTACAGGATATGGAACTCAAGAAGAAATCTCTGAAGAAATAGAAGTTTGGAAAGATCTTGGAAAGCTTGAAACTCAAGCAAACAAGTTTAAACCAAAATTAGATAAGATGCAAGAAAAAGTTGTTGCAAGAAAGTTGCAAGAACAAGATATGAAAAGAAAGCAACAAGAACAAGCATCACAAAACTATATGCAAAATGTATATAATACATTAAAAGATGGTAAAGTAGGTGATATGAAAGTAGATAAAAAAGTACAATCACTTCTTTATAACGGATTAGTTAATCCAGCTTATCCATCAATTAATGGACAGAATACAAACCTATTAGGTCATCTGTTAGAAAAATATCAGTTTGTTGAACCAAACTATAACTTAGTAACAGAAGCATTATGGTTGCTTGCAGATCCAAATGGATATAAAGCACAAATAATGAAAAAAGGAGCAAACACAGCTGTTGAGCAAACTGTTAGAAAATTAAAGACTGCACAAAGCAATAGATCTTCTGCAGCACCAGTTGAAGAAGCTCCAGCTGAAAGACCTAAAAGAAAAATTGCAAGAGGAAATAAAAACATTTTTAAAAGAATATAAATAGAAAACAACAATAACAATTATTATTAATCATTAAAACAATTTGAATCATGGGACTAAATTTGAAAAAATACTATGCAGGTGCAACTGCTAAGTTTGCTGATTTTTCAGGAACTGGTGCACAAACTTTGGCAAATACAACAAAACTGCCAGATAATGCAATAGTTAACGAGGTAAGTATTTACTGTCAACAAGCTGTTACTTCTAGTGGTGCTTTAGTACTTAAAGTTACTGGAGGAGGTGTAGATCTAACAGGTACAATAGCTAAGGCTGATCTTACAGATGAAGCTGTAGTAACAAACATGGGTGCTGCACCTGTTGGAGGTGCTAAAACTACATCTGCTGCTGATATAGGATTACACGTATCACACGCTGTATCAGATCCAGGTGGAGCAGGTACTGCACAAGATATGCTACAGATTAGAGTGGGATATTTCTTAGGTACAGCTGAATAAGAAAAATAAAAGAAAACAACAACAACAATAACAATAATTATTAATTTTTAAAAACAATCAATTATGGCAACTCCAGTATTAAATAATGGGATTTTCCTTAGAGATACAAACTACAAAGCTAGTTCTCACGTTGATTCTTACCACTTAACTCAATTATTGGGTTCTGCTGAACCTATGGATATGGGTCCAGTTGACTTGTGGGCTATGACACAAAAGGTAGAAATGCCTTTGTATCAATTAGCTTCATTTGGTGGTAACAATACAATTATGGTGGACAACGCACGTGGTGAGTATAAATGGCAAACTCCCGTTGCACAAGACCTTCCATATTCACTTGGTAAAATTGATGGCGTTACTGACGCTTCAGGAACATCAAGAGGTGTGGATGGACAAACATTCAAAATTCTCTTAAGTAAGAGAGCATTTGGACATGGTGACATTATTACTTATGACAAGTACAATGGTAAAGAACTTTACGTTACTGCTGATGATATTTTACCATCAGGTGACGGATTTGTTTATACTGTACAACTTGTAAACAGTAATAATACAGCAGGTCTAGCAGACAAGTACTTAGCATCAGGAACTAAATTCTTTAGAAAAGGTTCTGCACGTGGTGAGTATGGTGAAAGATTCTCAGATCTAACAACAGGAACAGGTTTCCGTGAATTCTACAACTTTGTAGGAGGAGCAGAAGCACACGTTCATTATTCTATTTCTTCAAGAGCAGACTTAATGCTTAAAGGAGGAATGAATGCTGATGGTTCTATTCCTGTAACAGAGATTTGGAGAACATTTGACCAAGACGTTGATCCTTCAGTTTCTTCATTAGAAAGTATGGTTGAAATTATGGGTGCTGACTACGTACGTAGAGCATTTGATAATGGAAGCTTATCAAGAACTTTCTTAACTAACTTAGAAGCTGCTCACTTGAATAAAATTGCAAGTGACATTGAGACTTACTTAATGTGGGGTCACGGTGGTAGAGTTAAACAAGATGGGCCGGATGACATCAGAATGTCAGTTGGTCTTTGGAAGCAATTAGATAACTCTTACAAGAGAATCTATAATAAGTCTTCTTTCAGCTTAGATATGTTTAAAACTGAGCTTTACAACTTCTACCAAGGTAAAGTTGAATTAGAAGGACCAGATCCACAACGTACATTAATTGTACAGACTGGTATTGGTGGTATGAAACTTGTTAATGACGCAATTGCAGCAGAAGCAGCTGGATTAGGTACTAACTACGTAATCAATGCTGATTCAAACGGAATTGTATCTGGATCAGGTATGGACTTAGGATTTGGATATGCATTCACTTCTTATGTAATTCCATTCTTGGCAAACGTAAGATTTGTATTAAATCCTGCATTTGACAATTTACATACTAATGATATTGAAAATCCACTTATTGATGGAAGACCATTAAGCTCTTATAGCTTTATTATCTTTGACATCACTGAGTCAGGTAATGACAATATTCACTTATTGAAATTATCTTGGGATAATCAATTAAAATGGTTCTACCAAAATGGTACTATGGACTATATGGGAAGAACTCAAGGGTTTGCTTCATCTGGTAACTTTAATGGATACCGAGTGATGATGACTCAAACAATGCCTTCTATTTGGGTGAAAGATCCAACTAAGGTATTGAAGATTGTAATGAAGAATCCTGTAACAGGAGGATCATTCTAATACTTAATATGATAGAGAGGGAGGGTCATTCCTCCCTCTTATATCATTAAAACATTTTAAAAACCAATAAAAACCAAACTAAAAATGGCAAAAAAGAAAAAAGAAACAGTAGAAGAAGTAGTTGCTGAATCTGTTGCACCAACGTATACAGATACTGCAATTAAAGAATTAACAATGATTGAAAAATACCAAGAAGGTAAAGATCAATCTATTGCAATACGTACATACTTTGATGGAGATATGGAAAATATGGGTCTAGAAAATTATGGTATGTCACTATTTGAAGGTGTAATGCATGAAGAAGAATTATCTTGTTTAGAAATAAACGGAATTAAAAGATATGTAACAGGATTGAATGAATTTGCACCTGAAATAAAAAAGTTATCTTCTGAAAAGAGAATAGCAAAAATAAAAGAAATAAGAAAAGCTGTAGCAGTTCTTGAAAGAGATTTAGCAGCAAATATAATTGATCCAGAAGATCCAGAATTTTGGAATAAAGTAAAATTACTTAGACATGATAATCATGAATTCTGGAGTAAAATTAAATTAAGGGTAGGTAATGATCCAATATATTTAGATCCAGCAGCAGATCCGTATGATTTAATTAAAATATATGCAATTGAAGCAGGTGGTTTTTCACTTGTAGCAAAAAATTTAAGAGAAGCAAAAGGTAAAAACGGCTGTAAATTTTATTTAGATAAACTAGAAGATACTGTAAGTACAAGAACAGAATTATCTAAATTAAGAAATAGAGCTCTTGCTTCATTAACATCTATGTATGATTCAGAGAATACTAAATTATTCTATGTAGCTAAAGTTTGTGATGCAAATAGTACACAATATAATAAATCAACAGCTAATGATATTATTTATGAAGCTATGGATTCTTTTATACATGGTGAAGGACACGATAGAAATCAAAGAAGATCAGCACAAGCTTTTTTAGATGCTTCTAGACTTAGTATGGAAGATTTAAAATTAAAAGCTGTTTTAAAAGATGCAAGTGGTTATAGTTTAATAACAAATAAAGCAGATGGCTTTATATACTTTGGATCTGTTAGAATGGGTAAAACATCAGAACAATGTTTAGAGTGGCTAAAAAATCCTTTAAATGAAGAACATTTAATGGGTCTTTTAAGTCAAGTTGAATATTATTGGAATATGTAATTATGATTAATAATACTACACTACAAATAAAGTTTAGACAAAGGTTAAATAAATTAGCTAGTAATGATTATGATAATATAGAATGCTGGCAAATTGTTGAATCTTTTAATAAAGCTCAAATTGAGTGGTGTAGAAGACAATTACATGGAAACAATATGTATAAAGAAGGGGATGAGATGTCTAAGAGACGTATAGATGATCTCCAACCTTTATTAATAAATTTAGGACTTATAACTACTCAAGGAGATACTTTTATTGAGTCAACTAATTTTCCTGAAGACTATCTTGAATATAAAAGAGTATCTGCAGAAGCAGTGACAGAATGCTGTCCTGCTGTACCTGCTGATGATGGAATAGCAGGTGGACCAGTAACAAGAGGAAGGTCTATGACAGTCTATTTATCTGAGGTTGCTAATGTAGATCTAATAATGAGAGATCCTCTTAAAAGACCAGATTTTGAATGGGGGGAAACTTATTGTACTTTACAAGATAATAATATAAGGATATATCAGAGAGATTTTAATATAATTAATCCTGTATTTACTTATTATAGAAGACCTAGAGAAATAGAAATAGAAGGCTGTACAGATCCTTATACACTGGTTCAATCACCTGCAGATGTTATATGTGAATTCAAAGATGATATAGTTGAACTATTAATTGATGAAGCATGTTCTATCATTGCAGGGGATATAAATGATGCAAATCAGTATATTAGAGGATCAGGATCAGCAGAAAAAAATAATTAATATATTAGTTTAAATAAAGAAAAAGTAGTATATTATTAGTGTATATAAATATCAATATTAACCAGTTGAGGTAAAGCTCAACACAAAAATTAGAAATTATGGCTTATTTTAATCATGCTTTTGACAAAGCCTTTTGGTGTCAAACGCATAACCAAACAATTGGAGACACTTCAGCCTCATTAACAACTTCAGGACATTTTGCACTTGTAGATTCAGGTTACAAAGTAATGAATGCTGTAGCAGTTGCTGGACAAGCGGGTGGCTTCTATTTAACACAAGCATCATTCCATGCGAATGATACAATAGGTAACAATCCAGGACATGGAGGTTACAAGGAAACAACTAAATCAAAAATGATCCTTAAAAAGTATATCTCAAATATGTGGATCACTGATTGTGTAGATGAAACTGCTCAAGTTTTTGATGTACTTATTAAACCTACTGCTCAATATATGTCTTGTTTCCCATGTGGAACAGATCCTATTTTAAGAGTAGACGTTAAAGGTACTGCTGCATTAAGATTATTAAATCACAATGCTTATCAATCTTTATCTGGTTCATTACCAATGCCAGGTTCTGGAGATGCTGCAGCAAATCCTGCTTTAGCATGGGCTGCAAGAGTAGCTGCTGGACAAGAAAATGTTGACATGTGTTGTGTAACACAAGATTCAACTCACTCTGGTATTGCTCCATCTATTGTTGCTATGAACTTTGTAGATCATTTTAATAATGATCCTATTATGAGTAAATTAGGTACTGCTACATTATTAGTAAATACTGTAGGTGCTCCAACAGTATTTGGTGCTGCTTCTCAAGCAAAAATAGAAAAAATCTATGAAGGAGGTGCAAAAGGTGTTACAGCTGATCAAGCTGCTGCATCTGCTACAGGAGAATGGGTTGCTGCTAATGAGTATAAAGTAAGAATCACACTTAACACAAGTTGTGAATTACAAACTCAGTTCTCTTCTTGTTCATTTGATACAAGAGATTTTTATTTAATGGGAGGACTTAAATCAACTGCTGATTTACAAGATGAAGTTGGTCAACCATGTGTTGCTTGTTTAGGTTATGTAACAGGAACTGAAAGTACTGCGTTTAAACAAAGAAGAACTTCTTCTGACACAGGAATTAATGACATTCTTAAAACTGAAAATTACAGACAATCTCCTTATAATCAAGGAAACAGAGACTCTAGTAGATTCAGAGAGCAAGAAGGAATGAGTGGAATTATTGGTGACTTAGGTAGAGATGCTACAGGAGCTTCTTGTAATGGTCACTTTAGAGTTTATCACTTGTTACACAATGTTCCTAGATTTAACAATCCTTCTGGAGTATTTGATAATGATCAATATCACTACAAAGTATATGTTAAATGTACAGGTGCTTCTGCTGCAACTACATCATTAGATGCAGATTGGTTAGCAATTGCAATTGATGCTGGAATTATGAAACTTGATGGCTCAGGTGTTGTTGCAACTGTTGCAGATCTAGTTGACAAAGGTGGTGACTACTAATAGTTAACACTCTATATACATAGATTAGAAAGGGGGCAGAAAAATCTGCTCCCTTTTTATTTCATTTAATCTAGAATATTTTGTATATTATAGTGTAAAGAGTATACTTTTCTAAATAATTTTTTTATGGCAGTTAAACATATTTTAAGTCTAGACATTCCAGATAGTGCAAATTGTGAAATACTACCTATTGTTGATACAAGTTCATATGACTCCAAATTAGGAGTAAGTTGTCCTGAAATATCAATAACGGCACCAGGTTACACTGCACCAAAAATAATTGAAACAACAATTGTAAAAGATGCATCAGGAGATTGGGATGGCTTTGGTAGATTAAATCTAAATGCGTGTGCATTAGGATTACAATCAACAAGTTGTTCTACTTCAAGAAAATCTATAAATGATGGTATTTATATAATTAAATACAGTCTTTCTCCAAATGATAAAGTTTATGTAGAATATAATCATTTAAGAACTACAGAAATACTTACAACATATTATAAAAAGTTATGTGAGTTGGATGTAACTCCATGTGAACCTTCATCAACATTTAAAGATTTAATGGGAGAAATGAAATATATAAGAACATTAATTGATGCTGCAAAAGCAAAGGTTGAATATTGTCAAAGTCCTAATGAAGGAATGGAGCTTTATAATTTTGCAAAAGCAAAACTGAAAAAGATTACATGTTCAGTGTGTTGCTAATATTTAAATAAAAGAATATGAGTTGCAAAAAGACAAATGAGGAAATAGAGAAACAAATACAGACAGAACAAGAATTTGCTGATCTAAGATTTAGAAACATGAGATCAGAAAGATATGGCTTGTCTCCGTGTTGTTCATTAGATAAATTAGAAAAGATAACTTCTAAAAAAGAACTTTGTGACTGGGATGATAAAAAATTACCAGTATACCTAGACAAAGGATACACAGATCATACAGATACAGGATATGAAAGTTATAAGTGGTTATTTGAAAATGCTACTATTCCTGATTGGGTTAGAAAAGTATGCAGACCTTGTACACCTCTTAGTTCTACAGTAATTACTACAACTAAAACTCAAATTATAAAATTTAGTGATGCTGTTATTGACGCAGATTCATATTTAGTACGTGAAAAAACTAAGATCTATATGTTAGCAAAATATGATGGTACAATATCAGCTAATCAAACTACTACATTTCTTACTGTAGGTTATGGTGAAGTTCCTGCTGCAGTACCTGGTGATAGTTTTAAAATAACAACTTATGGAAATACTAATGCTGCAGATCCTAAAAATGGTGCTGATGAAGATGAAGTATTAACTATAATTATAGATAAAAATGGAGATGGATCAGAATTATATCAAGTAAAAACTACAACTATTGGAGCATGGAATCCAAATTCTTTTGTAGATGGTTCTACACGTAATTTAACAAATTTTGGAGAAAAAGTAGAATGGTGTAAATATAATATAAGTTTAGATTGTACATTTTGTGGAGAGGGAAGAAGACAAGATCCAGATATGTATTTCTTTTATGATGTAACATCATTAGGTGTAGCAGAAGTTAAAGATACACATATTATAGTTGAACAATGGTTAAATGGTTTAAGAGCTATAGGAGCATTTAATGGTAGAGTATATCATACTTCAATATATGGAGAAAGATGGTTAGATTGGGCTATAATGCCTTATACAGGAGCATTTAATAATGCTGGATTCTGTGGTGGAGCTTATTCAGACGGATTAGGAACACCAGGAGTTATAGGACCTCAAAATCCAAGTTGGTCAAGTGGTACAGGAGGAGCTGTTGATTCAGCTCAACCACCATCATCAAAATCATCATGGAAGTATTGGGGGGTTTTAGATTATATGATTAATACTTTAGATATAGAATGGTATGATAATGGAAACGGTGTTACTACTGCAACTTATAGTGGTAGTGAAGTAACTCCTTCAGGTCTACCGGTAAAAAGTCAAGGTCCTCCTCCTATAAATCAAAGTAAAGAACTTTTAGTTGTTATATTTGCTGATGAAGCTACATCTCCACAACCATACCCACAACCATATCATGTAGATCAAAATAGTACTACACCTACATGGATACATGCTAGTGGTGGATCAGATGGAACAACATTAGCAACTACACCATGTTGGAATGCTGATTATGATAAGTTTGTAATTGAACATAATAAATTTTTAGCTCAAGGATCAGATTATAAAGCTAATTATTTTATATATCCAGCATATCCAAAAACTGTACAAGATGCTCATAAAGCATTTCCATTACATGTAATTGGAGCAATAACATCAGGAGATAATCCTGTTGGTTCAGGTTTATTAACATCTGCACCATCAAATGGTGTAAGTACTTTAACAGCAGTAACGTCTGGTACTAATCCTTATGTAACTGCAAATAAGGGTAAACTTGATCAATATAATTGGGGATATAATGTTGATCAACCAGTTTCAGGTTTTGAAAAAGATGATTTTGTAACAAACTTAGAAGCCTTTTGGAATCCAGGAGATGAAGAATGTATTAATGATGCTGAATGTATAAGTATATATGTTAAAGATGATCAGGGTAACCCTATTGAATGTTACCCAATTTATATAGATAACAGAGAAGTGGGAATGACAGATAAAGATGGTTTTTATCTTCATACAGAGTATTTTGCTAGTACTAATACAAAACACTCTATAGATGTATGTCATTGTTTCACAACAACAGGCGGTTGTGATCAACAAAGGATAGATATTACACTTACACCTGAAGAAACAAAAGTTGTGTGTACAAAATTAACTGTTGATTGTACGCCTGAAACATAATAGTAAAGTTAAACACTTGGTTGTTTATTAATAAATTTGTATATTATAGTGTATACATTAGTAATTTACAGCTGTAAAAAGAATATTTATGATACCAAATAAATCAAATAATACTAACGGATGTGATGAAACATCTTCAAATTGCGTTGTTTGGCAAGGTCCTGATTTGCCATGTGTTGATGTATGCACAGGAGATACTATAAGTACTATAATAGCTAAGTTATGTGATGAAATACTTAATACAACAAGTGTATCACCAGGGGTAGACATAGCTACAATTAATCAAGGATGTTTAATTAGTGAATATGGACAAGCTAATGATGTACAAACTTTAATAACAAACATAGTTGATAAGCTTTGTAGATGTTGTGAAAACTCAGGACAAACAACAGATCCTTGTTCATGTGTTATACCATTACCTCCATGTTTAAAATATACAGAAGAAGGTACAGGTAGATTAGTTACAGAATTACCATTATATGATGCAAATTCAAATTTTGGATATGCACAACTTCTTGCAAATAAAATTTGTGATAATATAAGTGCAATAAGTAGTATTAATACAATAGTAGCAAATCACGAAGGTAGAATAACACATATTGAAAATCATTGTTGTCATGAACATGGAACATCACCTGGAGGTGGTGAAAATCCTCATTCAATGGTTATACCTTCATATGTTGGAACACCTGGTGTACCAATGGGATTAGAATCAGTGGTAGTTGCTACAGAACAAACTTTAGGTGAATTAGAAAGAGCAACAGGAACACCAGCTGCAATAAATACAGCTTTAAATGTTGCACCAGCATTAGGAGGTAGAGATAAATTAAGTGGTAGTGGAACAATGAGTGCAATACCTCAATTTATAGGTAACCCAGTAAACTTAGCACAATCAGTACAAAATTTATGGGTAACACTGAATGATACAAGAAATGCTGTACAAAGTATAAAAGAAACAGTAGCAAATCCTCTATGTGGTGATATTACATATTCTGTTAATGGATCTATCACAAGAACATCAGAAGGTGCTTTCTCAGCTGTTGCTTTAGATTTTCAAGGAACAAATATACCTACTTCATATTCTGATTGTAATCCACAAGGAACAAAAGTAACTATAACAGATGCATCATTAAATTCATTAGTAAAATATGTAGATGTATCTGGAAATTATCAAAATAATACTGCATATACAATAGGTGCAGGTAATATGGGTAATTTAGATTTAGGAAGCAATTACTCAGTAAAAGTAGAATTTTGTAGTTCTAATGCAGATAACATGTGCCAAGAGGTACAAAACTTTACTATAGATAATGAATTAGTATGTCCTGATATAACTATAGGAGCTGTTACAAGTGATTCAATTCCATTTTCTGTTAGTAATATAAGAATTCCTGCAAATTCAGGTCATACAATAACAGCAGTACTTAGAACGTCTACAGGTAAATTACTAGATTCACGTTCATATACAGCATTTAGTTCTGGAATAAGTGGTACATTTTCAAATTTATCAGGAGCATCACAATATCAAGTTTTTGTAGAAGTATTAAGAAAAGGATCTTCAACACCAACTCAATGTGCAATTCAAGTAGTATCAACATTAGCTCCAACATGCACAACTAAAGCAAGAGTATCATCAGATGCAACTTGGCATTTAACAGCTACTCCAAGTACATTCTTAAAAGCAGGAGCTAATACAATGGATTTAGCTTTTTATAATGATGGAGTAACTCAAACAAAATGGACTGTTGGTTTTGATACTACAAATGAACCAATTGTAATTCAAGATACATCAGTTACAGATATATCAGGATGGTCACATAATGGATCATTTATAGATAGTGAACTAGCAACAGCACCTCTTGTTGTTACAGGTATGACTGGTTCACCATTGTCACCTACATCTATTAATAGAAATAATAATGATAGCGGATTCAAATATTTTGGAACACTATTAGATCCTATAGGAAATTTATTATATGTATATGCTGCTGTTAATACAAATACAAAAACAATAGATAAAGTTGTATTTGCATGTAATTGTTCAGGTTTATATTTAGATACACCTCAACCAGTTTATTATTGTAATAAAGGAGGAAATACTGAAGTAACAGTAGATGCTGTAGGATATACTTCTGGAACTGGTACATATTCTTGGACTATTACTAAACAACCAGATCATGGTTCTTTAACAAATTTAGCAACATCAACTTCTCAAGTAAGATATAATTATATACAAGATAATACAAACATGGTAGCTGATTCATTTACTGTTTCATTAACTAATGATTGTGGTACTGTAGTATTATCAAGAGCTGTTTCAATATTACCAGCAAAACCAATAAGATATACAAGTAGTGATGTTATAGTATTCTTTGATACACAAAGTATAAATGAAGCTAATGCAATTAAAATTAAAGCTTCATTTAATAATATTAGAAATACATTTGTAGGTAGTACTAAACCTAATTTTTATTATGTTGCTGTAAATGGAAATAGATCAGGAGATTATTTAAAACATGTAAAAGCATGTGTTGAAAATATTGGTACTTTTGATTCATTTGATGGTACTAACAAATCTATAACTTGGCCTACAGTAGGAGGATGGTGGACAAATGTAATGAATAGTGGAGGAACACTTCCAGCTTATTGGTCAGGAGCAACAGCAGAATATCCAACGGATATTAAAATTATATCATTTGTAAACGGTGTTACATCAGTTGGTACACGTGGTACATATACTGATTTAGCAACAGTACCAACAAGTCCATCTTGGACAAATTTTGGGCCTACAACTTCAGGTGGTTCTATACCTTATAAATATGAAGAAGATTGGGATGCAATTGCAGATATAAATGACGGAACTTCTGCATCTGCATGGGCAGGTCTTTTCCAAGGATTAGCTAGTTCACCTTGGACAGCTACTCATAAACCATTTACATATGACCAAGTTATTGTAAATATTGTTGGAGATGAAGCAGCTGTTACAGCTAATGCAGCATTACAAATGTTTGCAGCCGTTCAGGGTCAAACATTATTAACACCTCAAGAATATATGGGTATAAAAGCTGGATTAAGAAAATATAAATGGAATGGAGTAACAGGACTAAATTTTGCTGGCTACTTAGATGCTGCAGTTGCAGGTCCAGATATTCCATATCATACTAGTGTAGCAGGTTTAAAAGATACAACAAACACTAGCACATCAGTACATGCTTATATAGAATCTGGTGTAGAATTAGATAATTCTATCAATTCTGATATAACAACATATTTTAGAGGAATGTTCAATATGTTACCAACAGGTAATGTAAATGAACCTACTGCTAAAGGATATGGTCAAATAGGAGCAGGAGCTGTTGGATTTGGAAATAGTGCAGTAGATGGACCAAGTGCTTGTACAGCAGCTGGTTCAGTTACACATGCTCCAATATATACATCAGCTGAAGGAGATACTCCACCAGGAACACCTTTCCCTGCAACTATATTAAATTCTAGAGCATATTCAACTAGATCTGCAGCTGCACAAAACATTAAAGGAAAGAATGAATTAATTAATAATCAATGGTATGCTATTCATGATGGAACAACAGGTAAATATTATGCACAATATGATGCAGGATCATCAGGACCTCATTGGAAAAATATAGGAACATGTACCTAATAATTAAAAAATAAAAAAAATGGCTTGTAATATATGTGGAAATACTAAATCATCACCATGTGCTTGTAGAGATCATGCAATGACTACACCTTGTTCATATAATAATTGTGATAGAAAGGCAACAACAGAGTTATGTGAAGATTTACAATGTGCAGAATGTGTATCATATTGTCAAGATAATTTTTGTGTAACAAATACAAATGGTCAAACTTTCTGTGTAAATAAAGGAGAAAGATTAGATTTCATACTACAAAAAATGGCCTTGTTTGTAAAAGATCCTGCATGTTGGAATAGTAATATTGCACATATATGGGCAGATACAGTTACTAATACTACAGTTAAATTAATGTGGTCTGGTGTACCTACAGGTACAACTTCAATAAATGTGTACTATGGAACAGCAGCAGGAGCTTATATATTAGCAACATCTTCACCATTAGGTGGAGGTATTTCAGAATATGAATTAACAGGATTAAATCCAAGTACAGCATATAAATTTAAAGTTGCAGCAACTACAAGTACTGCAACATGTGACTCAGTAGAGTTGTTTTTAAGTACAATAGCATAACAAAAGTGGAGACAGTTTGTTGGTTTTAACTCTGCAATTGTTTGAAGCCTCAGAGAAATCTGGGGCTTCTGTTTTTTATACAATATTTTTTTGTATATTGCCACCAATTTTAATTAAAATATATTTATGGAATCATTACTAGAAAAAATCAAAACATCATTTAAATGGAAAAAAACCTCTGAATACTGTGCAGAGAAACTAAATATCACAGTAGAAGACTATGATAAATTAAAAGAATATGTCAAATCACAAGAACTTATTGAATCTAATTCTACATCATATGAGTATAATTTAGAAAAAGGAGAAGCAAAGATGGAAGTAATCAGTTCTTCTGAACCTAAATCTCCTGAAGAAATTATTAAGGTATTAAATATTGATACTACACAATGGAAATTATCTAGTTATTGGAATAAACAAATGGGTGATCATTGGAGAGTATCTGCAATGGTTACAAAGTTAAAAGATAATGAAGTTGATAATGTAGTTGAATTATTAAAAGACTTTAAACCTAAAAAACATAACTTAGTTAAAAGAATAAAAACTCCAGGTAAAATAAAAACAGCTGGAGTTTTATCATTACAAGATATTCATTTTGGTAAGGAAGGTAATGAAACTATTGATAAATGCTTTGAAGAAACAATAATAGATCTTGCTGATAGAGCTACTAGATCACATCATCTAGAAAAATTATATTACGTTATAGGAGGTGATCTAATCAACATGGATACATGGAGTGGTACTACCACTAGTGGAACACCTTTAGATAACTGTATGACAGCTACAGATGCTTATATGCAAGCTTTTGATGCAATACAGTGGAGTATAAATTGGCTTAAGCAGTTTTGTGATGAATTACAAATAGTATATATTCCAGGTAATCATGATAGATTATCATCATTTCATTTAGCACATGCTCTATCAAAATGCTTTAAAGATGATAATATAATATGGGATATAGTTTATCTTGAAAGAAAAGTTTTTGTATATGGAGATAACTTCTTTGCTTTTGAACATGGTGATGTTAATACAAAAAATTCATTAATGTTGTATTCTATGGAGTATCCAAAAGAATGGGGTAATACTTTATATAGAACATTATATACAGGACACCTACATCATAAGAAAAAAATAGAATACAAAACAGCAGAGGAAAATACAGGATTTATGTTAAAGATATTACCTAGTTTATCAAGAACAGATTATTGGCATTATCATAATAAATTTGTAGGATCAAGAAGATCAGGAGTTTTATCTTTACATACTCCTAATAAGGGTGAGATATGTGAACTGACATATTCCCCTGAATAAACTTGAATAAATCACCTTTTTTTTGTAAATTATAGTGTATGGTAATAATATGATAAACAATTTTAAAAAACCTAATTTGAATGCTCCAAGATACAGAGAAAAAGTATTAGGGCTTTTAAACGCGGATTTAATTAATGAATTTAAAGAAAAGAATCCTATATACTCTCAAATAGATAATGATAAATTTAAAAAAGTTATTAACCTATTTAATGAGAAGATATGGAAAGAAGTTATAGAAAATAGAGATGGTGTAGAACTCCCTGATTCTTTGGGATACATTTTTATAGGGACATGTCCAGCTGCAAAAAGTGTAAATACGGATTATGCACTATCTAAAAAATATGGTAAAGTTTTACAGAATAAAAACTGGGAAACTGATGGTAAAGTAGCTAAAATATTTTATACAAATTATTCTACTAAATACCGTTTTAAAAATAGAGAGCTTTGGCAATTTAAAGCTGTTAGACAGTTTAAAAGAGCTGTTGCTAAGTCTTACCCTAAAAAGTGGACTAAGTATATTAGAATGGAAAATAAAAAGAGGGTAGCTGATATGTATAAGAAAAATAAATAATAATTATGACAACAATAGGTCAAGTAGTCTCTAGAGTTAGAGAATCAATAAAAGCTGAAGTACAAGACTCATTTGTAACAGACAGGTATCTATATAGTCTTATATTAAAATACGGGCAATTATTAATGAGAAGACAAGATAATGCCAATAAATTAATGAAGTTTAATAGTGTATGGCAATCACTACCTTTTGTTGAATTAATTGAAGTAGATAAGGTTGAAGCAAAATGTAGTGGAATACAAAGTGGATGTACAATAAAAAGAACTAAAGAAAAACTTCCAATGTTTATGGAAGGATATTGGGGACCACTTATACGTACTGTAAGTTCAATAGATGGTTCAATTGAAATGCAACCAACTAATCCTGGAACTTATGCTTCTATGACAAAAACAACATCATTTAAATACAATAAAACAAAATATTTTTGGTGGTTAAATGATTATATATATGTTCCAAACGTAGAGTGGGATGCTATAAAAATAGAAGGTATTTTTGAAGGTGATATATCTAAATGGAATTGTGATCCTGATGATGACTGTACTCCAAGATATTTACAAAATATGTATATTCCAGAATTTTTATTTGCTGAAATAGAAACACAAGTTATGAATCAATTGCTAAATACAATGAAAGTTCCTGCAGAAGATTCAGATAATAAAATAAATATTAATAGATAATGGCAGTATCACATAAATATAGAACATTTAATCAATTACTTGAAGATGTATCAGTTGATTTTTCAACTCAAGCATTAGAAGGTATGATTGAACCTCAACAATTAATTAAGGTTGCTACAAGAGTAAACTATGATTTAGGTCTTAGAATAAATAGAACAAAAGAAACTGTCATAGATATTGAACATAGTAAAGGTCAATTACCAGAAGATTTTTATACATTAAATTATGCTTTTTGCTGTGGATCATATACTGTTAGTAATACTCCTCCTGCAGGTACAACTGTAGATACTACATATACAAAATATGTTCCAGATCCAGATGGTCCTAATCAATGTCTTACACCAGATTCATGTAAAGATGTTTGTGTTGTTCAAACATGTCCTACAACAAAAGATGGAACAACAACATATGATGAATATATGGTAGTTCAATTTGTAGGAGCTGAACAATATAGAACTTATTCAAATTATATGCCTTTAAGAATAAGTAATTCAAATAAAGTATTATGTGATTGTCCTAATGTTAATATTCAATCAATGAATATTGCTGAAATTAGAGATAATTATTTAATAACAAATTTTAAAACAGGAAATGTTTATATAAGTTATCAAGGTGCTATGGAAGATAATGAGGGTAATCTTTTAGTTTTAGATCATCCATATTGCAATGAATATTATGAATATGCATTAAAAGAAAGAATTTTAGAAAACATGATATTTTCTGGTGAAAACGTATCTAACCAATTATCATTCATTCAAGGTAAATTGAGAGCAGCAAGAAATAATGCTCTTGGTTTTGTTAATACACCTGACTTTGAAGAAATGAGAAAAATGTGGGAAGTAAATAGGAGAGCCCAATATCATAATTACTATAATATGTTTAAAAGCCATCCTACATTGGGAGGTTAAAAAATAATTTACCATGGCTGAAAAGCAGAATACACCACAACCTCAAAATACTACAAATATAGATACGGATATATTTGTTAAAGGGATGACCACTGATCCCAATGCTAGTTTAGTAGGAAAGGATCAATGGACTCATGCTAGAAATGCTATTAATAATTCTAAAGATGGTGATATAGGTACATTAGGAAATGAACCAGCAAATAAACAATGTTCTTCAGCACCTTTTACAATTATTGGAGCTATTCATTTATATGGAGATAAATGGGTTTTATTTTCAACTAATAATGAACAAAGTGAAATAGGTACATGGGATGATAGTGAATGTAAATATGAAACATTGGTAAATGATTATAGTTGTTATCAATGTTCAGATCAATTTCCAAATTCAACTCCAGTATATACACCTTGTTTAAACTTTAATACACAACATTTAATAACAGGAGCAGCAAAAGAAAACTTTGATTGTACTTGGCAGATATATTGGGATGACGCTGTAAATCCATCTAGAACTTTAAATTTAGATAATATACCTTGGCATAGAAAAGTTATTTCAGATGAAGGTGCTGATTGTGTAATTTATGAAGATATACAACCATTATGTCTTGACTGTGAAAGAATAAGATTAGCACCATTAGTTGATATTCCATGTATTAAATTATCTAAATCACCAGATGGTGGACAATTAAGAAATGGATCATATCAAATATTTATTGCATATGTTATAAATGATCAAGTAGTTGGTGATTATTATGGTATGTCAAATGTACAACCATTATTTGATCATGAAGACATGTTATCAGGATTAGATGTTAATATAAGTAATTTAGATAAAAATTTTGAATATTATCAATTGGTAGTTTGTAGTTTTAATCAAGGTGAACAGCAAGCAAAACAATTAGGTTTTTATAGTACAGAACAAACACATATAAATATTGATTATATAAATCAAAAATTAAAAACAATTCCAGTTGAGTCATTACCAATAACAACACCAGCATATGAAAGAACAGATAAAATGTATGTTGTTAATGATTATTTAGTAAGGCAAGGTCCAACTGAACAATTTGATTTTAATTATCAACCTTTAGCTAATCAGATTCATACACATTGGACTGTTACACAATTTCCATCTGATTACTATGCAAAAGGAGGAAATAAACCTACATTTATGAGAGATGAAGTTTATTCTTTCTTTATTAGGTTTGTTTATAATACAGGTGAAAAATCTTCATCATATCATATTCCAGGAAGAGCTCCTTATAACTGGTCAGGTATACAAGATGGTGCAGGAGCAAATCCTAATGTATTAGACCCTTGGCCTGGCAATAATGATTTAGGTACAGCAGCATGGGTACAAAATGGTGAAATAGGACCGTATGAAGGTGATAGATTATTTGAAGTTCACAACACTGCTGATAATGGTTGGAATATTGATATTGAAGATGCTGAACGAACAGAAGATGGAGGAATAGTTGTTAGAGAAGGTCATATGGGATATTGGGAATCTACAGAAAGATACCCTCAAGATCCTACAAGATGGAATTCAAACACAGGTAGTCCAGACCATGATCTTTGTGGTAAACCAATAAGACATCATAAATTTCCTGATGAATCAACAGCATGGACAGAATTAATTGATGGAGATTCAGATGTTACAGTATCAAATAATCATTATCTTGATAGAAGTTCTGGAGATGCAGATGGTAATCCAAATCAATTTATAAATGTATTAGGTGTTAAATTTATGAATATTTCATGGCCAAGATTTAATGCATCAACAGATGAAGAGTGCGGCCCAGAAGATGGAAGACCAACAGGAAATCTTATTCCAAATATAGTAGGATATGAAATATTAATTGGCTCAAGAGAAGGTAATAAATCTATTATAGCAAAAGGTTTAGCAAGAAACATGAGAAGATATGATTTACCTCCTAACGCACAAGGTCATGAAACTGTAGGAACACAAGGATTTATACCAAATTATCCTTTTAATGATTGTAATTCAGATCCTTATTTATCAGGTAGTAATACTTTTTCATATGTTGCTAACGGTAATAGACAAGCTGATACTCCATATTCTGCAGGATATACAGCAACAAATTTATTTACTTTTCATTCACCAGAAACATCCTTTAATAAACCTTTCTTATCTCCGTATGAATTAAAAACATATGGAATGGTTACAGGTACTTCTTTAGGTAGATTTAAACCATCTGAAAAACATCCACAAAATAAACTTCTTAGAAATGTATGTATGTGGATTGCAATATTTGTAGGTGCTGGTTATGCTATTGGAGAAATGCGTGGTAAACGTAATACCAAAATGGATGGAGCAAGATCATTATCAATAGGACGAGAAGGAGGTCCATATAGTTTAGACACGCATCTTGGAGGTATTACTGGTGCTGTAACATATCTTGAAGGTAGTGTTATTTTTGCAACTGCAGCAGAATATATTTATACTCTTGTTACTGCAAATGAAGTAATTCAAATTCCTGAACCAACACTTACAGGTATGGCTCCTGGATTTGGGGCAGTTACTGCTGCAGCAGCAGCTAATGCTGGTCTTATGTTAACAGGTAATTTAGCTACACTTGCAGGAATGAATGCTAATGAAAGTGTATTGAGTGCATCAACAGTTGTAGGTGCACCAAAGATGGCACAAAGATTTTTCTATGAACCTTTATTTGCAACAGAAGAAAATGCAGCTGCAGCAGCAACAGCTGGACATGTTGGTCCAAATACATCAGTAGAATTTGAAGGAGCTAGATTTGAAGCTCTTCCATCATTAGCACAACTTGTATTTGGTTTGTATCAATTTATGTCATTTACAGCAGAAGGTGGACAAGTAGTAATAGATATGATATATAATTTAGTTAGCATGCAAGATTATGCATGGAAATATAGTGGGCATGGATTATATTGGGCAACACAACAAAGAGACGGATGGTCACCATTTAGACAATTAGTTAATAAAGCTAGATATGTTGGTTCATCAATGCAAAATTTAACAGCAAATGTAAGAGTTAATAATTTACAAAGACCTAAGACAGTTTGTATAAATACAATTACAACTGGAGAAGCAGATTTTCCAGCACCTGTTGGAGAAATGGATAACTCTAAATTTATTATAGGTAACTTTAGTGGATGGTGGAATCCTGGACAATATAGACAAGCAAATATAGCTGCACATTATACTGCATTAAAAGTTGCATTTAAAAATCAGTATGGTCAATTAGATCAAATAAAACAAGTTCCTTCAGGATGTATATCATATTTTGAAGATCAAAGAAGATATAATTCAAGTGGAGAAATTATACCATGGACATATGAAATTATAACAGATCCGTTAACAGGAAGTGAAATAAATAATGCTAATAGATTTACAACTCCTACAATATATGGAGGAGATTGTTATTTAAATAGATATTCAGAAAAAGTAATAATGCCATTCTTCTGGGACTTTCTAAAAGGTCAACCAGATATGTTTGCATATGATTATAAATTAAGATCTAATGTTCCACGTCCTATCTATTGGATGGATACTAAGAAATTTGAATTATCAGAAATGGTAAGACAAATAACAAATCTTAGTTTTTTAACAGGTTCAACTCCTGGTGGATTAGCAGGAGCTATGCCTAGCGGTTTATATTTTTTAGATAGACCGGGTGGTGATTTAGCTGATGATGATGGAGGTTCTTCATCTGGTTCTTCAAGTAGTGAAGATGAAGATGCAACAGCAAGTGGACCAGTTAATACTGCTGCTCCTAATCAAGTTGCACCTAATATGCCTACAGGAAGTAGTTCTATATTTCATATTAAAAATGGATATATGTATACTCATTGTAATGGTGTTAATGAGTTTTTTGTTGAATCAACTATTAATGTAGCATTAAGAGATTGGGAAGATGTAGATGAAAAAAGACATTATGATTGGTTAGAGTATACAGATGTAGAAGCATTATTTGATGCTGATATTATAAGAAAAGATAATTTTTATAAATATGATTCTTCATTAAGTAAAGGTAGATTTTTTAGTCAATTAATATCTTTTGGATTTATTCAACCAAAAGATTATGATCCATTAGTATCAGAAAAATGTTATAGGCATTATCCTAAAAGACTTATATATTCATTACAAGCACAACTTGAAGCTAAAAAAGATTTTTGGAGAGTGTTCTTACCGTTAAATTATAAAGACTTTAAAAATAGAGTTAATGTAATTAAACCAGTATCTAAAAGTGGTGCAATGATATTATTTCCAAACCTTGCACCAGCAATGTGGCAAGGAGTAGATCAATTACAAACAGATCTAGGAACTAAACTTACAATAGGTGATGGTGGTTTATTTAGTCAACCTATGCAAAATGTAGTAAATACAGATATATCATATGAATATGGATCATGTGAAAGTGCAAGAAGTGTTATTAATACACCATCTGGATTATTTTATATATCTCAAGCTCAAGGAAAAGTATTTAAATATAATGGACAATCTTTAGAAAATATTGCTAATAAAGGAATGAAACAATGGTTTAATAAATACTTACCATCTTTTCTTTTAAACCAATATCCTGGAATGGAAGGTTGTAATAACTGGGTAGATAATCCTGTTGCAGGAATTGGATGTCAATCAGTATATGATCCAAATTATGATTTAATATATTTTAGTAAAAAAGATTATAATTGTATATTACCAGAATGTATAGATTTTGTTCCATGTGAAGGATTTGTTTATAATAATACGGCTTGTAATAATGTTCCTGCAACTCCTTGTTGTCCAGATGGATTTACATATAATCCTGGAAATCCTGTTGGTGAAGAGTGTGAAAAAATAAATTTATATCCTGCAATAGAAGATCAAGAAGGTGGTCAAGTAGATATTGTATTTGTAGTTGATGCATCAAATTCTGTAGATAGCAATAATAATATTGGTAATATGCAGAATTTTATAAAAGTAATGATTGACCAATTAGCAACTCAAATAGGAAGTGGAAACATTAGAATTGGATTAACTCATTTTGGTGGTGGTAGATGTTCAGATATTCCAATGTCAGATCATGGTCAAACATCAGCAGATTGTAACAATCCAGGTAATTGTCCAGATTGTTCTTCTCCGGATACTTTTATGAATTGGGGAGAACAACAAGAATTAACTAGTGATATGACACTTATTAATCAATGGGTTGGTACACCAGGAATAACATTTGATTGGAATGGTGCTAATACAGGTTATCAACCTGATGTAACATCTACATATGGAATAGCAGCAGATAGAGGAGTATCAACTTCTACAGGTTTAGGTCAAGGTGATGACAATCCTTATGGAACAGATATATTAGGAGGAGTATGGAATGGACAAAATTTATTATATGGAACAGGTTCTAGATCAGTTCCTAAAGTTTTAATTTCATTATTTGATGGAGGTCAAGTAGCTGAAGGTAGTATTTCAATATTACAAGCAAACGGAGGTCCAGGTATATCTTATGTAAGTAGTTCATATAGTGAAGCTGGTATTACAGGTACTGATATATACAAAGGAATGAGTGTAAGTCCATTAACTCCTGATGTTGTTTGGCCAGGTGATCCAACTACAACTACTACTTGGAGTGTAGGTGATTATGAATGTACATGGTTTAATACTAATGTATTAAATAATCCTGATTATATGAATGCACCATATGCTCAAAAAAGTTATTCAGTTGTTGTTGATCCAGGTGGTAATGCTCCAACAAATCTACATTTAAATTATGGTGAAGAATTTGCAAATTCTGGTAATGCATATGGAGGAGCTTTTGCAGATGTTGCAGATATAATAGCTGTAGCAACTGAAATAATAGATGATGTAACACCTCCACCAACATATTCATGTGCAGATCCTACATGTGATTTAATAACAAATTCTGCTGGACAATATATGTGTGAATGTAGAGAATATGCTCCTGTTGAAATGTTAGATAATACAACGCCAGTTTCATTACAAGATGAAACATATTTTGAAGATGTATCATGGACAATAAGTTATGATCCTAAATATGAAGCTTGGATGTCATTCCACGATTGGCATCCTGAATTAATGATACCAAGTTTAAATCATTTCTTCACAACTAATAGTTATGAAGATCTTGAGGCTGAACCAAATTGTCCTCCTGGCTTTACTTGGAATCCATCAACACAAACATGTTGTCAAGTATTTCAAGGTAGTTATGAAGCAGATGTAATTGTTGATGAAGTACCTGTTGAATTTTATATAGAGCAACTTGATTGTCAATTAGATATTGTACTTGCTATTGATAAATCAGGTTCTACAGAAGATTTTCTACACCATTTTAGAAGTTTTGTTGATGATTTTGTATTGGCATTTAAAACTGATATGGATAGTGGAGATGTTCAAATAGGATTAGCTTCATGGGATAGTTGTGGTGATTATTATAACCATACACCATCTCCAGATGGATCAGGAGGGGTACTTGAGGGTGAAGTAAATATGTCTAATTATACAGTTTCAACAACTTGGGGAAGTGATTATATACCAGGTGATGGTGGTACTACTGGTTTCTTTTGTGCATTTGATGATGCACAACAACAGTTATCTGGTGTACTTAATTCTACTTTAGGAGATAGAACAGATCATTCAGCTTATAAACGTATTTGTATTATAATGGCAGATGGTGGTGATAATGGTGGTGGAGCTCACGCTTCTCAATATTATCAATCTTTACAAGGAGCTATGCCTTCAAGCTTTCCTAATAATGATGCAAGTGGAAATCCAAATAATCCTGGTTTTAATGTTGGTTATGCTAATGCAGCTGAGACTGCAGGATTAGCAACTATTTCTTCAGAAAGCTGGGGATTATATTGTCATCCAACTGGAACTGCTAATCAGGCTGATTTTGATATAGTAACAGCTGGTGATACAAATTATCAAAACTTAAGTTTAACTCCAGCTACTGTTACTGATTTTGCAACTACATTAGCTAATAATTTATGTACATTACCTCCAGTATGTTCATGTCCTGCAGGATACGAAAGAATAACTCAATTAACAGATGGTACAGCACCTCCTCATCAAGTTTTAGGATTAAATGAAAGTTGTGTAGTTGAGGGTAAAAATGGTGTATGTAGAAAAATGGAATGTGAATGTGATCCAACTCAATTACCATTTCCATCAATACCTGTAACAACAACAGGAATATGTCCTTCAGATATTATGAATGGTATAGCAAAATGGTATAATACAACCACAGGTGTTGGAGATCCTTTATGGGTTAACTCTAATCCTAAAATGTGTCATTATGATTATGAATGTTGTTTAGATGGAACATTTACAAAAGGTGGTATATGGAAACATAATGATAGATGTGATTTATATGCAAACTATTATGGAGAAAATTATCCATGGGAAATAGAATGGGTTGAAGCTGTAGGTCAAACTGTTAATACAATTAGAAGTGTAGAGTATCAATTAGAATCTTATATCTATAGAGGAAACTTAGATGATAATTGTGGTGATAGATTCCATGATTTAGATTGGAATTTTGATCATGCAATAATACACAACACTGAACAAGTATCAGGGGAACTTGCATTAACACTAGATCCTAAAAACAATGTACCTTTAATTACACAATTCCCTTTTATTACAGGTAATGAGATAAGAATACTATATAGTAAAGTAGAACAGAAATATAGATTTAATCAGTTCTGGGATATTACAAGAGATAGAGGTGAGTTTGATCCTAACTGGAATCTGCCAATATTTATAACACAATTAAATGGTTATATAAAAGATTTAAATCAAGCAAACTTAGATTATAATAAACCAGAGCTACAACGTAAGAAATTTAGACATTACTGGAATAAAGTTATACTTAGAAAAAATATATCTGCTGATAGAAAAATGATATTAAAATTAGCTAATACAAAAATTAATGCATCTTTTAGATAATGAGTGAACCAAAAATAAAATATAAAATACCTTCAAGTAATGAACTTATATCAAAGTTTGGATATAGGGATGATTCTCCTTTTAAGAGTAGACCTTACATAGATATTGATACACCAACAGGTGAAATAGATATGACAAATGTTAGTATTCCATTATTAGCTAATGGTAGATTATTACCTCCTAATTCTGGTATACATAATATGGGTACAACAAAAGTTAAAGAGATACCATTAAAAAATACTTTTAGTTGGGATCCAGGACAAAGAAAAAATATTGGTGCATTCTTACATCATAATCCTGCAGAAAATCAATTGATAGGTGGTGCAGGATATACTTTTCCAACAGGTACACAGTTTAATGCAACTGGTATTTTACCAATGGATAATGATCCTATATTTAAAGGTGCGTTTGATTTAGGTATTAGACAGAATTTTGGAAATACAGATCTAGCTTTAAATATTGGTTCACCAATCTTAAATGATCCTCATGAATATTTTGTAAATCAAAATGTACAAAAACTACCATTACAATTTAAACCTAAAATATCTTTACAACATAGATTTAAAGATGGAGGTTCACTACCAAAAGCACAGGATGGATTAGGCATGATAAATTTACTAGGTCCTCTTATGCCTACTACTAGTTATCTAGTTGATAAAGGTGTGGATTGGGTAAAAAATAAAATAGCAGATAATATAGATCCATGGGGATATGAAGATGCATATGATAGACTTTATGATGCTATTTTTACCAAAGAAGATAAAAAATATGATTTTGGAGATATAGGTGAAGATGCAACTGGTGAAAGAAGAGATTTATTACATTTGTTAATGGGTCTTGATCAAGAAGGTAATTCAATACCACAACAAACTACATACGTTCCTACTCAAGGTCATAACAAAGGAGATATATATTATTCCTCACCATACACTGAACAGGAAATTGAAGAAAATATTAATAGGATAGGAAAAACTGAAAAAGACATTTGGTATAGGGATTATTTGTTAGATGAGCGGGGTGATCCAGAAGATATAGATAAAGCTTGGGAAGAAAATTTAGAAGAGGAATTTGATTATGAGCTTTTTTATAGGCTAATTGATCTTAAGAAAAGCAATGATCCAGAGAATGATCCATATATGTGGAATGGTAAACAAGCAACAACATTAAAATATAAAGCAGAAGATGAGCCAGATAAGTACATATACTATAAAGATATACAAGAACACAAAGATTTTGTAAATAGTAGTAATTATAAAAAATGGGAAAAGGAAACAAAAAAACAAATAGAGGATAATTATAGCTGGGTTGAGTTTCCTGATTTTGAAACTTTTTTAACAACAGCTGGAAATGAAGAAGAGGGAACTGGTCAGTCTGGTGGATTTTATGGTTCCGTTTTAGGTAACTTTACTTTAAATCAAGGAGAAGATAAAAAAGGTAAATACATTAGTTACTATGATAAATGGGATTTATCTCCATATCAATATGAAGGAGGTTGGAAGGAAAAACTTTCTGATTTTGCACAAGAAAATATATTAGGAGTACAACCAGCATCATTATATAATAGAATGTATTATACAATAGATGATGAAGGAAGATATGTATTTGAAAAGAAAGAAGGAGGAGAAGAAAAAGGAAACGCTAAAAAAATATATGAAGGTATTAAAAATGTTGTAAGTCCTGTATGGCAAATACATGATCATGCAAATGAAACGATTAATCCTAAACACCCGCTTAATAAAATATTGACTCCTGCAATGGGTGGTCCTAGTATGATTGCTTGGCTAAGAGATGAAATGAAAAAGAATATTGCAGAAAATATTAGTCCACATGATTATGATAATTTCTTTAATAGAGTTATAGAAGCAGGTCTTTATGGTAATCTAGAACAAAAAAGAGCTAATATAGATGAAGCATTGAAATCAAATCCAGATATAAATAAAGGATTAGAAGTATCATATAAAGAAAGAATAGATCTTCTTAATATGATGTTAAATTTTGAACAACCATATAATAGTATACAGGAATCAAGATACAGACCTACAAAAGGAGCTGATGAAGATACAACTTTTTATACTTCTAAATATACAGAAGATGAAATATCAAATAGAATAAGTAAAATTTTAGATTGGTCAGATAGAAATGATGGTGATATAACTAATTTTGCTAGAGATTATCATAATAGACCAGAAATGATACCATGCAAAAAAGGTGAAGAAGGTTGTATAAGAACTAAAGATGGTTGGTTTTTTGATGCTTATGAAAAAGAAAATCCAAATTTAGGTAAAGGATTATACGGAGATGTATTAGGTAATTTTAAATTAGACAAAGGTAAAGATGATCACGGTCATTACATTAGTTATTTTGATAATTGGAATATTAATCCTAGTAGTAAAGTTGTAGATGGTATTATTAATACTATTGGTGATATGAATCCTCCTCAACTATATGGTAGAATTTATTATGATCCTAAAACAAAAAAAAGAATACCTGGACCTAAGAAAAAATTAGGTGGAGAATTTTTAAGAAAAATTCAAAGATTAAATCAACAATTAGAATCATATAATTCTGGAGGTAAAGTATCTCCTTTAGCAAAAAAAGAATTAGAAAAACTTAATTTAATTAAACCTAAAATGCAAACAGGTGGAGAACCTATTGTGCAAAAATCATATGTAGTTAAAAAAGGAGATAATCTTTCTAGAATAGCAAGAGCTAACAATATGACACTATCTGAAATATTAACTTTAAATCCAAAATATATGGATGATCCAAGTACAATATATTCTGGAGATAGAATATCACTTTCTGAAAATACTAGTATAGATGATAGTACTGCAACATTTACTTATGAAATAAAGAGTGGAGATACATTATCAGCAATAGCAAGTAAATATGGAGTTAGATACCAAGATATTGCTGCATTAAATAATATATCTGATCCAAGAAAAATTCAACCTGGTCAAAAAATAACATTACCAGATAATGTTAATACAAATGATAAAAATATAAACAGAAATAAAAAAATAATTGAGTCACCATATACAGAAGTAGGAGAAATGAATGTTGATGATAATCATGGTGTAAATACTAGTTGGAATAGAAGGAAGTGGAATTCAGACAAAGGAAAATGGGAAAACTCTGGTAAAAGAACTATAAAGACTCAAATAAACAAAATGGATCAAGCTGATAGAATTACACAAGGTATGAATGAAATTGAAGGAGATAATTCTAAACAAATTAATTATACAGTAAAAAGGAATGATAATCTTTCTACTATAGCAAGTGAAAATGGAGTAACCCTAGAAAAATTATTATCAGATAATAATATAACTAATGCTGATGAAATACAAATAGGACAAAATATAAAGATAAATAAATCTGCAGGTAAACCTTATATTGTTGTAGATGAGAAAAAAGGTAGAATGCATTTATATTATCCTGGTAATGATAAACCAGTTAAAAGTTATCCTATCTTAACAGGTGAAAATGTAGGAGATGCACAAACAGTTACTAAAGGATCATTCTTTTATAACGGTGTAAAGTTAGATAGAGAAGGACTTAACAACGCTATGGAAAAACATGATGCAGGTTCAATAGATGAACTTATGGAAGTTGAAGGTTATACATCTGAAATAGATTGGGCTAAAGGAAATAAACAAACTGGTGCAGGTGTTTATACAATAGGAACAATGAATGAGGATAGTGGATATTATGATGATTCAGGAGAAGGAAGACCAACTCCATCTTTTGTTTTAAAGAATGCAAATGATGATGAAGTTCCTATGGTAATTCATACAGTTCCTAGTTCAAAAGATGTAGATAGAATAAACTCTTTACAGGATGGTAATAGTGATAATAATAGAATGACTAATGGATGTATTAATGGTACTTGTACAGCATTAACAGAACTATATGAAAATCCAGATGTAGGTGAAGGAACTAAAGTTTTTATATTACCTGAAGATGCTGGTAATAATTTTGTATATGAAAATGGTGAAATTAATTTTTATGCAAGTAGAGATAATCAAAAAGAATATCAAACTTATATAGATTCAGAAGGTAATGAACAAGACGGTCATGGAATTGCTAATAAGATGACAAGTACATACAAACCAATTAATATTACTTTTGATAAAAACTATTATCAAACTAATTCTGAAAGATATGATGGAACAGCAGCAGGTGAAGAAGAAGAATTTGTAAATAATACTCAACCATTTTTAAACTCCCTCACTGATAATAAAAAGTTTATGATGGATAAATTAGGAATGGATGGAGATATGTATAATGATTTAGCATTAATAGCTTTTGGAATATATGGATATGAAAGTGGTATGGGTGATGAAGGTAGTGCTTCAGAAAATTTTATTAAAGCAGGAACTAAATATTTAACTAATAAAACAGGTTTAAATCTTGGTGATACATCACCGGATGTCAGATCAAAATATGAAACATATGGTGTAACAGGTGATAATAGAAGTGTTGGTTGGACACAAATAAGATGGAATGAACGTGATGAAACAGAAATAGAAGCTCTTAAAAAAGTAGGGATTACTTCTAATGATCAACTTATGGATCCAGCAAATTCAGCTAAAGCAACTATTGCAATTCTTTATAAAGAGTATCAAAATCAAATATCTTCATCACAAAAGAAAGATCCAGACTTTGATATATATACAGAATTACCAAAAAAATATAGTCCTACGGGAGGTGATGATTATGCTAATATGGTAAATAAATATATTGATTATATAGATTTACAAGAAACTGATATTGATAATGTAGATAATAATGTTATTGTAAAAGGAGAATATTCAGATCTTAATCCAGAATCAAATAAAAGAATAAAAGAAAAACCTATTGAAGAAAAAATACTTAATCTAGGAGAAACTATAAAACATGGATATAATAAAAATGTAGCTCCTAAAATTGATGCAGTAATAGATGAATTAGGTGAAGTAAAAGAAAACGTTTCTGAATGGTGGGATAAGGTAGATTTAAATCCTTTTAGTAAACTTGGTGGTGAATTTGGAATGAAAAATCAAGTTCAATTTTATAATGATTATATTAGTGGAGTATACAAAGGAACCAAACAAGAAAATAAAGCAAATAAATTATATGATAAATTAAATAGGATGTATTACAATGATTCAAAAACAAGTGGACTACATCAATTAGATGTAATGAAAAGTATCTTAAGGTCCAATAGGTAGCCGAATCATTAGTAAATCTCATGAATATTTAGTATATTAATAAAGTAAACTGTAACTTAATGTTTTTATATAATAATCCACATATTAAAGGTTTTAATCCATCATATGAACATGGTGGTGAGCACTGGATAAATATACTAGGTCAACAAGTTGATCCATCTACAATAAGTAAAGATGGAGTTTACTTTAAAATAGATGCTAATGGTGTGCACACTAAACACATATATCAAGGTGGTGCATGGCAAAGTAATACTGGTCCTGATACTGATGGTACAGGTCCTGGCCCTGCTAATACAGAAGTTGATAATAATAATAATAATACTACTACTAACAATAGTACTACTAGTTCTACCACTTCTAATAATGTTGTTAATATTTCAAAGAAAAACACTGAAACAAATGATGGAGTATATGCTGATCATGATGATGCATATGACTATAAAATAATTGATGGTGTTTGGTATACAAGAAAAAAAGGATCAACAGGAGAATGGATTAGTTTAGCAGAAAATAAAGAAGCAACAGATAAATTAAATGCAGCATATCCAGAAGCAATAACTTCAGATAATACTACAAAAGATGATGATAAGGATGATGATAGTGAAATAGATAATGCTAACAAAGAAGTAGAAGAAGGAACAAATGCTGTATACTATGATGAAGAATTTAGATCTCCAGAAGAAGCAAATTTATTATCAGGTGTAGGTGATACAGGATTGTTTGATTTAATAAAAGCAATAGATACAACAGCAAAAAGTTTTAAGAAAGAAAATTATTATGATCCAGGTAGTAAATGGGATTATATGAAAGCTGGTTTTACAAATACAACTGATGAAGATTTATATTTTGATCCAGAACAATTTTTTAAAACACCTCATAAGTCAGGTAAGTTTTTAAAAGATAAAGAACAAATGGAGGAAAAATATTATCAAAATTATCTTGATGAAAGGCATAGAAGAAATCCAGAAAAATATTCTAAAGTAAAAGATTTTGATATTGATCTATTTAGAGAGACAGGACATCTTGATTATAGAAAAGGTCTTTTTAATAGGAAGCATGAAGGTTTTGAAGGAGATATTCTAGAAAATAAATATAGAGAACAAGGAGCAACACATATAGGATGGACAGTAGATGATGAGGGTAATTATTCCTCAGCCTTTGATTATTTAACACAAAATCCAGATGATCCTACAAAATATAATCAACAAGATTTTGAAACAGGGTTTTCAGGAATTCCATTTGATCCTAACAATCCAGATAATTATAACTATAGTCAAGAATATTTAAATAGTCCTAAACATGCTGCTAATTCAGGAGTACCTTATAATTTAAATCCTAATATAATATCTAATGTAGGACCAGATGGAACATATAGTAAACCTGTTACAGGAGTTTCACAAAATATAGAAGACTTAGAAAATCCAGAAAATGCTATGACAAGAGAAGCTATGTTAGCCAGAGGAATGAGTCCTGAAGAAATTGATGATATTTTAGGACCAGGAAATGATGAAAGATATGGAGGGTCAATACCTAAAGCACAATTTGGACTTGGTAATTATGTTAATTCAAGAGATGGTAGATCTAATCTTGAACAATCTTTAAAGTTAGCAGGAACTGTTGGTCTTGGTAGTATGCTTACAAGAGGTCTTAATACAGGAATAACTAATAGAAAAAATTATAGAAACGCATATGAGGATTATATAGATCAACGAGGAACTGATTGGTATGACAAAATGTGTACAACAGGAAATTGTCCTTCTTGGGAAGAACAAAGATTACAACTTTTAGATGGACACTCTGAACCTAATTTTGCATGGTTTAGAGGTACGGATGATAATCTCTTTGGTAAAGACATTGTTATGAATAAAAATAATGTTTTGCAAAAAGGTGATTTAGCTGATGCATATTGGCAAAATGTTAAGCAGGGTGTTAAAGATGGTTTATACACAGGAGCAATTAATTATGGTCTTAACTTTTTAGGAGATAGAACTAGAATAGGAAGAAATGTAAAAAATTGGTGGGAAGATAAAAATCTACCTACTTTAAATATTGGATACTTAAGTAGAAAACAAGGTGGAGAATTACCTAAAGCACAAACTGGATACCAAATTCCAACCACTGGTGTTGATGATGGTTATGAACCTTTTGGTGGTTATGGATCAGAAGAAAAAACATATACAGTTAGAGTAAGACAATATCCTTATGGATATGAAGGTGGATCTGACCGTTGGGATGGAGTAGGAGGAATGCCTCCAGGACATATAGAAGCATTTGTTCTAGATCAAGAAAATCTTCCTAATAACTGGAATAAAAAAGAAGATGGTAAATTTGTACACAAAGGATATGTTAATAGATGGGTAGAAGCAGATCAAGAATATAATCCACTTACTGACTATACTGATGGTGATTATGAAAGAGGTGTTAGAGAAGTTGATTTAGAACTTACATTAGATCAGCTTAATCACTTTATGAAAACAGCACAAACATTTAAGCCAGGTACAAATCAGAGACTTGGGACTACCTTTGATTTTATGGGTAAAGAATATGATATTGGATGGCCTAGTAGAACTCTTCCTGTAAGTGTTGATCCTAGAACAGATCCAGCAGAATATGATTTCTATGATAGTAATTGTGCTGATGGTGTATGTAAAGCTTTAGATATAGATGATGATATGAATGATGGACAGTTTAATGTTTTAAATATGACAGATCCAACATTGTTAATGGATTATCTTTTAACACAAGATGACATTCCAAGAATAAAACAAACAGGAGAAAGAAGAAGTATACAAAATGTATTAGATGGTGAAGGTAATTTTAAAGAGATGGAGAATCTTTATAAAAATGTACTACCAGTACTTTCTGCTGGTGATAATTCATGGCTTGGATTATCTATGAAAGATGTAATAGAAAAGGGTTTAGAAATACATAGTAGTATGAAACCTTTTAGAGTTTTGCAAGCGCAAAATATTGAAATGACTAAAAACCTTATATCAGATGGAATAGATAAAACAGTTGAAACGTTTTCAGATGTAAATGACTATTTGTATGATAACGTTACAGTACCTGTATCTGATGCTATTGAGGATACAAATGATTATCTATATGAAAATGTAACAAAACCAGTTAGTGAAACACTTGATGATTTTGAATGGCAAAATCCTTTTAAGAAAAAAACTTGGTCTAATATTGCAAACTATTGGGGGTTTGATAAAGGTGGTGAGTTACCTAAATTTCAATTTGCAGGTTCTCCTTTTGGTATTGATAATTATAATACAGGATATAATCCACATACTAATCAAATTGATCCTTTTAATATTAATACAGATTTATATTCAACACCTATTAGTATGGATATGTTTGATAATCAAACAACTCCTCAAGAAAAGACGGAGCCATTCTTTAACTCAAGTGATAGAATGTTTGCTTATAATCAATCTGTCAATAGATCTATGGATGAATGGAATGCATTTACTGCAGATATGAATGACAAAATACAGAATCCATCTTTAATTGAAACACAAACAAGTCCTTTTGATGTTCCAGAAATAAATATAGATCCTAATTTACAAAGAGATTTTGATCTTAGATCAGACATGATGGATCATAGATTAATGAGAACTGATCCTGATAAATATATGAGAAATAAAATGGCAGACATCAGAAAAAGTAGTAGAGAAACTAAATCTGAAATAAGTGATTATATGGATAATATACCTAAATATCAAGGAAAAAGAAAACATGTTAAAGAATTAGAGAAATCACAAGAATTAGGATTTGATGATAGAAATGAATATTTAGATTGGCAAGAAGAACAAGATCAAGAGGAAATGAGAAGAAAGTTAAGAGAAAGACAATTGAACAAAGATAATAAAGATTCAAGTATGTCTTTTGGAGATAAACTTTGGAATCTTAAAAATAGAGCTTTAGATAGTAAGGTAGGACAAACATATAGTAAGATAGGACAAGGTATAGTTAGAATAGGTAAACCTCTTAATAGAATTCTTGAAGCTAGAGAAGAAGCTGAAAGAAAAGAAACAATGATGCAAAATGCTTATCTATCAGATAATATGTTTGCAGCAAGAGATGCAGATATAACAGGAATGAAAGGTGATTATGATGTAAACACAGGAATATTTAGACCAGATGACAAAGTAGTTGATGGTACAACAATGACTAAATATGGAGGATCATTTTTTAATGACGGAGGAGAAATGGAAATAGATATGAATACATATAAACAATTAATAGCCGCAGGGGCACAAATAGAAATATTATAAATTATGAAAGTAAGAATAAAAAGTTTACCAAAAGGCTTTTCCATGCAAAATGGAAAGGTGTACCAGGACGGGGGTACAACAGGTGATCAATTCAACTATGGTTTAGTAGGAGTTCCTTCATTGGATTCTACAAATGCTGCTAGTCCATTTAGTTCAGTTAATTACTCATTAGCTCCTGTACCTAGAGAAGAAGCAAACCTTGAAGCAGAAAAAGGTGAGACAGTATTAACAGACATGAATAATGATGGAGATTTTGAACTATATGATATAGGAGGAAATAGACATCATAAAGGTGGTACCCCGTTAAATTTACCACCACAATCTTTTATATATTCAGATACTTCTAGTATGAAACTTGATAGATATGAATTAGCTGAAATGGGTATTAATTCTAAAAAGAAAATAACTCCAGCAAAAGTATCTAAAGGTTATCAATTAAATAATTTTATAGGTTTATTAGATGATGAACATTCTGACAATATAACAAGAGATACAGCTGAATATATGTTAACTAAAAATAAGAAATCATTATCTCAATTAGCATTTTTACAAGAAGCTAAAAAAAGATTTGAAGATGGTGTACCTTTAGCAGCTTATCCATATCTTCAAGAAAAGGGTATTAATCCAATAGAGTTCTCTCAACAAATACAAGATATTAGTCAGCAAGAAGCAGAACAACAAATGATGACACAGTTACCTTTTGAAAGTCAAATGCAGATATTAAAAATGAAAGCTGAAATGGCTATGCAACAACAAGCAGCTATGGCACAACAAGATGCACAACAATCAGGTATGATACCACCAAGTGAAGGTGGAACAGTTGGTGCTGAAATGTCACAAGGAATGTCACCACAGGGAGGTATGCCTCCAATGGGGCCACCTCAACAAGGTGGAATGCCACCTATGGGTCCTCCTCCAGGTATGATGCCACCTCAACCTCCAATGCAACAACCAGCAATGGCAAGACGTGGGGGTCAAATATCTAATTTATACAAAGCACAAGATGGAGTGGAAAGTAAAGGTATGAAAGAATTTACTGCACATGCTCCAATAGTTGATGCAGAAGGTAGATGTTTTGCAAATTGTAGACAAAGAGAATATGATCCTATGCACGATTTTGGTCTTGGATTTGGAATGTCAGCAGGTATGTTAGATGATGAATATACTGGATCAGCTAGACTTACTAGTGGTTATACATTTAATCCTTCTCATGGTATGGGAGGATTAAAAGGTTATTTTGGTGGAAATATAGGTGGTAGAATGACTTCAGTTAATCAAGGTCAAGATCTTAATACAATTGATCCTTTTGCAAATCTTGTTGCAACTTTAGGATACACAGGTGAAATTGGAGATGCTCATAGTTATAAAAATTATTTAAGAGGAAGAAGAGGAAATCCAATGCAATATGGATTAGGTGCATATTATACACATCCACTTATGGGAGATCAAAGTAATACATTAGGTGGTTATTTTAATATTGGGAATCTTAATCTTACTGGCGGATATGATATTGCTAATCAAAGTCCACAATTTAGTGTAGGTCTTGGAATACCTATTAGAAAAACAGGAGGAGGAAACAAAAAGAAAAAGAAAAATGTATTTGAAGGCTTAGATGAAAAAACAGTAAAGAAAATAAAAAGTTTAAGCTATCTTCCTAAAAATATGTTAAATAAAAATTGGCATAATTTAGAGGGTATTTCTGATTGGCATAAATATCAATTATGGGAAAACTATGATAACGTTATGAATAGTTTAGTACCTTCATTTAAAGACTTTGGTGCAAGTGAGCTTTATGATCTTGCAACAGGTAGTCTTGCAAAAAATAAATTAAAAAAACATAATGTTAATATAAATGATATTAATAAAATAATGAACAAAGCTGGTATCACTAGAGATGAGTTTTTAAACAATATTATTTATAAAGAAAATCCTTGGTTAGATTATGCACCTTTAAGATATGCAGTAAATAAAATAGGTAATACAATTGGCTTAAATAAAAAATATGGTGGAAATCTATATAAAGCAGATGATGGTATAGAAAATGTAAGTATACCAGAAAATCAATTTGTACATGAAGCAGATACTACAGGTGTTTATATTCCACCCACTGTAGAATTAGATACTAATGTTAAACCTGACTATGTAGTTGGAAATACATACGATAGTTTAGTAAGTAAATGGAATCCAACAGGTTTATTTATGGGTGATCATAGCTCATTTACTGAACATACTTTAAGTGATCCTGATGCAAAGAATAGACAACAACTGCAAGCAATGGCAGCAGCTAATCCTGTAGCAAGTGTATTTCAAAATGTTGGATATGGTATTGGCGCACTTGGTGAATATACAGGATTGTGGAAAAAAGGAGGAGAAGAATTTGAACCACACATGATGTATGATCCAGAAACTAAAAAAGGTTATATGGCTGAAAAGTATGAAGATCATTTACGTATGAAAGAAATGGGTTATCTACATAAAGATGAAATGAGAAACGGTGGACAACCTTTACCTAAAGCTCAAAATGGTTTATATAATGATAGTATACCAAGTTATAATTTTAATATGGATAGTATATATGTACAACCTTTAGATAATTTATATGTACATCCAAGTAATTATAATCTACCTTTATATGATGATGAATTACTACATGCTCCAGAAGTAGAAACAGGAAATCCAGGAGAAAATAATGATCCTAGTGTATTAAATTCTGAACAAATAATTGAAGTATTAACATCACAAAATGCTCAATTAATAGAGCAATATAATAAAGCTTATCAAGCTAATATAGATCAATTTAATAAGACATTATCAAATATTCCAAGTATACAACAACAAATGAATATGTTTAATGTTACAGGTAATGTAGATTCTAATAAAGTTGAAATATGGGAAGATCATATTAGAAAAGGTGGACCAGCTCCATCTAGTTATGATGCTAACTATTCAGAAGCTTATAAAAACGTATATGGTAAAGAACCTACTTATGGAGATTCAGATTCAGATAATAGTATGACAAATATTTATAATATAGATAATCAAGATCAACCTAATGAAGGAGATCCTGATCCAAAAGGTAGACCTGGCTATGTTCTTAGAACTCCTGATTCAGATAATACTTCTTCAGATCAACCAACTACACCAGGACAAGCTGTAGGACTACCGTTAGATTATTCAAATACAGAAAATCCATATTATGTAGGAGCTCAATGGGCATTCCAAAAAGGAGGAACTCCAGTATCTCCTCAAGGTGAAACAAAAAATTTAAGCAAAAAAGAAGCTCTTAAACAATATATTTTGCAAGCAGAAATGAAAATAAATGCAATGCACCAACAAATGCTTTCACCAGAAATGTCAGAAGATGCAAGAATGCATATTCAAAGTCTTATATTAAGGTATCAAAATGAAATATTAAAAATGAAGTTTGAGTTATCAAATTCTCCAGTACTAGAACAAGAAGTCAGTCCAGAAATTGGAACTATAAGTGGAAGTAATATTAATATGAATATGGGTGGTGAAAATTATCTTCAAGATTTCTTTAATCAAGTAGATGATGAATTACCATTAGCTAAAAGAGGTAAGAGTATAGAGTTTGAAGGTAAAACATATAAAATAAAGCAGTTAGAAAAAATGCTTAAGAGTGGAGATCCTGTAAAAATACAATTAGCTAAAACTATTCTTGGTATAGATACAGAAACTATAGATCAAAAAATAGAAAACATTAATGTATCACGTGAAGATACAGAAGGTACATCTTCAACATATCAAGGAGGAACCTCAGTTTGGTCAGATAGATATTTATCAGATGATCAAGAAAGTTATAGAGCTGATAGATATAGAGCTTATTCAGATTATGCAAAGACTAAAGGACTTACACCACTAGCAGAAGATGAATATCATGAATTATATGCTAGATACCAAAAACAAAATGATTATTTAAAAAACAATTTATCTCAAGAAGAATTAAGTCACCCATCATGGGATAGATTATATAATTATGTACCATGTACAAAAGGTGAAAGTGGATGTAGAGAGATTGATGGTAAATTTTGGAAGAAAGATGGAAAAGAACAAGATGCTAACTTTATGTATAATAAGTATTTTGCAGATAATGAAGAATTACCACCATTAACTCAAGATCAAATAAAACATGTACAAGCAGGCTATGTTGGTGGACAAGCATTAGTATTGAATGAAGAATCTTATGATGAATTTATGCAAACTGGTGTTGCTGATCAGACTACACAATTTTTAGATATAAATGGTAAACCAGTTACTATGAATATATCACCAGCTGATGGTTTTTTTGGTAATACAACTAATCAACAGTATGAGTCACAATTTGAAGAAACTCCTGGAACACCATGTGCAAATGCAGAAGGAATGGAAGCTGCATGTGTAGAGGTAGGAGGTACATGGACACCATACAATGAAGAGGATCCAGCTAACAGTTGTAAATGTGATAAACCAATACCACCAACAAAAATACCACCACCAACAAAAAAAGATACACCTTTCTGGTTACAAGATGAACTTGGATTAGCTAATGCAATGGATGCTAAAATGAGTTTAAAGAAACGTTATCCATGGGCACCTCAATATGATCAAATTCAAATTGATGCAACATTTGATGATCCTACTAGAGAAATTGCTGCAATAGGTGAGCAAGCTTCAATAGTAGCTGATGCAGCTGGAGCATTTGGTGGAAGTAAAAGAGGTATTACTGCAGCACTTGCAGCACAAGGTAAAGCAGCAACACAAATTGCTGATGCAGTGAATAAAGTTCATACTAATAATATTAAAACAGCAAATGATATTAAAGTTAAAAATGCAGAATTACAGTATAAAACTCAAGTATTAAATAATAATGAGTTAAAACAATTATATGATAATACTGTATTAACAGAGGAGAACTATGATAATTCACTTAGAAAAGCTAATGCTGCTATTACAACACAGTTACAAGCTGCTTATACTAATAGAGCAAACACTGCTAATCTAAATAGTATTTATCCTCAGTTTGATATTGATCCTTCTACAGGAGGTATGATTAATATTACAGATCCTAAAGCTTTTTATGCAGATCCTAACTATAAAGATCCTAAAACATCTTTAGAGGATTATAAAAATACTATAACTGAGCTTAAGAAGATACTTCCTGAAGATCAGTGGGATAGATTACCAATGTATAATATACCTAACACTAGTAAAAGCAATACAACATTTGCACAGCAAAATGCACCTATTATAGCAAGTGGTTACCCAGGAGGTAAGACAGCAAGATGGGGAAGAGAAACAAATAGAAAGAGCAGAATATTAAAAAAAGGAGGAGAATTAAGAAATTGGTTTGGAAATTAAACTTAAAAAGTGTATTGATATGATGTTTAAAACTTATAAAATTTTATTATCTTTGTAATATGGCAACTTATATAAAAGGAGTAACAGATTATATACCGGTTCTGGAACCATTTAAACCAGACTATAAATTCTTATCTGACGTATTAACGGTTAGACAGGACAGGTATGACACAAATTTTAAAACACTTAATAATTTATACAGCAAAGTTGTCTATGCACCTCTATCTAGAGAAGACAATGAAAGTACTAGACAGCAATATGCTAATAGATTAAGTAATGGTATAAAGCAAGTTTCAGGAACAGATCTATCATTACAACAAAATGTAGATGTTGCTAAAGGATTATTTAAACCTTTCTTTGAAGATAAATCTGTAGTAAAAGATTTAGCATTTACCAAGCTGTATTCTAAAGAAATGCAAACTGCTAATGGTTATATGACGGATCCAAGTGAAGAAATACGTGATAGATATTGGCAAGTTGGTGTTCAAGATCTTAAATATCAAATGGAAGATTTTAAAAATGGAACAGCACAAGATGCATTAAAACAAGGAATGCCTACTTATGTTGAAAATCCTAATATATATGAAAGATCTTTTGAATCATTAAAAGATAGTGAACTATCTATTAAACAAACTACATTAGAAGGTGATTGGATTATTACCACTAAAAATGGAACAGCACTTACTAGACAAATTGCTGGATATGAAAGAGAAGTAATAGGAGAAGATCCTAATGGAAATCCTATATATGGTGATAAATATAAGCTTGATGATAATAATAATCCAATTCCTATATATAGAAATCCAGCTGCTGAATATTTAAAAAATACTGTAATGAAAGATCCTATTGTAATGAGAGGACTTTTAACAGAAGCTAAAGTAAGATCAAGACAATTTGCAGAAAATCCAGAAAATATTCAAAAATATGGAAGTATAGAAAATGCTAAAAAAGCATGGGCAGATGAAATACTAGGTACACAGACAAAAGCAGATATGAAAGATCTGGTTGAAAAAGAATCAGAACTTACAAAAGAACAAATAGCAGCAAGAAACTGGGAAGCTTATAAAAAAGAATATGGTATAGTTCCAGGATCAGCTGAAGAAGAAGCATGGTTACTATCACAGTTTAATATGAGATTAGCTAAGACTAATAGAGATGCTGTTAAAAGTAGAATTATGAATCAAAAAGGACCTACATCTGATTTAGATGGTCTTATGAATAAAGCATACTCTGCATATATGGCTAGTGTAATGGGTCCTAAAATGAACGCTGCTGCAATAGCATATAGTCAAGTAGATGCTGAACAAACATTTGAAGCCAATCCATTTAAAAAAATGGAACATCAACATAGATATGATCTTAATAGAATGGCTATTCAACATCAATATGATCTAAATAAAATAGCTATTAAAGCACAAGCTGATATTGAATTAGCTAAATATAAATCTTCATTAGAAAGTCAAAACACTGGTAATGTACTAGGCTTAACAAATGGAGGCGTATTTACAGGTACAGGTGGTGCAGAAATAAGTGGTTCATTAACAGGTTATGATGCTAATAACGATGGTAAAATTTCAAAGAAAGAAAGATCTCATGTAGATATACTTAATGAAAATAATGAAGCTACTTTAGAACTTGGTAACAATTTAACAAAAAGTGAAATATCATTTATAGAAACAGCAATTGAATTATTACCTACAGAATTACAACAATCTAAATTTATAAATAAAGGAGGTACTATTACATATCAATTCTATGATGAAGGTACAGGAAAAACTACAACAAAGACATCACCATTAGCAACAGCTTGGGCAGATCTTACAACAACAGGTTCAACTAATAGAGCTGAATTTGATAGACTATTAAAAAACATAGGAGATAAATATACTAATCTTATTACAACAGAAAATGGATCACAATTAAATTATGATCTAGCAAAATTAAATATAAAAGATCCATCAGTAGTTTCAAATCTTCATCAACAATATAAAAGTATAATAGAGGGAAGAACAAGATTTAATGAAAAGGTTGAAGAGATGAATAAAGTATATAATACAGTACATGATTATGCTTTAACTGTAGATAAAGAAACAATAAATTCATCTACATATCAAGGACAAGAAAATTCAATTCCACCAGTATTATTAACACAAGGAGAAATAGATGCACTAAGAAAAGGTAATCAATGGTGGGAAGTTGTAGAGATGAAAAATAATGGTCAAATAATTGAACCTATATTAGATGGTAAAGGTTCTCCAGTAAGAAGATTTGTTACTAAAGAAGAATACCAATCTATATTTGCAGATATGGTGGGACTTGACGCAAATGAAAGAGCTCAACTTAGTGCAGATAATAATGTTAATAAAGATAAACATGATTATGATTTCTTTTTAAGAAAGAAGAGAGATTACTGGATTCCTATAACTGGAACTGATAAAGAGCATATTGCTTGGAATTATTGGGATGATGACTATGTATCTGCTACTAGTGGAAATGAAGTAATGGACATGGAAGATCTAGATACTGCATGGCAATTTAACCGTGAAAAAGCAATAGAAGATGGTGCTGACTATTATGATGGAATTATGAAAAATATGAATGCTATAATGGGATCAGCAGATGCACCTGAGTTAGGTCATGTTTATAATTTAAGAGGTCAGCTAATTGGTCAACCAGAAGAAGGTGTTGGAGAAGCAGGATATACTACATATAGTACAACGTATGATGCAGCATCTCCATCAACTATAGCTTTAAATCAAATAAAATCTCTTTTAAATGCTACTCAAGAATTATCAGCATCAGCTGATGGATATACATTTAGTCTTGGAAATAATTTAGATAAGACTACTACACAAATAACAAAAGGTAAAGAAGGTGTAGATGAAAGCCAAATGGAAAATGTTAAGTCAGTATATGAAGCTATAATGTTTCAGATAAATACTGGTGTAATAGATAAGACAAAAGGTAGACCTTATATAAATACTACATATGTAGAAAAGGTGGGTGGTCCTGATCAAGAAACAGATATAGCTGGATATAATGTAAGAGTAGGTGCAAATTATGCAAATACATATAAAGATTATTTTGGAGTGGGTGATAACTTTGATGAAGATGCATTTGAAACTTTTAAAAAGCATGGTATTACAATAACAATACCAAAAACTGCAGATAGCAATCCTTATAAATCTACAAATCAATTATTATCTTATGCAGATCTAATGATTAAAGATGATGGATTTTATAATAGTCTTCCTGTTTTAAATGGTGGTAGTTATACAATATATCCAAATTCAAAAGGACAATATGTACAAGAAACTACAACATATTTATTTGATGAAAAAACAGGAGCAATTACAGCTAATGATGTTACAAGTATAATATTAGATGTTGATGCAAATCAATTAGATGCTTTAGTTGTAAATATGGATCAGTATTTAATGAATATTGCAAAAGAAAACGTAACCAAGAAAACTCTTTGGAATCAGAAAAACTCTAAATAAAAACCTTCAGTATGGCAGATCAAACTAATTTTGAAGATAGCGGAAATATAACTGAAGAAGCATTAAACATGACTTCACCAGTTAATACAGATGATGTACAACCATCACCTGATATTGATCAACCATTATCTCCTTCTTCAATGGTAGATCCAGAAATGGATCTTTCTAATTTACAACCTTCTAGATTAACAAAAATAGAAGGACCTGGTACTGATGTAGTAAATTTTGATAATGCATATCCAGATATGGGTAGTTATGATCCTATACTTTTTGATGATGCAGTAAATGATGCAATTCAAACACAAGGGATGCCTAATCTAGAAATAAATCAACCCTTCAGAGATATGATAGATGCTGCTGCTGTTGATTTAAATAAATATCCTGCTTTATTTTCTAATAATGATTTAGATAGTTTATTTCCTGGAAGATCAGGAACAGACTATGATCCTTTTAGACAAAGTAGTGGTATTCCAGATCTTAGTACTTCAAACGGAATAAAAGCTTATTTATCTCATGCTGTTGAATTTACAAAAGCAACTAAGCCTAATATGACACCTGGATATAAAGATCCTTTTTATTATAGTGCTAGAAGATATAATTTAGATAGATATTATAGACACCCTAGATTTGCAGATCTAGGATTTCATCCTTTTGCAGATAATGAAACTTACTATCAAGCAAACTCTAGTAAATGGGATAACTTTACAAGAACAAGAGGACAATGGTCTGCAACTTTTGGACCAGCATTTACATCAGGTTGGAGATCTATAGGTGATATGTTCTCAGGAGATATAACTCAAGCAGATATGTTAGGTGCACAAACTATGGATGATGCAATGAGAATTGGTAGATCAGGTAGTGGTGGAACTAGAGGATTCTTTAATGATTTATTTTTAAATAGTTCTTATACAATGGGAATTATTTCTAGTATTGCATTAGAAGAAGCGGTATTAGCTGCTGCTACATATTTTTCTGGTGGAGCAGCTAGTGGTGTAGCAGCCGCAAGAACAGGTGCTAATGCCATTAGACTTGGTAAACTATTTACTACTTTAAAGGGAATGTCAACAGGTGGTGCTAAAATGTTACAAAAACTTAAAAGTTTTGATAATGCAAAAGCTTTTTGGCAAGCAGCTAAAACTGGTGGAAGAGCACTTGGTATGGGAATGGCTAGATTTTTTGGTCCTGAAACATTATATCAATTAAAAGCTATAAGAACTTCAGCTAAAGCAGGTGATAATTTAACACAAATGGCTAAAGCTTCTAGACTTGCTGGTGGATTCTATAGAGATTTAAGAGCAGTTAATTTAGCTTGGGCAGAATCTAAAATGGAAGGTGGATTAGTGGAGATGGAAATGCGTGAAGAATTATATAAAGAAGTTATGAATATGAAAGATGGAGAAGATCCATCTGTAGAAGAAATGGAAATGATTGTAAGTGATGCTAGAGCTGCAGCATTTACAACTCAATTAACAAATCTTCCTATTATTTTCTTAAGCAATAAATTAGTATTAGACGGTGCATTAAGAGGATTTAGACCTTTGGGTCAGCTAATGGATCAATCTTTAAGTAGAGTATATAAATCAGCAGCTAAAGGAGCTAAAAATCCATTTAAAGAATTTGGTAGAGAATGGATTATTGGTGAGAATATGAGAAGAATGTGGAAGGCTGGATTTAAAGGAAGCTTTAAACATATGGGTGCTACTGCATTAAAATATTCTACAGCAAATCTTGCAGAAGGTGTTCAAGAACTTTCACAAGAAGCTACAGCTAATGGTGTTAAAGCATATTATAAAAGTCTATATGATTCTCCTATGGGTATTGATTTAGATGTTAAGCTAGCTGATATGACTGAAGATTATCAAAATGCTAGAAAATCATGGATTGGAGATTATGATTATACAGATAGACCTACAGCTATGTCTGTTATGGATGCAGTTAAAAGAGGTGTAGGATCACAAATGAGTGGTCAAGGATTGCATACATTTATGTCAGGATTTTTAATGGGGGGATTAGTTCAAGGACCTCAAAAATTCCTTATGCAAACTACCCCAAATTTATTTAGATGGGGTAAAGATAAAGTAATGGGTACTACAGAATTTGCTGATTATAGAGCAAAAAGAGATGAGCAAGTAGCAAATACTGTAGAGAGATTAAATAAAATATATAATGATCCTTCTCAATATTTTGATATTAAGAAGTTAAATGCTATGACTCAGAAAGAGTTAAACAGTGCAATGTTTGAAGCAGCAGGAGCTAATGATATAACTAGCTTTATGGACTTTAATGATCATTCTATATTTTCACACTTATATACTGTAATGGCAAGTGGTCAACTACATCACTTTAAAGATCAAATGAAAGATTTTCAAAAATTAGATGATGTAGCTTTAAAAGAAGCATTCAGTTCTGTTTCTTCAACTCCTCAAAAAATTAGAGGACGTATTGATAGGATGTTAAATAGAATGGATGAGATTGAAACTAATTATAATAAATTAAAAGATGAGTATGTAAATCCATTTGATCCTAAAAGGTATAAGAAAGGAACAAGAAAATATCATGAAGAAGAAATAAAATCATTTGCATTTGAAAATGCAAAGATGATGATGATGTTTACTAAAGACACATTTGAACAATCATTAATAAGAGCAAATGATATTTATGATTCACTATCTTCTGATCCAGTATTAAAAAGTATTTCTGCAACTGATATAGCTGCATTAACAACTAGAGAAGGTCTAATAAAAGAATTAGCATTATTAAAAAAAGAACTTGCTTTAGAAGCTAAAACACCAGAAGAAAAAGAATTACAAAAGAAAAAGAAAAAGAAATTAGAGCTTTTACAAAACTACTATGATGTTATAATGGCACCTGAAAATCAAGCATATACAAATGGTCAGATGTATTATGATCAGCGTGAACAAGATGGAGTAGTATATAGAACAAAAAGTAGAAATATAGGTAGATTTGATAAAAGAAAAATAAAAAAACTTAAACCAGCATTTGTAGCTTATTTACAATTTTTAGCTGAAACAAATGATGATTTTGTAGTTAATGAAAAATTAGATGAAACATTAAAAAAGATAGTAGATTGGAATTACTTAAAAGGTAGAGCAACAGATTATCATAAAGCTATGTCAGTTCTTATGGATCCTTCCAATTTAAATGAAGTTACAGAAAGATTATCTGATATTATGAAATCTGTATGGGAATCACATAGAGATAAAAATAATCTACTATTAAGAGTTAAAAAATATTATGCTCATAAAGAGCGTATGGAATTTATAAAAGCATTAGCAGAAAAAGGAATTCAACCTGATCCAGTTCAAACAAAAAAATTCTTTGAAGATGGTACAATGCCTACAGAATATTTTGATGATCAAGGTAAAATAACAAAAGAAAGTGATCCTACATCTTGGACAATTATAGAAGGTTTCCAACAAAATTTAAGAGAAGCTCAAAGAGTAGATAAAGCTGAAAAAACTGATGAAACATCAGAAGAAAGACAAGAATCTGAACAAACAAAAAATGAAGAAGCATCTGATGAAAATCAAGAACCAGATTTTGATAGTATAGTTGGTAGATCAAAATATCAACAATTCTATATGCAAGATAAAGGAACTCAAGAAATTATTGACAATGCTTATCTTGAATATAAAAAAGGTTGGAGTTCTGAACAAGGCCCTCTATTAGATAAAAATAAATGGGTGGCATCTGATAAAGGTGGTAAAAATATTATAAAGTCTAGATATGAACTAAATGAAATGTATCAGGCTGAGTCTGCTGAAGTAAAAGAAAAAAATCCTACATTAGATGATTGGATAATTGCAAATCAAAGAAATCCTTTAGTTATAGGAACTAATGGTATTTTAACTAAGAACGGAGTTAGTATTTCTGATGTATCTACAATATTATCAAAAGACAAGGGTCTTAAAAAAGACAAACTACAGTCTAATGAAAAAGTAATAAATACAGATAAAGCTACTGGAATAACAGTTATAGAAACAACTATATATGATGAAGACACTAATAAACCTAGTGTATATTACAGTATAGTAGATACCTCAACACCAGGAACTTCAGCAGTAAATGTAGTTGATAAATATAAAAATTTAGATCCTAATAATAAGTTTATAAAAAGAACTTATGCTAAAAAAGCAGATGCTCTTGCAGCATTAAAATATTTGCTTAACAATATGCCACAAGATGGTACTTTTGAATTTGCAGGTCAAACTTTTTCAACAACAGATATTATTGTAGATTCTGGAGGAAAAGAATGGATGGTTAGATCTAATCCAAGAATGATTAGAAATAATAACAATCTATACATTGTTCCTATAGATAAAGCTAAATCAAAAAAAGGTGAAGATGATAGACGTTATCTTACTGAACAAGAGTTTAAAAATGAAAAATGGAAAAAGAAAGGAGATGAACAAGTAGATCTAACAAGTTCATTAACTACAAAACTTACAGCTTATGAACCTATAAAAATATATCCATTTGATGGTGGTAAAGTTTTACCAGGTTATACATTACATAATATGTATCCAACTCCTGAAGATGTTGATCAACAGTTTCAAGATAATCTTAAAAATTTAACTCCAGAACAAAGAAATAATTTAACACTTCTTGTTGAAAGAAATCCTAACTATGATAAATTTAAAAAAGATCTTGAGTCAGGAAACTTAAAATTTAAACCAGCAAATGAAAATTATTCAGTAAATGAATTAATTAAACAAGGTCAAAATGAGTTTGAAGTAACTATAATGTCAGGTAATAAACCTATTGGTAAACTAATGGGGTTAGGTGTATCTATATTATTTGATACAGACGGATCAGTTATAGTTGGATCTCAAATTACAACTGAACAAGCTAAAAGATTATTTATCATACCAAAAGGTCAGGATGCAAATGAAATAGCTGCACGAATTAGAAGAAACTATGCTAAGGCTGAATTAATTACTAAAGAGTTATCAGATAAACTAGAAGGTTCACAGGCTTCAAAAATTAAAATAAGTGAATTAAAAAATATAGAATTAAATGTCACTAGAGGATATACTGGATATAGAATTGATAGTAAAGGTAATCCAACATTAAAAGGTAAAAATGCATCTACACCATGGGCTGATCTAGATGAAAATTCAAATACATATGAGGGTGAAATTCTTATATATGATACACGTAGATCACGTACTACTGGAAGAAGAGCATCATCAAGAATGTGGACTATAGATCCAGGTAGTAAGAAAGGTAGAAAAATAGATAATGAAATATTAAATGCTTTACAAGCAAGAGGTCTTAACAGTGTTGGAGATCTAAACATGGGAAGATATGTTCAAGTTATAAAACTTCCAAATGGTGATATACATTTCTTTGAATTAAAAGTAGATAGATTTCCTAATGAAGCTATAGCTGATATTGCTCAAGATATTAAAAATAAACAACAGGAGATATTAAAACATAATCTTAAAGATGGTAAATACATTGATAAGCCAGCTTCTAAAGCATTTGTAGAAAGGATTAATCAAGAGTTAAATGAAAGTTTTTATATACTATCAGATGTTGTAGGAGATGATGTAAGTATATTCTTCAATGAATTTGGTCAATTAATATTTAAAGTTGAAAGAGAACAGATGTTACTTGCTGAAGGTATAACAAGAACAATAGCTCTTGATGCTGCTATTATGGAAGGTGTTGTAAGTGCAGAAACATTTGTTGAAACATTAAATGCAAATTGGAAAGCAAATGAAAAAGATGAAAAAGCTTTACATAAAAAAACTGGTAAAGGAGAATTTGTAGAAATGCCTATAACAGTAAAGACAGATAGTTTCACTCCTAATCTTCCTAAGAATATTTCAGATCCAATGGATTTAATAAATGCTGGAGTATCAGCAAGAGTAATACCAGATATTGTATGGGGACAAATAGCTGATTTAAATTATACAAATGATGTAAATATAGCAAATCAATTATCTGGTTTTAAAATTGATCAAACACAAGAAGATTCTTCAGAAGAATTCTATGATAAAGAAATAGAAAGACAAAATGAAAATCCAAGATATAAAGATGATCAAATTCCTGTTGGAACAGAAGAATTTACTTATACTTTTGAAGATGGTGTAACAACTATTAAATATAAAGCTAAAACTTATTTAGACGGTTCAGTTATATTTGAACAATGGAATGAAAAAGCAGAAATGTGGGGTCCAGCTAGTAAAAAATTAAATATAAAAGCTGATGAAAATATTACTGCATTAGAAGCTTTAGACAATTTAAACCCAAAAGATACTGTTACATCTGATAAAGTTAATGATTATAAAACAGTAATGAATCCTAAGATGTGGGATAGGTTAAGTCCAGATCAACAAAATAGAATAGATCCAGATAGAACTGGTGCTGAAACTCCAGTTACAAATGAAATATTTCAAGATCTAATGCAAAAAGAATTTGAAAATATTCCAGATGGTATTATAAATGCTATAAGAAAAAAACTTATTACAGGTGATAAATTAAGTACTCAAGAACAAATGATTGTCAAAGCATGGGAAGAATCACATGGACAAAGTCTTGTATCAGATAATGAGATTTCATCTGAAGATGCTGCAACACAAAAGGATGAAGAAGGTAATCAAGCAGAATCTGATAATCCTGATATTATAACAAAGATAGAAGATAAGAAAAAAGAAATAGCAGCTAAGAAAAGACAATTAGAAAATGAATATAGAGCTCAAATAAAAGAAGCAAATCCAACAATATCAAAAGGTAAATTAAATTTACAAGTAGAAGATATGTTAGATGTAAGTGAAGAGTTATCTAAACTAAATTCAGAACTAACTAAATTAGAAAGTCAATTAGGATATAAGGTAGTAGATAATTTTGATAGTAGAGATGTTGAAGATATAAATATCTTTCTTGAATGGGCACAAAGAAACTTACCTGACTTTATAAATATACAAGATGTAGATGGTTTAGCAAGAAGATTAAAAGCTAATGGTATTACTCTTGGTGCATTTGTTATGTCACTCAAGAATGTATCTGATGGAATTGAATCTCTTAGAGGTCATATATATACAGGAAGACAAACTTCATATAGATACCATGAAGCATTTCACGGGGTGTTTAGAATGTTATTAACTGAACAAGAAATTAAAAAATATCTATCTCTTGCAAAAACAGATGTATTAAAACAAATGAGATCTGCAAAAGGCTATGAAATTTTACCTGGAACATTTGTTAAAACAATGGAGCAAGCTAGATCTATATTGAAAGGTTTATCAAAATCATATGCAGTTCTAAATGATAAAGATCTTAATGATAGAGTATTTGAAGAATATTTAGCAGATGAATTTGAAAAATTTAAAACAAACCCAAGATCATCCAGAGCAAGTTCAGAAGTAAAAAGTTTATTTACACGTATATTAGAGTGGATTAAAAGTATATTTATAGCACCTAACAATTTAGAATACAATGCTTTGTTTACAAGTATAGATTCAGGTAAGTTTAAAAATGCAGCAATACAAGAAAATAGATTTACTTTATCAGCAATGGAGGGTTTAACTGGTTTAGCTGAACTAGATAATGAAGTAAAAACAGGAATACCTTCTAATCTAGCATTGAAAGCAATTAAAAAAGGAAAACCTATTGCAAGTCCTAGACCAGTAATAAAAGATGGAAAAATTATCCCTGATGGTAGAATTGTTTATATTAATAACTACTTTAATCAAGAAGAAACAAATGGTATTGTAGCTCAAATAGGAGCTAATTACATGCAAAAAGTAGATGAAATTTCTCAACAAAAAGATTTTGATGGTCAATATAATCCTAAGCAAATATTAGAAGAAACAGTAAATGAATATAATCATCAATATAATCCTAAAAGATCAACTATAAATGCACAAGGAGAAGAAGAATTCTTTTATGCAGATAGAGATAATTGGAGTGATTTTAAAGATAGATTAAAAGAAAGACATGAATCTTTAGTAAAATATAAAGATGATGTTATAAATTCAGTTAATGAATATTTAACATTATTTGATATGGATGCAACTCAAGAGCTTGAGATTCTTGAGAAAACAGATATGTCTCCAGATGGTTCAGTAAAAACTACAGAAGAATATGAATCTGCAGCAAATGAAATTGGAGGTTTTAAATCTTTAAGTAAATCTGTACGTAAGTTTCTTGCAACCCAAACTAAACAAGTAAAAGATGAGTTCACTGGTGAATTAGTTTCTGTTCCTGTTGATTATATAACAGCTTATAATGCATTAATGAAATCATTAGCTGGTATTACAAATCCTCAAATAATGCTAGTTAAATTAAAATTATTTGCACAATCAAGTCCAGATGCAAGTGCAGTAATTAATGCTATATTTGATAGAATAAATATGTCTAACGTTACTTTAGAAGAACTTATAGAAGGTGAATTTAAGTTCAAACAAATAACAAATGCATCATTCTTCCAAGGTATTTTAAAAGCTTTTTCACAATTTAGAACAGATTATTTATATATTGAAACAGATACAACAAAAGGTCTTGTTAATATATTTAAAGCAAATCATAGAGATGATGCTAGTACTCAAACAGATAAGTGGCAAGAAAATTATACAACTAAATTAGAAAAATTAAATAATGATCCTAAAGCAGTAAGTGCTGCACAAACACCATGGGGTAGTATACAATTTTTAGCAGGAAAGAAAAGAATCTCTGAAAAACAATTAGATTCAAAATCAAGAGAAATAGCTGATGAAATTTTTAATACTATTGGTATTAAGTTAAGTTATTTAACAGTTAAATTTATGATACTTAACAATGGTATAACTAATAAAACAAAAGCACAATCACAATTTGTTAAAACATTTAGTGGAGAATTATTAGAATTTAATCTTGATGATGTTAATGAAATAGAAGTTGCTATTTCAAATCATGGCTTAACTAAAAGTGGACTTCAAAAAGGAAACTTATTTTATGATATGAGTGATGAGTCTATTGAAAATAATGAAGAAGAAGTAAATGCAGAAGGTACAGATGTAAAATCTAAAATTAAAAAGCTTGCTCAACTTAATGCAATATTTGATGATACAGTAGGTGCAACAGTATTTAGAAATCCAGAAGGTAAACTTATATATGCACATCAGATGCCAACTTATAATCTAGAAAAAGTTGCTGAATTAAATAGTGAGCATGCTTTAGATGACTTAATGTCTGAAGATGCATTTCTTTCTAGTAATTATTTATTAGATGATCCTAGATTTAGACAATTAGCTATAGATGGAAAATTAAGAGTATCTAGAGTATCAGGTCAAAAATTAGTTGAATTGGAAGAACATGAACAAGGATTTAAATCTTCTAATGGTATTGATTTAGATAAAAAAGCTATTTCATTTGGTGACTCTACACCTAAAGATTTCTTATCTCAAATGATGAATTTATATTTATCAAGTTATAATAATATGAATGGTAAAGTAGAAGAAACCAAATATGAAACTTTTGATGATAATGGTACTAAAATAACTAATAAATTTACAACATCTTTAACAAATATAACTGTTATATCTGAATCTAATACAGCTGACTTTGTACCATTACCTATAATATTTTCTGTTGAATTAAATGATGGAAAATCTGAACTAACAGATGAGTATGTTAATAAAATTGAAAATGAAATAGAAAATGAATATAACAGAATTGACCGTGAGGTAAATGAAAAAGAAGGATATACAGAAGATGAAATAAAAGGTTATAATGATTTTAATCCAAATAATATAAATGATAAAAATAATAAGAAGGATAGAGCAGCTAAGTTTAACAAAACAAAAGAACTACTAAAAAGTAAAAGTCAAAAGACTGAGGCATTAAGAAAAGTAGGAGAAGAAATAAAAATTACAGCTGGTCCACAAGAAATAGAAGGATTAAATCAAGATGGTGGTGCTAAAATATTATTAAGAGAAGGTAAAGTAATTACAAAATTAGGTCTTAATCAAGGTGAGACAGTACTAACTCCTGTTTATACTTTAAAAAATAAGATTCCATCAGAAGTAATGTATGCAATTACATATAGAGGAGTACAGTCTGCAGAGTCATATAGTATAGATCAGATTAAAGAATTATTAGGTAATGATATATCTGATATAAAAAGTGCAAAAAATAACCAACAAGTATCACTTGGTGCAGAAACTTATTATGTAAGAACTGCTAAACAAAGAGATTGGTTAAAGGGTACAACAAGTTATGGAGTAATGGAAATTGTTCCTCAATCAGAATTAGAAATAGAAAAAACAACTATAGGAGATGTTGAAGTTGTAACTGATAATTCTATTATAGAAGCTCTTCAAAATCTTGCAAGAGAAGGAGAGTTAACATATAGTGAAGCTAAAAAGAAAATAAAAGAAGATACAGGAGTTGATATTACAGAGTTAGTTAAAACAAGGTTGATGCAAGAATTTGATGAATTCAATACTATTATTGGAACAGGTGGTACTCAAGCTATTAATCAAGTAGACAGTAGGTTATTAAATCAATTAAAAACATCTGAAGGTAAAACAAACAGGAATACTAAAAAGTCTATGGATCTATTAAACCTTAAAGTAAATAATCCTGATAATCATAATTTAAAACAAATATTCTTTAATGATTACTTAAATAGAATGTCAATAAAACAAATTCTTTTAGGTGATGCATCTATGAGTTTTAAAGATGCAGTAGATGAAATTAAAAGAATGAAAGCTGTAAATGCTGCTGGACCAAATGCTAGCAGTGTTGTTGCTTCCCCTTATAGATATGATGAAAATGATAATATAATAGGAGGTCATGGTGTAAATCATGCAACTAAACATATAAGTCTTGTTACATTAACAGATATTGAAACTCCTCCTAAATATGGTGGAAAAGGTAAAGAAGGAGCACCTGTTACTGAAACTGATGCTCAAATGTGGATAACACCTAAAGCATTTAGATATATGATGTTTGGTTTTGGATCTCTTACTACTGCACAATCTAGAATTTTAGATAGAATAGAAGCAGGTGAAGATATTAGTATAGATGAATTTTATGGTTCAGGTTTAACAAAGCAGGGATATAAAGAGTTAGATGCTATTATTAATTCAAAAAAATTAGTATATGCTGATGGTAAAACATTTTTAAAAATGTCTGCTTTTGTATTAACTAAAGCATTAAGTTCTGATCCAGCAACTGAATTTGCAACTGCACTTCCTGGTAGAGAAGCTATGCATAATCTTAGAATAAAGTTAGAAAAAATTGAACAAGATGGAGAAGAAACTATAGCTATTGCTGCTCCAGAATCTGCATCTAAAATGATTAAGAAAAACATTATATCTAATGAAAGAGCATTTGATAGTAATCCAGAATTAAGACCAGAAGATATAACAGATTTAGATGCACGTTGGATGAGGTTACAACAAATAAATCCATCTAATAAACAAATTATTATTGACCCAACACAAATAAAACAACTTATTACAAGTGAACAAGATGATAGTGTTGAAGTAATGTTTGCTGGAAAAATGACTTCAATAGGAAAGATTAGACAAATCTATAATGATGCTATTAGTAATAGAGTAGAAATTAAGTATTTAAACAGAAGAAATTTAATATTTGATTTCCAAAAAGGTCAAGATGAACTACAAGAAAGTATTAGACTTGGAGAAGTAACTCCAGATCTTCAAGCATTTTTAATGTATGCACAAGAAAGCTTAGCAGCATCAGGATCAAGTCCACAATTTATGGAACTATTTGAAACAGATAGTACTGGAGCTCCTAAGTTTGATTTAAATAACCCTATAACTATAAATAAATTCCAAGAATTGTTTATGTCATTCTTTACTAAAAGCGTGTTAAGTGAAAAAGTAAATGGTGAATCAGTTGCTCTTGTTTCTGGTGTAGGAATGAAAGTAATTAAAAAAGTTATAGAATTAGATCCTGTAACTGAACAACCAAGTAGATGGGAAGTTATTAGAATGGATGATTATAAAAATCTTAAAAATAGACCAGAAATTGACTTTTTAGATTGGAGTGATAAAGAAAATAAAACATTTAATGGTATTAAGGTTAATGATTTATATGTAGATGAATTAAAAGCTAACGTAAAAGAATATGATGAAAATGGAAATGAAACAGGATTAGTATATTCAGAGTTTATGATGCCTGCTTATCATCAAGATTTAAAAAATGTTAAAACTGGAGAGATGATACCAGATGTTGTATCAAAAGGATTTGGTACACGTATTCCATCACAAGATAAACACTCATCAGTTAATCTTAAGTTAGTAGACTTTATGCCAGTATTCTATGGTTCTTCAGGAGTATTTCCTCCAGATTTAATTGAAATATCTGGGGCTGACTTTGATATTGATAAACTATATATACAATTTAAAGAGTTCTATAGAAAGGATGGGGAGTTTGTAGAATATGGTAAAACAGAAAATGATAATGAACAATATCAAGAATACTTAGAATATACCATAAAAGAATCAAGAAAAAAAGGAACTACTCTTAATATGGCAACTAAAGTATGGAATTCTAGAGGTAATATAGTAGATCCTGTTTTAGAAAGAAAAGAAGAACTTCCTTCTGCTGCAATTATTGGTGCGTTAAGAATATTAAATATGCCAGTTACATTTGATGAATTTATACAATATAAAAGAAAACACAATAGAGTACCATATACAGCAGCACAAAGTAATATAGCATTAGATGCTAAATATGCTTTACAAGGTAATGAAGGAATGACAAAAGGAAGAAATGGTAGAAAAGTTGGACTTGCTTATGAACCAGCTAATTTAGATCCTTTAGAAGAAGTTTGGAATTTTATTGCTGGTTTAAAAGATGAAGATGGAAATGTAATAATAGAAGCAGCACTTCCAGAATTAGCTGAACAAGTTAAAGAAGAAGGTGTGATGGTAGATAATATGGTAGGAATGTATAGAGCTTGGAAAAATAATAAAGAAGGAGCAAGATCTATTGGAGCTATTGTATTGCCTAATATTATATTTAATATGCTTAAAGAAAATAAAATTAATTTAAGACAAACTAATAACAAAGGATTTCCAATTCTTGGTGGTAATATTGAACTTAATGGTGTTAAATATAAAAGCTTTAAAGGAGATTATACTATAGATCCAAATACAGGTAAACCAGATAAAACTAATCCTTATACTAGAAAACAAAATATTATATCTGCTTTAGTTACAGCTGCTACAGATAATGCTAAAGAAAGATTATTAGCAAAACTTGGCTTAAATAAAGATGCTTTAGCTGTTGTTGGTAATTTAGTATCTATTGGTGTTGATATTCAAACATCAATATTACTTGTTAATCAACCGGATATTAAATTTATGTATTCTTTAGCAGCTAATAAAGATAAACCTACTGATCCTGGTATAAATGGATTACTTAAATCAGAACTTGTAGCTATAGAAGAAACAGATAGTCTTGCTGCAGCTAATGCAAAAAAGATAAATGTCACAACAGATTTATTAATGAAACACATTAGAGGGGAAGAATTAAAAACACATGAACGATATGCTATTTTAAAACAATTTCAACAAGCAAGAGAATTAAAAACTTATACAGGACATATTCAAGCTTTAGCTACTAAAGTTGCTGGTTTAGATAGGGGTATGAAAGAAATGTATGATTCATTTGAAAGCTTTGATAAATTAGGAATTGAATTAAATCAAGCTCAATTTTCAAAAGATTTTAAGATACCTTTTGACGCAAGAATATTATTTAAAGGAAATAATTTTCAATCAACTTACTATAAGATATTTAAAAATATTCAACAATTAACTCCTTCAATATTTATTACTGAAACAAACGAATTTAGAAAACTTCAAATGAGTATAGTTTCTAATATGGATTCAAGTGCAAGAACTCCTGAAAGAATTGAAAAAGTTAAAAAAGATATTTTAAGTTATATTATTGGAAAGGCTTATACAAAATATTTAGAAGAAACAGGAAGAGCACAGCTAATAGAGTCATTACAAAATGGAATGATATATGATGAATTTGCTGGTGAAGGATTAACTATTAATAAAGTAATTGGAAATATACAAGATTATCTAAGAGGAGAAAAACAATCAAATTACTTTATAGATAATTTCATATTTAAAAAAGATACAAAAAATCCTAATAATAAATCTGGTATAAATCAAGCTGTTATGAATACTTGGAGTAAGTTATCTCCAACACAAGTAACAAATTTACAAAATAGTTTAAGAGACTTATATGCAATTCCAACTATAAGAAAAGATGTTGTTCATTTAATTCATTATTTACTAGTGAAAGATGGATTACAATACAGTCAAGGATCTTTCTTAAGTATAATTCCTGCCCCATTATTAGATGAAATACTAATGGTAACAAAAGGAGTTAATGATTTATTTAACAGTGAATCTATATCAAAACAACAATATAAAAATCTATTTGGTATAGACTTTAACGAAATGGTTAATGAAATTACAGAAGGTTATATGCAAAGTAGAAATAATGTATACTTTGCTAAAGAAATAAAAGTTACAAAATTTGGTGTTCAAAAATATCTTAGTAAGAAAAAAGATATGGATGATGTACAAGAAGAAACAGAAGAAATAACAGAAACAGAAGAAGAAGTATTAGGAAGAAAGAAAACAGCAAACAAACCTATTATTTATGATCAAGATTCTGGAACTCTAGAAATTAGATTATTTAAACAACGTGGTAGAAAGAAGAAAACTAAAAAAGGTAAACATAGAGAAATTCCAAAAGGATCTACTTTTGAAAAAACATTACAAACAACAGGTATTGAGTTAATAGATGAAAAGATTAATGATAAAACAGTTAAAGTAATGGTAACACCTGTAGTAGTAAAAATGAATATAGGTACTAGAAAAAAGCCAGACTATAGAATGTTTATGTTAGAAGAAGTTTATTCATCAAAGAAAATTGAAAAAACAGATATATCAGATCCAAACTATACACCTCAAATGATAAACTTTGATCAAGAGTTTGGACTTGTAACAGGGCATAGGGTAGTGTATAGGGAATTTAAACCATTTGGATCTATGCAACAAAATGGTATGGGATTCATGTGGGGTGATAGATCTACATATGAATATCTTCAAGAACAACTAGAGAAAAAAGATGCTGCAGTTAATGATGGAAAAGAAGCATCTATTATTGATAAGATAGCAGGACAAGATCAAAAACCTCCAAAGAAAGTTGGTCCAGGAACTAATACATCTGTTGAAGCAACAAATGATTCTGTGAAATTTACAGAAACTACTACAGATACTGAAACAAAACCTGTATATTTGTCAAAGCTTGAGAAAATGAGTAAAGAAGGAACTGTTTTCACTGGTAAAGGTGTTGATATAAATACCTTTAAGAAAAATATGGCAATGGATGAGAATACAAAAACACCAACTGAAAACAAAGAGCTAACAGAATTTTATGAAAATTTATCAAAAGTTCAAAAAGCAATGATAGCTAGAACAATTAAAGAAGGAGGGTTAGATATTTCTACACCTGAAGAATTAATAGAAGAATTTAATCACCCTAATAATATGGACTCAGTAGAAGAAATGAAAGAACGGTTAAAGAAATGTTACACTAATTAATTAGATATGGCAGTTTGTTATAATAGAAATACAGCAGAATATAAAGCATTACAGGATAAATTTACTAGTCCTATTATTGTTGATAGTATAATCAACAAATGGCAAAAAAGTAATAGATCTGAATTAATACCTACAATTTCTCAGATAGATGTTTTTATGGATCAAAGAAAAACAATGTTATCTCTAAAGAAGAGAGAATATTCTGAAGCAATTCTTAAAAACTTATATGAAAAAGGTTTTGTAAGTAAATATAATGGTGAATGGTATATTAATACAACAGATACAACTAACAAACAATATGGAAAACCAGAATCTAATAGAAGGATTGCAAATTTAAATAGAACAAAAGTTGAAAGAACTTTACAATTTTGGAATATACCTTCTAGTATGGTATCTATTGAAAGAACAGAAAATACATATAAGATAAGCATAAATGAAAACATGTTTACTCCAAGAGATATTATAGCACAAGATAATAATAAAGATCATACACATGTGCTAGATATTATACAACATATGAACTCAATGTTTCCTCAACTAAATGTTCAAGTTGTAAGTGTAAAAGAAGCAAAAGAATATTGGGATAGTTTAAGCCCACAACAAAAAAGAGGTATAAAAGATTTTAGTCAAGTTAATAGTTATTATGTAAGAGGTAATGTAATGATAATTAAAGGACGTGTGACACCAGAGACTGCTATAGAAGAAATATTACATCCCTTTGTTGATGCTGTATATCTAGAAAAGAAAGATTTATTTAATGGATTATTAAAGGAAGCAAGATCAATGTTTCCTGAATTAACAGCAATGATTAATGCAGAATACACTGACAGAAGAGGTTTTAATCAACGTGATAGAGATCTTGAATTAGTAACACAAGCATTATCTAGACACTTTAAAAAAGAATATGAAAATGAACCAACTCAGAATTGGAGAAGTAAAATAAGTCAACTATTAAAATTTTTATTAGACATCATTCAAGATTTAAGTGCTTTCATAACTGGTGGTAGATTAACAATACAAGCAAAGGATTTAAATTCAAGAAACAATCTTACAAGTATAGCTAAGTTATTGAATACCGGGGACTTACAATTTAAATTTACAACAGAATCCGTATTAGATAGAAAAGTTAAATATTCTTTAACTCCTAAATTAAAAGCTGCAGTTAAAAATTTAAAATCACAAACTACTACAGGAATTCAAGAACAAATTATAGATCAATTATTTCATACTGCAGCAGAGAATAAAAAACAAGAATTTGAAGATTTTACTGTAGGTAGTAAACTTACAGGTACTGATACACCACTAGTTGTATTAGACAAAGATAAGCATGAGTACTATAATATAGAAACAGGTGAACAATATGGATCTGTTACTACTAAAATCAAAGGTCAACTAAAAGATGATGAGGGTCTATATAAACTTAATAGAGATATAGGTAATGACTTTGATGCTATTATGGAGCATATTACTATGCTTAAACCTGGTGATAATGTAATTGCACAAGAATTATTACCACAAATGACAGTTCTTAATAAAGAACAAGTTCAAAGAGCTGTTGATCAGATACAAACTATATTAAACATGTATAGAAATGGTGGAGCTGTTATAATACCACAAGTAGTTGTAGCTGATGCAAGATCAGAAACTGCAGGAACAATAGATTTATTAGCTGTACATGAAGATGGATCATTAGAAATTATTGATTTAAAAGTTAGTAAAAACTCTATTAAAGAAGACATGTATGATAAAGCATGGCCTGTTAATGAAGGAAGTAATTTTTATGATTCTAATCTAAGTGAGAAAGAACAATTTAAAATGTCTACACGTATGCAACAAAGCATGCAAGTTAATACTTATAGACGTATGTTAGTTAACATGGGTTATACAGTTTCTTCTATGAGTAAGACTATTCATTTCCATGTTGATGTAACAGGTAAAGGAAAAAATCAAAAATTTGAAGGTACGTTTAGATTAGATGGAGAAATTAATCATCCTTCATCACAAAATGCTTCTTTTATAGATCAAGTTGTTCCTTTAAATGTAGATATGCAACATAAGGAAAGTATGAAAGAAGAACCTTATGTAGAAGGAAAAGATGCATTACCACAAGATGATGTAGTTGATGATATAATTTATCAAGGTTTAGTTGAAAATGTAAAACTATATAAAGAAAAATTAATTACCAGAAGAGATGCCTTACAACAATTACAAGATAGAGAAAAACAATCTTTTAATACAGAAAGGTTATTAGTTGAAATTGATAGATCTATTAGTGATATAAACGCTGCTATATTAGATGGCGTAGTTGATGTAGTATATGAAGAATTATTAACTCAGTCTATTGAAGAAATGGATGACTTCATAAAGTATGCAAAAGATCCTGCTAATATGAATACTCCTGAATATATTGATAGGATTATGAATATGGAAACTATTGTTAAAACATATTCAGGTTTAGACATAGTTCCTCTTCCAGATGGTGTTTCTTTAGGACATAAAAAAGAATCATTAAGAAATGAATTAAAAAATAAAATAAGAGAGATCAATGGTGAAGAGTCTATGGATAAGGACGGTATTATTGATGAAAGTATTTATAATTATGTAAGAAGAATATATACAGAAAATACAAATAGAACAGATCTTACTGATGCTGAGATTGATAAGATAATGACTGAGATGCAAGATATTAGTACTGTAGAGTATGGTACAGGAGATCTTGCTACCAGTAAGGACCCATTATCTCAACTGATAGATAAACTTTATAAAAGACAAGTGCAAAAAGCATTAGATTTTATTGAGTTAAGAAATGATCAAATAAGAAGAGTGACAAGTAAATTAGAAGCATTATCTCCAGGAGGTAAAGTTGATTATTCATTCATGTTAGTTTTTGATAAGGATAATAATTTTACTGGTAAATACGTAAGAGAAATTGGATGGGAGTATGATAGAAGGTGGATGGAGATTAGAGATAAATTATTTGATGAACAAGGTAATTGGAAAGAATACATATATAAAGATAATAAAGAAGATTATACAACAGAAGAACTTAAATATAATAAAGAATTAGCTTTAGCTAGAAGAGAATATGGAGCTTTTATGGCTGCAGAAGATAAAGTTAATGGTCAATTAGTTGATGGAGATTTTCATAGATATACACAAGAATTTAAAGATGCCCGTAATAAAGTTGCTATATGGGTATCACAAGGTAAGCGTGGATATTGGAAAAGAAAACCAAGTGTTAGTAGAAAAGCATATAATGAGTTTAAATCAAAATATTATGAAAGTAAAGCAGTAACATATGCTAATCAGGTTAATGATGAATTAGATGGAACAGTATCTCAACCAACTAATAGAGATTTTGTTAAAAGACAATATGTAGAAAAAAGAAGTATTAGTAGATCAGGAGTAGATATGAGAGATCCTAAGTATGTAAAATTAATGAATCCTTCTCCTACAAATTCTTTGGAACAGGCACAAAAAGAATTTTATTTAATGTATAAAAAATTCTTTGAAGATGATCTTTTACAAAAATTACCAACATCTGTTCAAAATCAAATGGTTGGAAATATTCCTCTTGTAAGAGATAATACTTTAAATGCAGTTAAAAGAGAAGGTAATCTTATAACAGGTTTATGGGGTAAAACCACAAGAGGAATGAAAGATCTATTTACAACAACATCAAGACAAGAAAAAGTAATGGTTGATGAACATGGATATTTCTTAGATACATTACCTATATTTTATGTTGGTACTCCTCAAAATGAAAAACAACTTAAAAAAATAGAAGAAGAAATTCAGTTATTAAATGATAGTTGGAGTAAACAGAAAATTAAAAAAGATCAATATGATAAAAAGAAAGCTGAATTAGTAGGAAGAAGACGAGCTATACAATCTAAACCAACGTTAAGTGAAATGAGTTTAGATATGGGAGACAATCTTTTAAGATTTTCTTCAATGGCTGAAAATTATGAAGTAATGAGTGAGATCAAAAATACTCTTTCAGCTATTATGAAAGTTATAGATAATAGAAACTATTCTCCAGCTGGAATAGATAGATTATATACAAGATTTAAAGGAAAAGAAAAAACAGTTGGAATGTCTACTGAATCCAAAATTGCTAAAAGAGCAAGAAAGTGGATGCACATGGTATACTATGATAATGAAAAGAAATCAGAAGGATTTATGGATAAAGTTTCAAAAGGATTAATTCAATTATCATCTTTAACATATGTAGGTCTTAACCCATGGGGTAACTTTAATAACTATATGGTTGGTAGAATTAACAACGCTATTGAGACAATAGGAGGTAGATACTTTGAACCTGAAGCAATGGTAAGAGCTACTAAATTATTTAATACGAGAGCTTTACCAGATCTAATGAAAAAGATGGGTGATAATTCTACATGGGCAGGAATAATTGGAGGAAAAGGAAAATATAAAAAATATATTCCTGGAAGTAAATATGAAGCTTTAGTTGGACTTTTTAGAATGATGGATGATAAAGCTGATATACGTGAGAGTGGAAGAACAAAAGGAAAAGGAGGACTTAGGGATGCTATGTCATGGGCTTATTTACTTCAGGATGGTGCTGAATATAATGTACAAACTAAAATTGGTATTGCAATATTAATGTCAACTCAAGTTCAAAAACTTGATGATGCAGGAAATGTATTAGATGAGATGTCTTTATTTGATGCATATCAATTTAATAACAAGACAGGTGAAGTAACTATTAAAGAAGGGTATAATACTTTAGTAAAAAGAAACGGCACTAAGGTTAAATATGATGATACTCAAAGATATGATATTAGAAATAATATACGTGAAGTAAATAAACAAGTACATGGTAACTATGCTCATGTTGATAGAACAGTTATTCAAGAACATTGGTTAGGAAATTTAGCTATGCAGTTTCATAAATGGGTTGCTCCAGCTATTAAAGCTAGATATAGAAAAGAATATTATGATGAAAATTTAGGATGGGTAGAAGGTAGATGGAAAAGTGCTTGGAGCTTTATGGCTTTTTTCTTTAAAGAAATGGGTAATATAAACAAAACTGTTAAAAGATTAAAGCATGAATATGGAGATGAAAGAGCTTTAACTAAAATAACAGGAGCAAAAAGAACTGCTGCAGAAATTGCATTAATGTTATCTTCATTTGCAACGGCTATGATATTAGATTCTTTATTTGATGATGAAGATGATGATAAATCAATAACAAGAAAAAGATTTGAAAATGCTTTAGTATATCAAATGAATAGACAAGGTAGAGAATTATTATTCTTCTGGCCTGCTCTTGGATTTAGAGAACAATTCTATTTAATGAAATCACCTATTGCTGTTACAAGATTAATGGGTGAAATGTCAGATGTTATGTATAAAACTTTTGGTACCGGAGCTGCATTTACTTATAAAATGTTTAATGATGATTATGATATGTTAAAAGATAAAGATGTATATTATCAAAGAGGGAATAGAAAAGGACAACTTAAATTAGCTAAAGAATGGGGAGACATTATCCCATTATGGTATGCAATTAATAGATTTAAGGCTTATGATACTATGAAAGATTTTTATGTAAAATAAGATGGAAAAGAATAATCAATGGTACGTTGATCAGTACAATAGAAATAGAGATTATAAAGATCAGGTGAAAGATTATAAAGAGTTAAAAACAAAACTAACTGAAGTATTAACCAAAGAAGAAAAGTTAGATGGAAACAGAAAAAAAACCCTATAAACCTTTACCAGAATATTTAGCAATAGGACCTTCAGATATACATGGTGCTGGCATATTAGCTAAAGAAGATATACCAGGTGAAATAGAAATAGGAATAACACATGTATATGATCCAGACTTTCAAGATGATTTTATAAGAACACCATTAGGAGGTTTTATAAATCATTCAAAAAATCCAAACTGTATAATAGAAGAGAATGAAAGTAAAGAGCACAGAATACTTTTTACTAAAAGAAAGATAGAAGCAGGAGAAGAGTTAACTGTAGAGTATACATTATATAACGCAGAATTTACAGAAAATTAACATTTCCTTAATATAAACTGGGATTATATTATATATCTTATTTATATGAAACGTATAGATATAACCCCAGTAATATATATTATAATAATGGCAGTTGTTTTTGCTTTAGGTATTATGTAATTTCACACGCACCACCTGCACAAGCTAACTCACCTTTAAGATCAGTGTTGTCATCTAATTCTACAACGTTAAATAGATCAATATTCATTAAAGATTTTTCTAACTCTTTATATTTCTTTTTTGTTATATCTTCAAACGGTGCTTGTGTGTAACTTCCTCCATCATAAGGTAAAACAGATAAACCATTATAAAATTCTTTATTCTTCCACATCCACTCACCTGCTAATTCCCATTCATCATCTTTTAAACTAATTGTAGCTGAAACATTATGAGTATTAGATCCAGTTCTATGTCCTTCTTTAACCCACTCAGTAGCAACTTTCTTAACTCTTTCTAATAATTGAAAAGGTGATTCAGTTCTTAAAATAGATCCTTCAGGTGCTTGTTGAGGTATACTTATAACAGCAGTATCATGAGGTCTAAAATAATCATCTTCTATTAATTGAGGATGATTGTCAATAAGATAATTATATATTGATTCATTCTTGCCTACACGTAATCTTCTGATATAATAATCATTATGCCAAGCATGAATACCAGAGCTTGTTCCTAACGTTAATGATGTTGTACCAGCAGGTTTAACTGTAGTACATCTAGCTGCTTTTTTTATCCCTATTAATTTTGCTATTCTTGCGTTTTCTTTCTTTACTATATTTGCAGCTTCCTTCATATCCATTTGGAGCACAGCGGCACTCCCTATTCCTGTCATTGACACACCTATAAGAGCGTCTTTTTCTGTTGTTTCTTTCCATATTTCTCTTAAGTAATGAAAGTTAGTATATCCTGCTTGAAGTGTACCAATAAGAGCTGCAGCTTTAACTCTATTTTCAAAATCTTCTTGTGATTCAATATTAGAAACATTTACTTCACACAAGTTACAAAACTGATAAGGTCTTAAAGCAATTTCACAACATGGATTAGTTCCCCAGTCTTTATCATTATTAAAGTATATACCCGGCTCACCTGCACCAGATGCTTTAACACGTTCCCATAAATCCATAAAGAAACCTTTTGTTATTTTATGTCTCATTAATACAGCTGAGTTATTAGCTCTACCACGTTGTGGGTTTGTTTCCCACCATTGTCCTGATTTAGCACCAATCATATGATCATCAGCAGCTGAAAATAAACTTATTAAAGCTGCTCTTCTAATACCACCAGCCAATACAGCATCAGCTATGTAGCATATTATATCATGAACTTCTAATGTAGTAAGATTATCACCATCTTCTTTAGAGCTTAATAATCCTTCTATTTTTAATAAACACTCCTTAAGTGGTTGAGGACCAGGAGCTTTACCACCTGATGTTACAAGTCTAGCACCTTTAGGTCTAATATCTGAAAAGTCAAATATTATTCTAGAAGATCTACCATTAAGGTAAGATTTCATTAATACTTTTACTGAGTCAGCCCAACCTTCAATACTATCACCAATTAAATATCTTTTAGTTCTTTTTACATAAGGTTTATTTATAGGAGGTAATTTTTCTACATGATGTTTTTGAACTGAATATCCAACACCTGTTCCACCTAATAATAAGAACATACACTCACTAAATGAATCAACATGATCTATAGGCATATACGCACAATTATATATTCTATTAGGAGAAATTTCAATTGGTTTTCCACCAAATTGCATAGATCTCATTGAAGGTAGTACTTTCTTATCATATACAAATTTGTAAGCATTCTCTATATCTTCTTTTAGTTTAGGATAATGCTTTAAATGCATTGCTTTATTTCTAGTTACTAACTCATCCCAAGTCTCTCTTCTTTTTAATTCAGGAATATATTTTGCGTATTTCATATGGACAGTGATGTCACTTAGAATTTTGTTGTTCAAATTCATAATAATAGGTTTAATAAATTAATAATTTAGTGAAAGTACCCCCTATAAAAACAGGGTACTATTAAGATACAGAATTATCTTCTGATATGAAAATTTTAGTATAGGAAAATGTAACAAAAATCAAACCAATAGCTAATCTAAAAGTAGGATGCCATTCATCTGACTCTTCAATCTTTGTTTCATATTGTGATATAGACAACCCACATAGGATTGTATTAGGTAAAAATTCAAAGAAAAACTGATGTCTTTTCATGTGATATTATTTTAGTTTTATTATATTTTTTTGTATATTATAAGTGTACATGTGGGCAAAAGTACAAAAATTATATATATATACATCATGGATTGGAATATTATTAGTACCATTATCATTACTGCAATTACTGTTTTAGGTAGTGCTGAGGCTTTTAAATATTATAAATCCAAACTGACTTTAAAAAGTAAAAGTATGGATTTAAGAGAAGAACATAAAAAAGATCTACAAAAAAGAGTTAATAGATTAGAAGTATTATTAACAGAATCTTCAGAAGAAAAAGATAAGTTAAGGATTGATGTATTAAAGTTAACAGAGGAAGTAGCTACGTTACGTGAAAGAGTTAAATTCCTTGAGGCAGAAAATGAAAGATTAAAAATAATTAATAAATAATATTATGGCAAAGAAAGAATCTAAATCAAAAGCACATACAAGGAATCTTGTAGGAGGAATGAGACAAAGTAATTCTCAATCTAAAACTCCAATATCTAGTTTATATCCTAAAAAAGTAAATGTTGGAACTAGTAAAACAGCTCCAGCTCATATGCAAAAAGGTACTAGTAGTCCTGCAGGTAAAGGTAAAGGTGCTAGAGGAGGTTTATCAGGTGCACCACAAAAATTTTTATTATCTGTAACTAATCCTGGTCCAAGACCAAATGCTCCTACCGCAGTTCCTAATCCTGGAGCATCTCCTGAAAATAAACAAGGAATGCCTACTAATACTTGGCTTACTAGTTCTCAGTGGGCAGAAAGTACTCCCCGTGAGACAAGACTTAAAGCATATACTCCAGATGGTTTTACAAGAACTGAAGCGGGTGAAGCAGCAACAGCAGCATTTAAAGCAGATAGAAAAGCTCACACTGCAGCATCAAGCCGTTATGTTCAATATCAAAGAGATTTAAATACATATAATACTACAACCTTACCTAATTGGCAAACAGCTAGTACACAATATACCAGTAAAACTTCTAAAAATGTTAAAACAACAAGTAAGTATAGTAAAGATGTAACTAAGTTTTTAAGTGGTTTATCAGGTAAAGTATCATATAGAAAAGCTAAACAAGCAAGAGGTTCCAGAAATACTTCTGGTAGACCAGGAGGATCAAGAGCTTAAACTTTAAAATTTAAAAATATGGCATATTATAAAAGAAAATATCAAAAAGGTAAAGAAACTCCAGATCCAACAATGACTACTCAAGGTGAACTTACTCCTGGTGATATAGTACCTAATCCAGCACAACAGGCACTGGAAGAGACGGGAGGACCAAACATGTCTGCAGAACAGCAAATGATGATGAGTCAACAACAAGATCAAAATCTTATGAGACAGCAAATTATGAACATGACTCAACAAGAACTTGCTAGAAGAAATGCAATGAGACAGCAAGCTATTCAAGAACAATTGAATTTACTTAAAGTAAAAAATCAGATGCTTGAACAACAAAATAATCTTTTACAAACTAAGATCCAAAAAGATGATATGATAAATAAAGCTAGAACAATCCCTAGTAATTTACAAAAAGCAATGACATCTCCTAAGAAAAGGGGTGGATCTAATAGTTCTAAGAAAAGAAAAAAAGTAATAATATTAGGATCAAACGGATCAGTTGCAACTACCGGAGGTGGTGGTGGGCAAATGAAAAGAGGTGGTTCATGTGGTCTTCCAGGTGGTAGACATGATATGAAAAGAAGAGGAAGGTAATGGCAAAAGAATTAAATGAAGATACTAGCTTTAAACTGAGTGTAAAAACTTTAATAGCTATTGGTTTTGCCATGGCCACTTTAATAAGTATGTGGTTTATGTTACAGGCTGATATAGAAGAGGCTAAAGAACTTCCAGTTCCTCCTCCACCAGATGTAACAAGAATGGAGTTTGATATGAAAGATCAAAACATAAGACTAACTATACAGAATACTGCGGATGATGTAGAAGAAATAAAGGATGACATCAAACGTATTGAAGAAAAGATAGATAAATTAAAATAATTAATAACTTTAAAATAATAATAAAATGGCAAATGCAAATTTAACTTTAACGTTAACATCAAGTGATTTGACATCAGATACAATATCATTAACAATATTGAATACTTTAGCTGGTGCAACACAAGGTGGTATAATGAGACAAAAAATTGAACCTACAGTAATTGGTTCTGGTCAAATTATTGCAGATGAAGACTTATATACTAAAGGTGCAAGAGTTTGGCTTTACAATCCTTCAACAGCTACTTCAAATGAAAAAATATATATATCAGTAGATAGTACTACTGATCAAATAATTTTAAGTGGTGGTGATTGGGCTGTAATTCCATGGGCTGCTAGTGATAGTGGTACACCAGTAAGTTTAGAAGCTTATGCAGAAACGGCAAATAATATTCTAGAATATGGAATATTTCAATAATAATTAATAACTTTTTAAAAACAAATAAAAATGGCACAAGTAAATTTTACAAGTACTATTACCGCATCTGGACTAACAAGTGATACTGTATCATCAACGGTTTTAAATGAAAAGACTGTTACTCAGGGAGGTATATCTAGAACTAATGTTACTGCTGTAGTTGGTGCTCCAGCAACAGTTATAGCTCATGCAGATCATGCTGCTGGTTCTTATGTATATCTAAAAAATGCAGGAGCATTAAATCTATTTATAAAAATAGAAGCAACGGCATCAGGAACTGTATATGATATGTATTTAATACCAGGTGACTGGGCATTATTTCCATGGGCAGCAGATACAAGTGATATAAGAGTATATGCTTCAGCTGGAACAGGATGTTTACTAGAGTACGGAGTATTTGAATAATGGAAAATCCGGTTTGGAAAATATTTGCAGGATACATCCTGATTTTATTTTTCATTTTTCTGAGTACAACAGCATTTGGACAAATTAATGTCACTCAATATAATGCAGCTTGGAATGATGCAAATAAAGTTACTTGGTTAAAAAAACTGAGTGATGTTGATAAAGTGGGGTATGTAGATATTGCAGCTAATCCTGATATACAAAAGAAACGTGAAATAGTAGTAGTACCTACTATTATAATATTTAAGGATGGTGAAGAGGTAAAAAGATTCCAAGCAGATATTTCATTTACTATGAAGGCTACAAGAGAAGAGATACAAAGCGTTATAGATGAATTATTAATGGAAGATTTTTAGTATGAAAAAATTATTATTATTATTATTATTAATCCCAACTATAGTATTTTCACAAACAGATAGTTGGGTTAACTTTAAAGTCCAATATGATTATTATGGTTGGCAAGAATCAAATTGGTTTATGGTGGCAGACACAGTTAATGGTGATACAGCTATATTTCATGAACCATCAGCTCCTTATGAATATTTAGATACTACAATAAATTTAAATTCAGGTGATTATGTAATTACATTAACTGATAGTTATGGGGATGGATGGATTTCTAATCAACCATCTCATTTTAAAATGAGTAATCTATGTCAAGGTCTTATAATTGACTGGGATCCTGTATTAGGTTCATTCTTTTTAAGAGATACAACAATAACTATATTACCTTGTCCTCCCCCTGTACAAGGATGTATGAATCCTCTTGCTACTAATTATGACTCAACCGCTACTATAGATGATGGATCTTGTATCTATCCTCCATGTAACGGTTTTTTACAATCTAATGCATATGAATTATGTTGGGGATCTCAAACAGCAATAGTATTTGAATGGGAAAGTGCCAATAATCCTAATTGTGATGTAATCAAATTACATTATGGAGATGAAAACGGATATTCAATGATGTGGGGAGGTTATTGGCCAGCATCAAATGGTTGGAATAATTTTGCTGCTGCTGCAGGACCAGGACAGATGCCACCTAATTGGAGTTTAGAACATTATATGGTATTAGAATATACAGACAGTTCTCTGTCAGACACAATATTTTATACACCAAATCCTTGTATACCAGGATGTACTGATCCAACTCAGCCTAGTTATAATCCATGGGCTACAATAGATGATGGTTCATGTGCAGGCACAACGTGTGATACAACTACACAGTATCAAATTACAATGCAAATTACATTAGATAACTGGCCAGGAGAGACATCATGGATAATGAATAGTTCTGGTGTAATAGGTGAAGCTATACAAGGAACATATACATTTAATGATATAGGACAAACGTTTACTTATAATTTTTGTGTTGATCAAACTGCTGGATTTGAATTAATATTAAATGATTCATATGGTGATGGTATGGCAGGTTCTACATCTGGTGGAACAATAGATGGTTATGTAGTTATATTTGATTGTAACGGAGATACTATTTGGGAATTAACTGATCCAGCTTTTGGAAGTGTAACTTATTCAGGAATTCAACAAGGTGTGGCATGTTATATAGCTCCTCCAGTATTTGGTTGTACAGATGATGACTATGTAGAATATAATCCTTTAGCAACTGTTGATGACTCAAGCTGTGTTACATTACATATATATGGTTGTACTGATTCAACAGCTTGGAACTATGATCCAAATGCTACTATAAATGATATAATTCCAGATTGTAATTATACTTTATGGATTGGAGATGCAGCAGCTGACGGTTGGGGTAACTCATATATTGGTATATATCAAAATGGAATTGATATAGGAACATTTACTATGGGACCTGGTCAATATGAACAAACTTTTCCTTTAATATTAGATGCAGGAATTCCAGTTGAAGTTTATTATTTTGAAATAGGAGGACCACAAACTCCACCTGAAGAAGTACAATTTCAAACTTGGCATAATTCATTTAAGCTTATTAATGCTGACAGTGTAGTTTTAATGCATGAAGGTTCTAATCCATTTGCTAATAATGGACAAGGAGCTCTTCAAAGTTTTAAGGCACCATTTTGGACAACATATTCAGGTTCTCCTTATTGTGGTGACTATTGTATAGAGGCTATATATGGGTGTATGGATAGCACTGCATTTAATTATAACCCATTAGCTAATACACCTGATAATTGTATACCGGTTGTTTTAGGATGTACAAATCCTATAGCATTTAATTATAATCCTAATGCTAATGTTGATGATAGCACATGTGTAGCAGAAGTAATAGGGTGTATGGATTCTACAGCTTTTAACTTTAATCCGGCAGCTAATACAAATGATCCTGCATCATGTGTACCTGTTATTCTAGGATGTATGGATGACACAATGTTTAATTATAATCCAGCAGCAAATACTTCAGATGGATCATGTATACCAATAATTTTTGGTTGTACTGATGCTTTAGCATTTAATTATGATCCGCTTGCAAATACAAATAATAATTCATGTATTCCATTTATATATGGATGCACGGATCCAAATGCTATAAATTATGATCCTTTAGCAAATACAGATGACTCAACTTGTATAGGAGTTGTTTATGGTTGTACAGATCCTACAATGTTTAACTATGATCCTAATGCTAATACAGATAACGGATCATGTGAACCTTTTGTTTATGGTTGTATGGATTCTACAATGTTCAATTACAATCCGCTAGCTAATACTTCAGATAATAATTGTGTACCTTATATTTATGGATGTACAGATCCTACAGCTCTTAATTATTGTGATACATGTAATACTGATGATTTTAGTTGTATACTTCCTATATACGGATGTACAGATAGCACTATGTTTAATTTTAATCCTTTAGCCAATGTTGACAATAATACTTGTATACCTTTTATCTATGGTTGTACTGATCCTTCTATGCTCAATTACAACCCATCCGCTAATACAGAAGACTTTAGTTGTATTCCTTACATTTATGGTTGTACTGACAGTACTGCCCTTAATTATGATTCAACAGCTAATACTGACAACGGTACGTGTATTACTGTGGTTCAAGGGTGTATGGATCAAACTGCGTACAATTATAATGCCCTTGCTAATGTTAATGACAGCAGTATTTGTCTCTATGATGCTGGCTGCATTACTGGACCCGGTAATCCTTATTGGTTAAATGATGGATGTTATGCTTGGGTAATTGATGTAGATGTATACTGTTGTGAAAATGCTTGGGATGCTTCATGTCAATCAATGTATGATTATTGTCAAATGGGGTGGCCTACTTCAATAGAAGAAACAGGATCAGGTTCTACAATAACAGTTTATCCTAATCCAACAGAAGGAATTTTAAATATAAATACTAGATTAGATGTATCAGTAGAGGTATATGATATAAATGGTAAACTAATGATTGAAAAAGATTCTAAAAGAATTGACTTTTCAAAATGGCCATCAGGCATATATAATTTAATTATTAGAAAAGATAAACTAACAATCTCTAAAAGAATTATAAAACAATGAAAAATTTATTAATTATATTATTTATATTACCAACTTTAATATTTGGACAAGATACTAAAGTTGATAAATTTAAAAACAGTCTTAAAAAGACTTTTAAATTTTCTACATTTTATGGAGCTATAAATGGTGGTAATTCTATATCTGATGTAGATGTATATTCAGTAACAAATGGATTAACAACTACAACTGTAGAAACGCCTTATGATTATTCATTAGCATTTGGTGTAAGAAAGATTGCTAGATTTGGATACGAGAATAGAGCTAATACATTTTATGATGGTACAGAAACATCTTTTTCTGACGCTGCTACACTTGGTAAAGTATCAGGATTTGAGTTTTTATTTGAAGCAGATTATAGAAGACAATTAGGAGAAAAGTATTTAGATCAGAATCATTTTTTACGATATGTTGCTGATGACTATATAATTAAATTAGAATATTTACAAGACGGTTTTGCTGACGTAGAGTATTACGAGTCATCACAAAGATACAGAAAGAAATTTGGAAAGAAACTATCATTTAATATAGGAGCAGTACAAAGACTAGCAGAACCTTATGGATATGATCCACTAGAAGAGTGGTTGTTATCTAACGGAAATATACATTACACAAACCTTGCTTTAGAAGAAGGGTACAATGTAGAATTTGATGGCTCAGGAGGAGTAACATATCTAGATCCTAGTGGGAATGTTGTAGCAGAAAATACCCAAGTATGGGAAGCTGTAGTAATTCCAACAGTGTTATCAGATTATACACAAAAGAAAAAAGATGCATTGCCAGTTCAATGGGACCACGGCCTTGTTCTAGGTTTTGACTTCTATCATTATACTAAAAACTTCTGGTTTCATAGTTGGGGAAATATAATACCTTATCATTATGATGCAGGAGGAGAGTATTCCTACCACAACTTCAATGATGGAGATCAATGGAATGATTATTCTGGTGGTCTCATTTTTGGCTACAAATTAAATAAACACCTTGGTTGCTTTATAGAAGGAAAGTATAATAAGTACTGGAACCGTGAATGGCATGATTTTAAATTAGGTGTGAATTATGTTATATTTTAACAGAATTTTTTGTATATTATAAGTGTATAACCATAAATAAAAAATGTTATGAATTGGATTAATTCTTGGAAAAAAGGAAACAAAAAAGAGAAATATGAAATCTCTTTTAGATTAGGTAGATTAACAGTACTTGAAGCAAAAGCTTGTTTGTTTTGTGAAGAAGGCTGTTCTGCAAAAAGATTTAGAGTAATAGTATTAAATTTTGGATTTGAAGTATAATGGCTACACAGACTCTAGATATAACAACAACTTTAAAAACAACAGCTAATGTAAGCGGTATATTTAATTTAGATAATAAATCTATACAAACTGTTACATTTGATGATACTAATGTTAGTAGTGCTACTGTTGCTTTAACAACATCATATGTTGAATATATTGCAGCTTCTGTTGCTAAAGTTACTTATGTATATATCAAAAACTTGGATACTACTAATCATGTTCTTATTGCAACTGCAGCTCCTGTTGAATGGGGAAGAATATTACCAGGAGAATCAATGGTATTTTCTGTTGCTCCTAGTGTTGGTATGGATCTAAAATCTAATGTAGCATTAAATATAGAATATGCTTTATTTAGAGCACCATAAAATAAATAATAACCAATAAAAAATTGAAAATGAATTTAGATAAATTAGAAGGACTTAAAAATGTAAGCGTTTCAGAGAATAGAGCTGAAATGACATTCTGTGCAAACTGTAAATCTTGCCCATCTATTGATATTTCTGCTGACTCAGATAAAGTTGTAGTTGGTGGAGAAGAAGAAGGGTACACAGAGTTTACAAAAGAACAGTTTGCTTTGTTTATGGACGTTGTTAAGTCTGGAACATTTGATCAATACGTGTAGTAATGGCAAATTGGATGAAGACAGCAGTAAAGAAACCTGGTGCTCTTAATGCGGCAGCAAAGAAAGCTGGTTTAAGTAAAACTCAATACTGCAAGAATCCTCCATCAGCCAAAGCTAAAAAAAGATGTAGTCTTTGGAAGACGTTTAATAAATTTAGACCAAAAAAATAATTATGAGTATATTAGGAAAAATATTTAGTGGAGGAGCAGGAGATCTTGTAGAAAGTGTAGGTGGAGTTATAGATAACTTACATACATCTAAAGAAGAAAAGCTTGAAGCTAAACAAAAAATGCAAGAGTTAATAGCTAGCTATGAAACTCAAATGGAAAAAGAAATTACATCAAGATGGGAAGCAGACATGAATTCTGATTCTTGGTTATCAAAAAATATAAGACCATTAGTATTAGCATTCTTAGTTGTAAGCACAGTGTTATTAATATTTATTGATGCAGGTGTTATCAACTTTGTTGTTGAAGCTAAATGGACTGACTTACTTCAATTAGTATTAATAACTGTGATAGGTGCTTACTTTGGTGGTAGATCATTAGAAAAAACAAAAAAAGTAAAATGAAAAAAGGTGCTAAAATAGGATTAGGACTATTAGGAGCAGCTTATGCAGCCCCTGCAGCTTTTACAGCTGCGAATGTAATTAAAGGAAATAGAGATATAAAGAATTGCAAAGAAGATCCAAACTGTATGTCATCTATTATACAAACAATGGCAAAAAAAGGTAAGGAAACATACAAAGATGGAGGTGCTGTAGGACCAAATGGAGTATTATAATAATAATTAAATTAGAAATTATGCCAAGATATATGAAAAAACCTTATAAATACGGTGGAAAAGCAGTTCCAGGAATGTTTAAAGCTCAAGAGGGATGGGGTCCAGATTCATTCAAAGACTTTATGATTACACCTCCACCACCACAAGAAAGATCATGGTTAGGTAATATAGGTACTAGAATAGCTAATATATTTAGACCTTCACATAAAGATATGAGTCCACATATTAAAGGACAACTTTTAAATCCGCGTGTTCCTAACTTTCCTATAGATCCAAGGGGAGGAGGTATGATTAATCCTGATGTCAGTTTTGGAAACACTACAAGTACGCAACTTGAACAAGGTATAGTTCCTAGAGAAACAGGTATTAGAAAAAGAGGTGGAAGAATGAAAAGAGGTGGTAGTGTAGGACCAAACGGAATGTTATAATAATAATTAAAATTTAGAAATTATGCCAAATGTAAACGGAATGAAATTTCCATATACCCCACTAGGGATGAAACAAGCAGAACTCATGAAAAGAAAAATGATGATGACTGCAAAAATAGGTAAAGAACTTAAAGAAGTACCTGGCGGTAAAGATGGTGCTGGTTTAAGAGCACTACCTAAATCAGTACGTAATAATATGGGTTACGCTAAATATGGTAAATCTGTAAAAAAACCTAGAACTATGAAAGAGTACTATGGTGGAGGTTCCCCTTCTATGGACAAAAGAGGAAGAAGAATTCCTGGGATGTTTGATGGAATGATGTAAAATTAAAAAAAAAAAGAAATTATGGCTCAATGTAAATGTGGTAAAACAAAAGCTGAGGACGGTTCATGTGATGGTTCTCACGCTAAAGAATGCTAAGATATGGCAAAGATAAAAATATATACGTATAGTAAACCTAGTAAAAGAAAAAGACCGGGTGTACATGCTAAAACTAAAACAAGTAAAAGTAAAAACTCTAAGTTCTACAAAAAGGCATACGTAGGACAAGGAAGATAAAGATAATATTATGGCAACAATAAACTCATTATTTCATTTAAGTAGACTGTCTGGATCAGATCCTTTAACTATTAGAATAGGACCAGCTATAACTACAGCAGATCCTACTGGTTCAGGAACAATAACAACTGAAGCAACAACTGATGAAACTATTGTTGCAAGTTCTGTAACTTCAGATACTTATATATTTATAACAAATACAGGATCAACAACAAGTGGTAATGTTCTTGTAACAAATGGGCAAGGTACACAAAATATGGCTTTGCTTAAACCAAATGATTTTTTATTTATGCCTCTTAAAGGTTCAGTAGGAGCTAAACTTAAATACGATACTTCATCAACTACTCTAGAATGGTTTTACTGGACTAGAGGTTAATACTTTTAGTTATGACTATTAATGTTAATTCTATACCGGCATCTGCTTTTCCTGGACACAATCTTCCTAAATATATATATTATTTTAAAGCTTCAGCTACTCTAGAACAATGGTATCCTACAGAATCTTTGTTAGGATATGGTTATGTTAATGCAACTACCTTTAGAATGTATTTTAGAGGAGCCAATGATGTAAATGCTGTTGATACAGTTCAACTTGTAGTATCTGGAGGAACAGATTTATCAGAAATTTATGAAGCTATTTTAAATGCTGCAGTATATCAACAAATTAATCCTAAACTTGATCATATTTTACGTGTATTTGTACATGGTGGTGGAGGTTTTAGACCTGAGATTACAGCTTGTAATATAGTATATGGTGAATGTTGTGGGGGTGGTGGAAGTACAATGGATTACTGGATATTAAGTGATGGATCTACTACTCAACAAATTGATAATACTGAAACTGTAACATTTGCAGATAGTACATTTATAAATAATGTAGTTTCAGCAACAAATACTCTAACAACATCTTTATCTGCAACAGGTACTCCTAATAGTTTAAATTTTTTAAGAGGAGATAATACGTGGTCAACACCTCCTAATACTACATATGCTAAAGCAACAGATTCTGTATTAGGTTTAGTTAAATTAGAAGATGTTGCTGTACAATCTGTTGCAGCTAATGCTATAACTACCACAGCATCAAGAACTTATGGATTGCAATTTAATGCTTCTGATCAATTAGTAGTAAATGTTCCTTGGACTGACACTACTTATACTTTACCTGTTGCAACAGCGACAGCTTTAGGGGGTGTTGAATTAGGATCAAATACTACATTAACACAAACCTATGAAACAGGTGTTACTGGAACAGCTAGTAGAACATATCCAGTTCAATTAAATGCAGCTCAACAGATGGCTGTTAGTGTACCGTGGACTGATACTGCAGGAGGATGTGCAGATGTATATAAAACTATAACCGGTACCACTGGTAGTACAGTAGCATCAGGATGTTCTGATACATTAACTATACAATCACCTAATAGTAGTATTACTGCTGATGCAGCTACTACAGATACATTAAAATTATCTGCACGTAAATATGAAAGTTTTGTTGTAACACTAACTGATGAAGTAAGACCTATAACAACTGGTGTTAAATATGAATTTAGAATACCTTATAATTTTACAATATCTTGGTATGGAGGTGCAGTTGATGATGCTGATCATTGCAAATCTCCTGTTAAAATTCATGTAAATACACCTCCATCTGGTACTGAATCAGCTGGATTAACAGTTAATGTAGAAACAAGTACAAATAATAGAGTTAGTTGGAGTAGCATATTTGATGTTAAACCTACTATTGATGCAGGTGAGTGGTCAAGTGTTACATCAGCTGCTAGAGTTCAGCTTCCAAGTGATGCAGCAGCAATAAGTATTAATTGTGATACTGTGCTTAGATTTACAGTAGATTCTGTTTTTGGAGCACCTGTAGGATTAAAATGTATTATTATGGGTTATCAATCAACTATTGTATAATGTCAATGCATGTTATAAATCCATTGTTTAAATATGGAGGTGGAAACAACCATGTTACAGATTTTAATGGTGTAGATCAATATTTAGATTTAGGACATGCTACAGGTTTAGAATTTACTAATACTCAATATGATACTACTGGTGTAACGGTTACAGCGTGGGTATATTTTGATAGTACAGCCTGTTATGGAAAACCTATTTTAACTATTGGAAGACAAGGAACTAATCAATATTATGGTATGCATTGTAAAACTGCTAACACAGGTAAAATACAAATGCATTTGATGGGTTTAAATAGCGGTGTAGCAGGTGCTGGATCTAATAATAGAAGAACACGTGTTACCACTACTTATGTTGTTCCAGTTACTACTTGGACTCACATAGCTTGGGTTTTTGATGGAGGTGTTACTTCATCTACTGCTGCTGGTTGGAAAATATTTATTAATGGTGTTAATCAAACAACTACTAATTCTGGAACTAATACAAATTTAACTCTTGATTATGTTGGAGATTCTCGTATAGGTTCTGATGGTAAAGCTTCAGGAACTATTAAATATTATGGACCAGGATACTTAGGAGATATTACTATTCATCAAACAGCATTACCTGAAAAAGCTGTTAAAGCTCAATATGATTCTAATAATAATGGAATAGATTGGAGACAACCCACTGGAACAACTATTAATGATTATACAGCCGCTCATGCTGCTACTTTAAAAGCTTGGTGGAGAATGGGATCTCCTGATGGACCAGCAACTTATCCAACAATTTATGAAGAAGTATCAATGCCAAGTGGTTATAATGGAACTATGACTAATATGTCTAGTGGTGATATAGATCCATCACCTCTTTGGTAAAATTATGAAATTATGAAATATTGTATAATAAATAAATCTGATGTAAGCAATATGATTTGGGATCAATTAATTATAGATTCTGAAGATACTCTTAGATGGAATCTTGATAATACAAAAGCTATTGTTAAATTTAAAGGAAACAAACCTAGTTTTTTAAATGGTTTCACTGAATATACTTTACAAGAAATTTCTTCTATTATAAATGATCTTAATAATGGATGGATTACTCAAGATTTAAGTCCTGAAGGACAATAAAAAAGGCCAGTAGGAAATGGAATTAAACCTACTGACCCTCTTCATATAAATATAAAATGTTGGTTTTATATTTATTTTCCTATTCTCTCTTTAAGAAGTCCTTCTATAATGATCAGGTAATTAATAGCATCACCAAATTTTTCATTAATTAATTTTTCAGAAGGAACTTCATCAGGAAGTTTTTTAATCATAGATTGAATTGATTCAAGATGTTTACAAGCATATTCATAAGCAACTTTTTCAGCTTCATTATGAATTGAAAAAGCCACTCCATTTCTTAAATTTGCAAATACATCTTGATCATGTGAGTATTCATTCCTTTTCTTATTAAATACCCTTTCAGTTCTATTAAAAACACCCTGTAAAAGACATTTAAATCTATTTAGTTTCATTAGCTTTGTCTGCATTTACAATTGTAGCTGCATTATTTCTAATGATATTTTGATCTAGATCCACATTATTAATATTTGGTTCTTGATCTAATTTTACATTTGAAAGATTAGGCTCTTCCTGGTCCATTGGTTTTAAATTTTCATTCATTTTTTTGAAATTTTAAAGGGTTAATAACTATTTTTTATTTTTTTCATCAAGCTCTTTCATATTTTTTAAAAGTTCTTGATTTTGATCTTTTATATTGAATATGTATTCAACTATTGTAAAAACTATACATATTGCTATGATGATTACAAAACACATTCCCATAATTTGTATTATTATTTCCATATTATAATTTAAAATATATATCTAATTGTTTCTAATTTAAAATATTTACTATAAATATTTTTAAAATTTTCTAATGCTCTTGTTTTCTTTTTAATAGGATACCTTAATGTACCACTAAGATTTTTAGGTTCATCAGAATATTTCATTAATTCACGTGCTTCTTCACTTGCTTTGTTCATTTGAAATACGTGATTAGTTAGTGCAATAACTTCACATTTATTTTCACCTGCATATTTTTTTACAAATTTAAATAAATTTTCATACTCTATACTCCATCCAGGATAAAATATTAAAGGTGAATAGTTAAGATGTACTTCCCAACCAAGTTTTTTTAATCTATTGACATCTTTTATTCTTGATAATATTTTTTGCATTTTTGGTTCAAGTATATCTGAATATTTTTGTGGCATTAAACTTACACGAACTCTTGGTTTTTTATTAAAATGATTTACATCTAACTTTAACAAACCTGGATACTTAGTAGCCATTGTGCTATTAAGTTGAGGATGATCATCATATAACTTAAGGTAATTATGAAGTGTTCCTGGTACATGCTTCTGCATCAAAACTAAATCTGAATTGCATGCAATGTCTACCATTGTATATACAGGATCTTGTTGATTAGGAACTTTTTTATAAGTCTTTTCCCATTCAACTACAGAGTTAAATATTTGGTCAACATTTTTATTTACAAAAACTCTTTTACCATTATATCTAGACATATAACAATAAGTATCTATACAGTTACCAAAACAACCATAAATTATATTAGGAGCTATACAGTCACTACTATTATTGTTTTGTTTTGTTATTAATGTTTTTGTTTTTTGATGTTTTATTTTCATAATTTTTTGTTTAAAACATATCAGGGGAGGAAATGGAACCGATCCAAGGCTTTATAACCTCCCCTTCAATGTATCTGACATGACTCAGATTTTAAATTCTCCAAACATTTCATCTTGTGCTTCCATATCAGCAGCAAATGATTTATTTTCTATTGCATCAATAATATTTAATTGACGTGGATCAATTTCATCTATTATATTTGCATCAGTATTCTGTAATTGAGACTGACTCAATAATTCAGTTATCATAAACTCATGAAATTTTTGTTGATCTGTCATCCATGATCTAGGATGACTTTTCTTAAGTGCATGAGTTACATGATTATAAAATGTCCAAGCATTATCTAAATCAGCTTGATATTCATAAGATGGTTTACTCATTTCATTTTTAATACAAGACATTTGTGTTGCATCAATAAGTTCTTCATCCATAAATAATCTACCAGCTAATTCTGATTGCTCTTTTTTATTTAAACATATTTTTTTTAGTTCATCTTTGTCTAAGATTAATTTACTAAAATATTTATCAGCATGTTTTATTTGTGACATAATATGATTAAATGCTTCTGAATCAGCATTACCTGTATGTTTTCTAGCATATGAAGCTAGATCTCCAGATACCATACCGTTATTACATACAAATACATAAGCACCTATTCCACATTGAAAACGTGTACTTTTATCATATGAATTTGACCAAGCAAACATCATACCTAATTCAGAATCTTTGTCTGATTGAATTTGATACCTACCTTGTGCAACATTTAAGTTAGATGTTGCTGTATATGTTTCATCTATAATATTGAAACCATGTGTTCTTAAAATGCTTCTACTAGCATCAATTAAAAATTTATGACGTATTACTGTATATGTACTTCCATGATTAGGAAATGAAGCTTGTGATAACTTTTCAGGTGTTACCTTACCTGGTTTTTTATATCCCATTTTTTTGATTTTATTGTTACAAATTTAACTAATTTTATTAAAATAGCAATAGTTGATTAGACTTAATTCCTATAATATTATTGATTTCTTTCTCTATTGCATCAAGATAATATTTTTCATTAATATCATATGATCCCCATTC